TTAAGATAAATGAAATTTATTTATAACGGTCTCTAAATAAAAAGTACCATGTTCTGGAATGATAAAAGTACCCTTTAATAAAGAATATAAAGAACTATTTAAATTTAAAGGTATAAAGATATCAAAACGGTCCCATATAATTTTAATATCTTCTGAATAAGAGTTATTAGTATTATCTATAATTACATCATATGAATCTTCATATCTATAAGTATTAACTGTTAATAAAATAGAATCACCATCTAAAGATAAATTCCAATTAGAGACTTTTAAGTTAAATATAAAAGAATTATCAAAAGAAATATTGATAGAATGATCTGTATAGATAGGAATAATATAAGGACAAATAAAGAAGATAGTTATATTATTAAAAGAGGAGAGATTAAAAGATAGAAGGTTTTGTATATATAAATAAATATAATTAAGTAATAATTCATTATACTGAAAAGTATGTTGATAATCATGTATTAACTTTATAAAAGTTTGATATATAAAATTATCCATTTAATAGTTCTCCTTTATTTTATCTCTAATTAAAGATATAAATTCTATTAACCAATCATGACCAGCATCCTTCCTAAATCCTTTAGAGAAAACATAATAATGACAAAAAGGTAAATAAGATTCTCTTAATAGTTGTATTAAATATTTATTATGTTTTATCTTACAGATAATTGCTTTTTTTATCTTTTTCTCAAATTCAAGTTCTTCATAAATTTTAGGTAAAGAAGAACCTAACTTTTTTGCTTGATAACCATGTAAGAATCTAAGTCTTTTATCTTTAGTTTGTAACCAATACCAGTAACCTTCTATACTATAAAATTCACCATCTTCACATTTAAAAGGAGAATAAGAGAAATTACTTAAAAGTCTTCCTAATATAGTTTTACCTCTACTAAAAATATTTATATGAGTAATACCATCTTCACCTTTAATTATCATAAGTAGGACCTCCTATTTAATAATAACTACCAAGTTATAGAATTAATAATATCTCCATCTTGATTTAATAATTCAATACCTCTTAATGATTCAATTTTAAAATAATTACAAACTTGTAGACCACTTTTCTCTATAAGAATATAAGTTTCATTATATGAATCATTCTCAAAAGTTATATTAGTATTTGAGGTCCATAATGGAGCATTCCCACATCTATATCCATGATTTAATCGAATTCTATATCCGGGTTGGAGTAAACTTCTAATATAATTTATATCATTGATTTTATCTTCAACAGAAAAATTAGAAGTAATAAGAAATGATAAAAGAAAAAGGCTCAATTTATTCATAGATTAGTTATTTATTTACTTTGAACAGATAGGGGGTAGGAGTTGAAGGTACTATATAGAGGGTAATTAAAGGAAGTAGAATGACATATAATAAATTCAGATAAAGTAGGGAAATAAATAGCTATACAGTCAAATTTATTAATATTTAAATAACGGGTAATAGAGAGATATAAATATTTAGGGGCATGATAAATATTAGTATTATCTATAAAAAATCCTTTAATAAGTAAAGGTCTTTTAGAGAGTAATTGATCTAAAAGTTTAGATTTATCTTTATTTTGTAATGAAATAAAAGAATGTTCTGTAGAAAAAGATAGAAGATCAAAACGTTGAAAAGGAATAATTTCTAACTCGCACATTTAAATTAGACCGAAGAATTTTAATATCAAACTAATTAAGATGATAAGGTCTTTTATCTATATCTATAGCTGTTAACCAATTACGTTTATTATCATTTCTTATAACAATCATTCCTCTTTCAGCTATATTATTATCTTTTATGTTAGATATACCTTCATATGGTAATAATAAAGCTTCCATAAATCCTTCAGCCATAAGTAGATATTCTTCCTCTAGAGAATTACAATGTATATTAACCTTTATAAAAGGAATATTATTAATTTCTCCCCTCTCATAAGGAATATGCCAAGCTTCATCCCATCCAAGTTTACGTAAATCTTTTTTGATAGAAGGTAGAACATCAATCATATCAGAATCAAAGTACTGAGGAGAAGTAAGAGCTTTAAATTTTACTATTAGTATTTTACAACCACCAAGTATTTCGTCATAAATAATAGGAACTTCTAAAGAGTTGAAATCAGATTTTGTATTTACCATATTACAGAGTAGAATTATATTAGTTTAATTAAATAAAGCCCAAGGACAATTAGGTTTAGAACAAGCTTCAGTGATATATTCTTCACAAACAGTACAATAAATACTTTCTAAGGTAAGTAAATATAGAGGAACTATTTGAGAAATTTCAAGATCAAGTAACATCAGAAGTATTTTAGGTATTAATGTTCAGTGAAAAGTAGCATCTATCTTGAAAGTAAAAGTGAGAAAATCTAGAATTAGTTTTTAATTCAGATAAAATAATTTTTATAACATTTATAGAGTTTTCATAAGAATAACCATTATCCATAATCACTTGAAGAATATAAGAGCAATTGATTATATCATTCTCACAAACATAAACAGGATAACTTAATTTCAAATAATCAATAGCTTCATACCAAACAAATTTTTTTAAATTAAGGTTGATGTTATTGTAAGATAATTGCATTTTCCTTTAAGAAAGATTCCCAAGTTAAAGTTTTAATACCTCTATTAATACAAAGATTTACTTTTTTCATAGACGGTCTATCTCCTATTATCAAAGCATTTATTTCGTAATTAAATTTATCAAGTAATAAGAAATGATCAGGTAGTAAATTCTTTATTTTCTTCTTACTATAATCATTAATTTTACCAGTAATATAAATCTTAATACGATTATTACTTAAAGTTTTAGGAGTATTGAAATTAGAACAAATATCAAAGACCTTTTTTAAAGTAGATCTATTTTGTTTAATATTCAACCATTGTAATATTTTATTAGCATTTATATCTCCTATACCTTCTATATAAATCAACTTATCATAATTAAGAGATAAGAAAGATTCTAAAGTATTTATCACTTTACATAAATTAATACTATTTCTTAATCCAACAGAAGGAATATTTAAACTATAAATAAATCTATATAACTCTTTATCTTTAGCTCTATTAATAGAAGAAATAATATTAGAGGCTGATTTTTCTTTTATATTATCTAGTTGTATTAATATAATCTTTTCTAAAAAGAATATATCTAAAGGATTTTTAATGAGATTATGATCTACAAGTTTATCAATTAAAGAGGGTCCTATACCTTTAATATCTAAACAATCAGAAGAACATAACTTTATTATATTTTGTTTTAATATACAAGGACATGATGTATTAACACAATAAGTCCTTTTATCAGATTCTCTTATTAATACTGAATTACATGAAGGACATAATTTAGGCCAAGAAACTTTATTTAAAGAAAAATCGGTTCTTGAATTAGCAATGACTTTAGGAATAACATCACCTGCTTTCTTTACTTTTATAGAGTCTCCTATATAAAGATCTAGAGTATTGATAAAAGATTCATTATGTAAAGTAGCTCGAGATACTAAAGTGTTATTAAGTGATATAGGATCAAATAAAGCAACTGGAGTTATAACACCAGAAGGACCAACTTGGAATATAACATCATGTAATTTAGTATATTTATATTCTTCTATATATTTATAAGCTATTGCCCATTTTGGATACTTATGAGTAAATCCCAAAGCATTAACTATATCATTATCATTTATTTTTATAACTGCTCCATCAGTAAGATAATTAATAACGTTTCTTTGAGTTTCCCAATTATTAATATGATCAATAAGACTTTCAATATCATTACATAAATAAGTATTAGAACAGATATTAAAACCTAAACAAGTAAGTAATTCTACTTTATCTGATTGAGATAGAGTTATAGCTTCATAAAGAACATCATATGGAAAGAAATGAAGACCTTTATCTTTTATCTTATTCTCATCTTTAGAGTTAAGAACACTAGAAGCTAAGTTCCTGGGATTAGAAAATAGAGATAAACCTTGAGACTCTCTTAAAGAGTTAATATGAGAAAAGATGTCTAAAGGTATATAGATCTCTCCTCTAATTTCGATATGTGATGGTAAATGAGAAGGATAGTTATATAAATATTTTGGTATAGAGGTATATTTAGATATAATATCTGTGATAATAACCCCTTTATATCCATCTCCTCTAGTTCTAACTTCTTTGAGATGACCATTTATATAATCAATAGAGATGGCAGCTCCATCAATCTTAGGTTGAAATAAATAAGATATCTTCTTATTAGTAAATTTAGAGGAGAGAGATGATATCCATTTATTTAGTTCTTCTATAGAATGTACTTTATTAAGACTATACATCTTATTTTTATGTAAAGAAAATCTATCTGATTCTTCACATTTATATCCTACTTTCTTAGTAGGAGAATTATCACAAATATAATCTGGATAACTTCTTTCTAATTCTAATAATTCAGAATATAAAGAGTCATACTCTTCATCTTCTATTAATGGTTCTCCTTTATAGTATTCTGAGTTGGCAGTATTAAGAAAATTAACGAGATATAATATTCTATCTTGATATATATTCATTTTAATAACCTTTGGATACTTTCTTATTTTATCTTAGTCAAATCATGTCAATTCCTTTTAGTACTTTAATCTCTGTATAAGTTTAGATATACTTCTATTTCCATTTGAGTGAGGTTCAGTTCCTAAACTAAATAGCTTGAGAAGTTACTAAAAGGAACTGAACCTTTTAATTAAAGAATACTTATAAGTAAAATAAATAGTCTATGTATTTTCTAGATATGAAAAATGAATGATTAATAGGTATAATTTTATATTTGACTTAATAAATTTTCTATAGCTCCTTTTTCAGTAATACCTATACCCTGTTTTAATATATTATTCTTATTAATAGAAGCATAATAAATACAATTATCAAATCTAATATTAATAGTATAAGTTTTTCCGTCAATAGATTTAAATTTCTTAGAATACATAATTATCTAATCTCTTGTCCTAAGCTTCTTAATCGAATTAGTCTATCTTTATCTAAATATATTATATTTATATTTTTATGTACCTTTTCTAATCTAAATAAGGATATAGTTAAATCAGATGCTTCATAAAATATAAAACTATCGAGCAGTTCTAAGTTATGTGTAGAGATACATAATTTATTATTATTTTCTATTGACAACTTATAGAGTATAGAAACTAAATGTTTATAGATAGAATAATGAAATGAATTTTCTAATTCATCAATAATTATAATTGTATCTTGATGATGTATTAAAGTTAAGAATATATTTATAAATCTAACTAACCCTTTACTCAAAGAATCATGATTTATATTTAGATATATCTTACTATTATGAATAGATAGTAAAGAATAAGAATCTGGTAATATTTGTTTTAAAATTCCATTTATATCTTGTATAATTGTTTCAGATATAGATTTTGAGAGTTTAGTTGATAAAGAATATTTTAAAGGTAATAAGTCATTTAAATACACAGATGAATCTATATTTTCATTTATAAGTTTTAAAGCGGTGGATTTACCAGTACTATTACATCCTACAAATAAGTTAAATAAACTTAATTTATTAAGAACTAACTGATCAATAAATTCTATATGAGAATTATTTATAAGATCACCTACCATTAAATCCTCCAAGTATCTATGCTTTCAGTTAATAATAAAGAATTTTAATTTAATATTTAATATAAAGTAATAATCTTTATTATTCTTAACATAATACTTTTAGTTTTCTTAAATATATTTTATTAAATGAAATGTAACATCTTATTACAGATATCATATTTACCACTCTTTTTATTACTATCATCGAATCTAGAGATGTAATCTATTCTACCGTTATAATAGAAACCTATAAAGGAAGAAAAGATTAGACCTGCCATAAAGTTATTTATACTTAAGTTCTGTTCAAGATGTTTATCTATATCAATACTTTCTTTTAATTCTACAGTTCTAAATGTATTAGTATAATCATATTTAGGATAATGATTTCCATTAATATAAGCTGCGGAATAAACGGTACCTTTATTTAAATCATTACCTGCTGTTATAAACAAATAATCATGAAATAAATTCTTTTTCAAAGCGTTATAACAATCTAATCTAGATTTGTTATTATCTACACAATTAAGACAAATGGTAAGAGTATTTTCATTTTTTCTATCTTGAAGTAAAGAAGAATACATTTCTTCATCAAGAAATTGATTAATCAAAATACCTACTCTATTACTATATTTAAACAATTTACTTATTAAGTATTTATTAAAAACTTTATATTTTATATAATCTTCAATTATATATTGATCCTGTTTTATCAAGTAACTATTCTCAAGTTGATTAATAAATGTTTCACTCAAGAAAGATTGTCTTATTAAATTTTTTTCACTTATAATATCTCCATCTATAAGATTAATATAACAATTCTGATATTCTTGTTTATTTAATTCCATTCCTAATAAGTTAAATAGTAATCCACCAGTACCACCTAAACCAATAAGATCTATAAAGACGTTTGAGTAAGATTGATTAACAAAAGACATATTGAAATCTCCTTATTTACATGTAATTATAGGTTTAATATTAAAATCAGACATCTGTGAACCCCTATATTTTTTAGGTACAAACTGAGATATTTCAATTAATCTTAAGATATTAGGATGAAATAAAATATTATTACCATGAGGATCTTTATATAAAACTTGTCTATCACCAGTATTAGAATGATCAATAAGTTTATCTAAAAAGTTAAAATAATATCTCTTACCAGAATAAGTAAAGGAACCTAAATGTCCTAAATTAGGATAACTTTCAGTAGATTGATTATTATCATCTAAGGAGTTATAAACTAATATATGAAAACCTGGTTTAAATAATTCATCATCATCATCTTGATGACTAAATTTACTAAGACCCATAGGATGTAGATGACTGTCCCCTATTTTTTTATAATCACTCAATATATAGTCATTATTAGTAAAATCTTGTCCAGTAGAAATATCACAGAATAAAGATTGGTGAGTAAAAACTGATACTGGTGTTATTATTTGTTTAGGGATAAAAATTTTCCAAGTATTATTAATAAAATTATAGTAAAGATGTATACAAATTTCATTATTAATATTCAAGAAATATGTATATAAATCTAATACTATATACCATAAACTCAAAGGCATTTTATTAATTTTAGGGTCTAGTACAAATATTGAAGAAAAAGAACTATTAATTCTTCTTATAGATAGAGTTTTATCTTTTATAAATTCCAACTCAAGGTTTATCTTTTGTAAGAAAGTACCTGCTCCTGCTATATATATATTTTTATAATAATTATCTTGTTCATCTTTAAGAACCAAATGACTCATATGTAACCTCTAATGAAATAAAGAAATAGACCTTCTAATAATAAGAAGGTCTATTAAAAGAACAAAAAGTTAAGGAAAAGGGAGTAAACTATCTAACCTTTACTTTCCGTCAAATCCCAAACTTCAATAGAATCCAGAGAACCTTCAGGGAACTCTTTATACATTGCACTAAAGATATCTTCGTGCAACTGAACTTCTAATGCTTCAACACCTCCATTAGTTCTAATGATAATAGCAGTTTGTAAGATACGTCCCACATTGATGTTCAGTAAATCTTGGTAATGAGAATAGATACCAAACACAGACCTCTCATTCAGTTCTTTAAGTTCATCAATTGAAACTACCTGTTTATCGTAGAAAGTAAAAGTATGTAAAGTAATAGGATTCTTTACTTCTACTGGTGCTTCATTATCATGCTCATTCATTGAGAGAATTAAAGCTTGTTCTAAAGATTTGAGAGTCTCTTCAGAAGTCTTGATTTCCTTATCAAGAATGTAAACCATTTTTTGATTCCTCTGTATTAAATGAAGTTGATTGTATATTTCTAGCCTCACGACTAGAATTCCTAGGCTGATTATATATAAAATAATCATGTCCTTTTAGAAGTTATCTAAAAGCTCCATAGGCGTAGGTTTAAGACACCGGTTTCGAAGTACCCTTCGTACCATATATATCATAAATCTAAATGAGTTAATATATGATTTTTAGATATAATTGAATGATCAAATTTTAAGTCAAGACCCCTTTTTTTAAGAAGGGCTATGATATAGTAATCAGAATTATAAAAATGTATTTTATATATATTTAATAAAGATAATAAATAATAATAATCATCAAGTACTAAAGAAGAATTCCAAGTTTTATAATTTATAAAAGTAATATTATTATCTAAAGAATAATGTATACAATTTAAGTTTGATTGACCTGTACTATATAAATGAAAAAAAGAGGAATTGTAAGAAGCTAATATCAAAGAGATATAAACATTTATATCTTTTAAGTTTAAATCTTCTAAATATAAACCTTCTTTAATAGTAATTATTTCATCAAATTGAGTTCTATTCATTTAAATAATTATTGTAATAGATAAACATTTTCTTTAGCTCTAGTAATAGCAACATATAATAATTTATACATTTCTTCTAGACTTTTAGAATTTGTACCTTTCATATTTATAATACTTCTTATTTCTTTAGCATTTATAAATACATTCTCATAAGTAGAACCTTGTGATTTATGTACGGTCATACAATAAGAATATTTTACAGGATGAAAAGTTCTAGAGATTTTATAGTAATCTAAATAGTTTGGTCTTTTTCTCTTATCAAAGTTATTCTTTTCTACTTTAGTTCTTACTTCTTTTACACACTTATCATAACTATCTTTATCAAATGGGTCTATAACTCTTATAATATATTCATTTCCACTTTCATTCCTACCATACAAATTATAACCTCTCCAAGTTATATGAGGAAAGAGTTTATTTTCAAAATAATGGGGCTCTACTTTATCAATAATAAATTCCTCAGAGCTAGATAATATTACAGAAGAGTTCTTAATACTTGGTACTTCTAAACAAGTTGAATCTGCTACTAATGTTTCCCCTTCAATATATGGAGGTGCATCTTTTCCATATATTGAAGTTCTAACTAAGCTATTTATTCTAGAAACTTCTCTATTAGTCCAAACTAAACTTCTACAATAATCAGTATCAATCTTGTATTTCTCATCTTTATAATGATCTATAAGAGATTGAATCCAATCATTCTCTTTTAAGTCCATTACCCCTTTACCATCAATAGTATCTTCATTAATTCTAGATATAAGTTTATTCTGTGTTTGATAATCTCTTATCTTCTTAGAAACTTTAAGTATAGTTCCTTTATATCTTATAATATCTGTTAATCTAGCTTTAGGAAAAATATCGGAGAAACATAAAGACATAGTTTCTCCGACAGGAGGTAATTGACAAGGATCTCCTACAAATATTAAGTTCTGATTATTTATTAATCCTGAAGAAGAAAAGTGATTATAGAATACATCAAATAAATATTTTGGTACCATAGAAGCTTCATCTATGATTATCAAAGAAAAATCATATATTCTATTAATACTACCTTTATCTACAGTAAAAACTTCTTTATCTTTTTTATAATCATATTTAGGTTTTAATCCTAATAACCTAGCACAAGTTAATATAGATATCTTTCTTAGAAGACAAGGATTTAAGTTATATATAAAATTCCTTATAACTTTACAAGCTTTATTTGTTGGAGCCGATATACATATAGTTTCTTCTTGTTTATTTAAATCTTCTGCTAATTTACATATTAAATAAGACTTTCCTGTTCCAGCATAACCTTCTATTGTCATAATATTCTGATATTCTTCACGGATAAAATTCATTATCTGACTATAAGCTCTTTTTTGTTCTGTAGTAAGATCAACCGTGGATATCATAACAATTTAACTCCAATAATATCTTTTTTATGTTAAATAAAATAAATATTTATTTATTTAAAGTATATATAAGAATATTAATAAATCTTTTAAATGATTAAATAATTCATTAGGAATAATAGTCTTCTTGACCATGATTAATTAACTTTTATTATTATTATTATTTGATTTCTTTTTTTTCTTATAAGATTTATCTTGTATCTTTTTAATTCTACTTTTTCTTATTCTAATCCATTCTTCTTTATATTCCTCTAGTTTCATTATTATATCTTCTTCTATTTTTTTATTCCATAAAAAAATACCATCATTATATTTTGAATATATTTTCTTTTTCAAGTCATCAGGTTTATCTGAGAGAAAAGATATAACATACATTTCAAATGTTTTACTTAAATTATCATAATAGAATGTGTCTTTTGGTAAAAAGATCCTATAGAATCCTTTATCATTTGCAAATAAACCATATTCAGGATTAGTGGTTCTATTATGATTAGGTTCATAAAGTTCTATATGTAAATAATTACTTTTTTTTAAAGCGTAAGTATCTAATAATTTATCTTCTAATACATTTTCTCCAAGATTATTCTTTAATTTTTCTATATCTTTTAATACATTAAATTCTTCTGTATCTAAATTATTTTTATTTAGATGTTTACCACCTTTTTTTTTATTAATATTTTTCTTTATTTTTTTTAATTGAGCTTTATATAATTTTTCATAATACTTTCTATTATATTGATAAACTATATTTAAGATACAAGAATTAAAACATATCTTTAAAATATCAGATTGTAATAAAGAATGATTTCCAAAGGTGACTATTTTCTTTCCACATTCTAATGTGCTCATTGTGTATCCTCCATTTAATTCATACTAATTACTTTATATTTAAATTTATATCAAAAGATAAATCAGGTAAAATAATTAAATATTTATTATTATCTAAAACATAAGATATATAAGTCTTACTCAATTCTTTTAATGTATTTTCCATAATATCTAAGAGTTCATCATTACCTTGTAACTTAAGATTATTTTTATAACGAGTTATTAAGTCTTCTGAGAATAAAGGTTCTTTTAAACCTTCTATGTTTTTCTTTAGGAATTTGATGAAGTATATAGACATAATGATAAATGATTATTTCATCTTATAATAAAGGTCAGGAGATATGATTAAGTCTAATTGAGGATATTTTGAGTTAAGAAATGAAATGACTTCTTGAGTATTATTATGTATAAGATCAACACATCTTAACAGAGGAATAATACCGTAACTTAAACAAATATTTAAAGAAGATTCAACAAGTTTAAGGTAATCATAACAACTCATAATATTAGAGTTAGAATCTTTATTAATAATATTATTATTAGAGATAGTTTTTATATCAAGACTTATACTATCAAGTAATTCTTCTTCAAAGATTTTCTCAAGTAAATAAGGATTAGTACCATTAGTATATAATTTAGTTTTTAGATTATTAACTTTACAGAATCTCAAAGAATCTATTAATTTATTATTCCATATAGTTGGTTCTCCTCCTAAAAAGGTAATACTTTTAATCATAGGATTCTGTAAAACGTTATTACTTATAATATCTAATGAATCTACACCCTCAATGGTTTTATCAGTTACAAAATCATAATTAAAACAATGATAACAATTCAAGTTACAACCTGAACAAAATAGAACTAAAGATAAGAAAGGTTTAAATTCTTGATAACTTTCATTAAAAGATAATATATTCATAATTATTTAAAAGATAAATAGATAAAGGAGATTAAAATCTCCTTTAATAAAGTAAAATAATAATATATTTAAAGAATCATTCAATCAATGAAGAAGAATAAAACATCCTTTTATTAAACTCATTTCTTCTTTCTTCATTCCAATTAGATTTTCTAGTTATATATCCAACGACCCTACTATAATGAGAATCTACTTCTTCATTAGTAATAGGGCAAATATCATGTTTACCGATACTAAAGACTTTAGAATATTTAGATTGACTAAAAACATAATTAATAGCGAAATAGACAACATTTAAATCTTTAGCGTTAGTAATAAGATCTTTAAACTGTAAAGGTTCAATAGGTTCAGAATCATCTATATTTATATGGACAATAGCACCTCCAGTAGTAAATTTATCCATTTGTCCTTGTAATTTTAATCTATCATAAATAGAGATAAGATCTTTATTATTCTTATGTGATAGGGTTAAAGGGACATATTGATTACTATATATTTTATATTTATTAGGATTCTTTTCAAGTAAAGTATCAATATTAGCTAATCTTACAGCCATACATTCACCAGGTATTTGTTCTATATTAAATCTAATATCAGATTGTTTATTCCAAATATCAACTTCTTGTCCAATAGAACTTAATAAAGAAATTAATTCTTTATTTCCTTCTTCAGAAAAGATATCTAATCCTAAATTATTTATATACTCATAAGCACCAATAAAACCTACAGTACAATATTGTTTTTTAAGAAATAACCAATCAGAAGAATATAAAGGTAATAATCCCTTATGTACTAAATCTTCAACTATTAATCTATGAGAGATAAGTATTTTATTTACTTGAGATAATTTATCTTTTAAACTCTTTTGTATATCATGTTCTAGAGCCAATCTAGGCAGATTTATACCACAAACTCTAGTACTACCAATTTCAAGACCGCCTACACCAAAGGAATTATTATATTCTAAATCTTGTATTGCAGAGAAATCATTTATAAGTCTACAACAAGTAGAGTATTTATATGGTGGAGCTTGAAATATATTGCCTAAAGCTTTTTTACAATTAACTTCAGACATCCATTCTATAAAAGAGGGGTCTATATAATCACCATTTTCATCAATGGAAGCAGCTAATGTAATTACTGGAAAAGTAAATAAAGACTCTTCAGAGTTAATATGAGAGAAATATTCAAAGAAATCTTTAGAGAGTTCAATACTACTATTAATATTAGGTCTATGAATAATATCGTCTTCTATCTTAATAATATAATCTTTAAATAAATTATCCATAAATCCTTTATCCATAATACTTAAATTAACAAAGCTTGACTCACCTCCATCCCTACAAGGAGTATTAAGACTATAAATAAGACTTTGAAATTCATTATGAATAAAACACACCATTTCTTTATCTGATTTATCTCTTAATACTTTTATATAATCTAGTCCGAATTGTTTTCTATAATAATAGTCCAGAATAACAAATAAAGATGGGTAACTAATAGCTCCACTTATCTGATTACTAGCGAATGCAGTAGTTTGAACTACCTGTTGAATAAAACTCATACTTCTCTTTGGAGGTCGGATAAAAATATTACCATTACCTCTATAAAAATCCATACCTTTAGTAACTAATTTACCAATATCAAAAGCATAACAATATGGATAAATACCTTTACTTAAATCATTAAAAAATAAACTTCCATTTATTATAGATTCTATACAGTTATCCGCTTCTAATTCTCCGTATAGTTCTTTTATCTTAGAATATATCTTATATAGACTATATAATTTCTGTAGAGCTTTAGGAGCTTCATTCCTAAAAGTAGTTATAGAGGAATATAAAGTATTAGCATTACTATCTACTGTAAAATCTGAGACTATATCTTTATTATCAAAGAATCTCTCCATAAAGTCTAAAATATTAAGACTTTGAGGATCTATACCATTTTCTTTGAGTACTTTATTTCCATATATCTCAAGGCAATTATTATAAAGATTAACAAAAGATTTATCCAATTTAACTTCTATATTTAATGAAGAGATATCTAATGAATCTTTTTCATTTACTACATCTATAGTTTTTTCTGACAATGTATTTAAATTCATATTAAACCCTTTCTTTATATATAAAGATTATCAATAATTTATTGAAGACATTTATTTATAATATAGTAAATGATAGAATATATAGGTAGTAAAAACTAATACGTCTGTAAAGGATCAATAAGCATTTAAAATATATATATACATAATAAATACCAACTAAAGTTCAATTTAGTTGGTATTTAATGTACTTATTATATTTCTTTATTTACAATGAGATATAACTTGAATGATAATATGGGATGTCCATTATACTTTTATAAGGTAATAAAATCTTGGGTAGTGTAGTAAGAGTAACTATAGAATGGATAGTATTTTCATCATTATTACAAATAGTTCTTATTCTATTTATATTAGATACATTAAGTGTTTCTTGTATTAAGGGAATTTCAACTCTTTTGGAACTATTACATTTTCTAATAGATTCATTGATGATATTAATATATCTTTTACAAGCATAACAACATTCTTGATCATCTACATTATTATTATTAATTAATGTAATTACATGAAAATATAATTCATATATCCTATATTTCAAAGTATATAAATATCTATTCAATATAAATACTCCATGTTCCTGTAAATCTATCTTACCTAATATCTTTTTAAATTCATTAGAACCATAATTTTTTAAGGAAACTTGTGTTCTAATAGTATTATCATCTTTTAGTTTATATATCTTTATTTTTATATCTTCTATACATAAAGTTTTATCTTGTAGATAAAATCTTCTGAAATAATAATCCTTTTCCATAACTTTAATTTATCCATTATAAATAAAATCTTTATGAACTTAATGTAACTATAATATAAAACTCTAAAAGGTATTGTGTTGTAAACCGTAAAAATTATTTAGGGATCACCGTCTAAAATAGCATTATATAAGGACTCATCGATATTATCATAAATTTGTTCAATTAGTCGATCTTTTTCAGTATTAGTAAGACTATATTTCCTAGTAAAATCTTCAACTATAAGATTAGATAATATATGTAAAGGATTAGAAGGATAAATAACCTCTTCTATAAGAATAAGATTCTCTAATATAGTATCTAAAATTTCTTCTTCTTCAGACAAAGGGTATTCAAGTAAAAATACACCACATTCATTAGTTTCTAATATGTCATTATTAAAGCCAAGTCTATATACTTTAGAATTATTCTCAGGAGGGATAATACCTTTAGATACGAGAATAACAGTAAAATAAGAAAGATTATTTATATAAGCCTTAAAAGATAAAGCAGGTCTCATAATATTTAGATAATGTTTGTATACTTACAACTTTTATAGATTTATAAGTATTATTGATATAACTAAGTATAACTGATCCATCCATTGATAGTAAATCTTCCAGATTTAAAATCATTCTTTTCTGATTCCATATCTTTATAGTTAACATTTGTAACCTCATGTAAAGTTTTACTTAGAAAAGTAATTAAAGTATCACTGATTGGTTCAATTAAGACATGATTATTATTATCATCATCATAAAGTTTTAGATTACCACCATCAAATCTTTTAGGTTCAATATAAAAATAATATACAAAAGTAATAACTCTATTCTTAGTTCCTTCATATACTTCTTCACTATCTCTATGAGCTTTATAGTAATTAGATTCTCCATGATGTGTTAATTGAATTTCAATATCACTATAGTTTAGATCTTGTATATTATTAAAGAACTTCCTTTCACAATGAGGTACTATTAAAGATTTCCACCATTCAAATAATTGGTCTTCATATGTGATATAAAAAACTTTAGACTTTCTATAAGATTCTTTCGAATCTGAAGTAGTACTATCTTCAAATTGATTCTCTCTAGTAAAAGCATAATCTAATAATGCATCTTCTACTCGACCCATTTCTTTATAAGGTTTCATCCAATCTAATAGACTGATTTCTGGTAGTTCATTTAGGAAATTTCTTTCTATATAATAAATCATAATTTTCTATTTTACGTATTTAATACTTCAGGAAGTGAATTAATAAAGGAATCGATATCAGGATACCATTCAGCAAAATGACCGTAAGGACCATTCTTATTAGATATATTATTATTATATATACCTACTGTCTTCTTACCGTTCTCTAAGGAGAATCCTATCTCAATATTACTACCTCTACCTAGAGGAAATATAATTACATGTATATGACAATTTCTTATGGCTGATAAGGATTCCAAGCTTATTATATTATTATTTAATCTAGGTCTATTATGCCATATATAAGGTACATTGTGACCTTTCTGTTGGATTTTTTTGATGGCTTCTGCAACGACCTCATTATTCTCACTATCACTACTTACAAATATATTCATATCAATTAACAATTATATAACTTATGTTCGGAATATTTAATAGAAATTCTAATCCTGATCCTAATAATTTAAATTCTCACTTATCTTCAAATATGGGAGTGGATAAAGGATTAGATCTAGGTTATATACAACATGGTACTGATACTGCTTTAAGAGGTGCAGTATTTTTTGATTACTTCTTTAATAATAACAGGAATATTAATGATTCTTATGATCCATATGTAAATATAGGACATTCATTAAATAAAGAAGAAGTTCAAAGAATGCAGTATATGAAATATCACTCTAAAGATAGGACACAGAATCCTAATTTAGAGTTACAAGAACATGCTCGTATAGCTTTAGCTTCTAATGCTTTCACTTCATTTTCAGCTGATCTATATAATGTAACTCTAAGTGGTACTAAAGTAATCAATAGAGTCATAAATAAATCTACTCCCCAATATGATTTTTCATCTCTAAGTCCACTAGAAAGAGAAAGGAGAGAAAGAGAGGTAGATAAATATGCTGCTAGTAATATATATAGATATTTATTTGCACATGATACTTATGAGACTGCGGGTAAAAAGATATTTAAAAATTTAAATGTCATGGATCCTAAATTAATTGAACAAAGTACTGAATATGGTACTGAGTATGATGGTATTTCTCAAGGTAGATGGTTAATAAATAATATCCTTAATGCAGAAGAACGTAGTAGTATTGCTAATGTTGCTAAAATACATCAGGAATTGATTTTATTAGATCCAGAAAGATTATCTAAAAGTAGAAAGGGAGTATATTCTAATCCTATAGAAGCTGTCAAACAAGTATCTGATAGAATTATACAAGATAAAGAATATCTATCTAAACCGGGTATAAGACAAGCTGTAGCATTTATAGAAAGTGCAGAGAAAGAATTAACTATAGATCTATTCCAATTACAGAATAAAGCGATATCAGACGTATTGATAAATAAATTGACTAGAGAGAAAGATAGGATAGCTAAAGGAGATTTTAAGTTTAAAATAAGATTAGGAGCTCCTACTGGTGGAGATAGAGAAAACTTAATCGGTCATCATATATTAGGACCGAATATTATAATAATGCAAAGGTTAGGTAACCTTAGAGATGAGATATTATTCGATCAATTGGGATATCGTTCCAGACCTAATAATAATATAAATGAAATAGTACCTTTCTTTAGTCAGGTAGATATGACTAGTAGTTATAATGAATCTAAAAAGAATGAAGTAGATAAGATATTAAGTGATTCATTCTCTTTAGAATTTATGGATGATGGCATGTATCACCCTAAATTATTTACTAGTGATAAAGTGGCTATGGTCGGTTCATTTAACCTAACATCTCCAGTAGGTAGTTCTATATTTCAATCTGGTTCTAACTATGAAGAGATACAAGTATTAAGAAATAGATTGAATTTAGATTATGATAAGGCCGAACAAAAGGTTAATGATTATATGACAGACCCTTCAAAGGTTAATATACAGGATTTTGTTAATAGAGTAGCTAATAAAGAAAAGAAGTCTAGATATGGTAATAGAGGTCTGAATCCTCAAGAGAAAGAACTTCTGGATAAAGATACTGTGGAGACTATGTTATATCTTCAAGCTAGAATATTATCTAAAATGGGAGTACAAAGTCCTACAGGAGGAGGTAGTATAACAGGATTACAAATAGGTAAAGCGGGTGATATAGGTCAAGCTCTTAGAGCATCTATTGGTTTTTTACAATCAGATAAGATTAGAGGAGATGGAAGGGTTTCAGAAATGTATATGAACTTGAACCAAGTCTGGTTACTTCAATTAGATAATGATCTTTTCTATGGTGCAGGAGGAGATTTTACTGGAGAATTTGGTCCTTCAGGTAAAGGTAGAGAGGAAGCTATAAAAGAATTGAAAAGATTGAGACCTCCTGTAGATGATTCAGGTATGGCATCTAGAAGATTTATATATAAAAGTGAAGTACAAAGTGGATTATTTGATTTAATACATCAAGGTAGAGCTTTTATTTCTGTGGATCAAAGGACTTATAGAGATAAGATATTGACACCTATGGAGGAAAAGGTCAATTATTTATTGGGAAGAAAAGAAATAGAAAGAAGGAGAAAAGAAGAAGGTTTTAGTTTATCTATTGATTCAATAAAAAGACAAGAAATAAGTGAAATAGGTAAAGGAGTATTATTGAGAGATTATGATGGTTCTATGGCTTATCTTGTACGTAAAGCGGGTAATGATGATAATTTAAGAAGGACTTTAGGATTATCTAAACCTCAACAACCAGGAGATTTAGGATCTTATAACTACCAAAATAGTTCTATGTTATTTGAAGGTAGAAAAGATTTATCTACTATGAATCATATTCATGAAACTAGTATCTTAAGAACTTTATCTCAATTAAAAGCTGTTACTAGTGGTCAGATAGTTCCAGTTACAGAAACGATGTCTCACGTTAAGAACTTTATGGTCATAGAAAGAAGTAGAGGACAGTCATATGATCCAGTGACTGGAGAAGGTATAACACCATTATCTTATGTATCAGGTAGTAGTAACTTTGGTTCTTCTAGTTTAGCTTTTGAAGAAGGAGATAAAGATTATGTTAGTTCGGAATCTGGACTTATACTCTTGGGAGATAAGATTCGAAATAGTAGGGATAGTAAAAAATATCTCTCTGATAAAGATAAGACTGCGGGTCTTAGTGATGAATATGAAGAATTAATGTTGAAAGCTAGAGCTAAGTTTCCTATAAGAGAATGGAAAAGATTAACTAATGTAGAAATGGGTAATTTTGATTATACAGGTGCTACTCGTGAATCGGTCTGGAATGATAGAGTAAGTAGACAGGGACTTGAACAAGTAAAAAAAAGGATAGAAAGGATAAATGAAGATTTAGGTACTAATGCTATAAGTTTAATTCCTTCATATGATTCAAAAGGAGATTTAAGTTACTATACTATTAAATTTAGTAATAGTTCTGCTGTGGGGAGTTCATTTAATTCTATGTATATGGGATCTAGTAATGAAATTAAATATAGGGTAACTGTCTTAAAAGATATTAAAGGTCAACCCGGTTTTGTATATATGATAGATCAGAATAAGGTATTGGGAAATACAAGATTAATGAATCAAACTGATGAAAGTGTATATGGATTACCTTATGCCTTAGAAGAAGGTCAGAAGTATAGAAGGATAGAAGCAGGAGAATCTTTAGAGTTAAATCCTTTAGATACTTTTGCTAATTTGATGGGAACTCTTTTAGGTGAGAGTTCATTTAGAACTATGGTAGAGGAACCTATGAGATATATAAAAGTATTATCTGGATCTACTCTAAAGAGTAAATACTTATCCTCTTCTAATTATACTACAGCTTCTGTAGCTGGACTGGGATATTTAAGATTCCTTGGTACAGGTATAGCTTCTAATATTGAAGGTAAGAATTCAAAAGGTATATTTGAATTCTTTAATAAGTTAGATGCTAGGATGGCTCATGAAATAAGTAGAGAGTTTTACTCTAAACATATTAGTTTGACAGCTGAAGGAAGAAAAGGATTAGAAATGTCTGCAGGTCTATTTGACCCTACAGATATGAATAATTCAAGGACAGCAGAGAGACATTCAATTATAAATGCCCTAAGTTCAATAGCAGTCTTAAATGAAAAGATACAAGAGGCTAAGAAGCATAATATCAGGGGTATAGGTAAAATTCAAAGTGAAAGGAATCAACATATATCATTTATCCTTAATCAATTTGATAATATCTTAGGTAGACAAGAAAGGTCTACATTTGAATCAGATATAAGTTTGGGAGTTATTGAATCTTTAAGAGATATTACTTATTATCAAGGAAGAGATAATAATATAAAACAAATAAAACAATCTATATTTGAGCCTTTTATCTCTTTAGGACAGGCTTCTATATATGCCAATTCACAAGCTTGGTATAAAAATCCTATTTTTGCTTTAAGTCCATATTCAATAGAATATTTTAAAGAGGGTACTAATATTTCTGAGAATCCCTCTATGAATAATATAATGAGATATGCTTTGGCTAGTCCTTATTCATACTCATCTACAGATCCAACTGGAAAAGGTACTGAAGGATTTATAAGATCAGTTGCTGAAGGAGGAGGAGGAAAGACAACTGAAGAAGAAGGATATTCTTTATTTGGAGATATGAAGACTACATTTGGAGATATAACTTCTATAGATATCTTAAAGTATACTGGTACAGGTAATATAGTTAAGAGAAGTGAATATGAAAATACAGTTATAAAGAAACTATATTTAGAATATCAAGCAACAGTATCTAATGGAATTATAAATATATCTTTAGAAGATTTTACTCAACAGCTACAATCTGATAATCCTATGGGTGCATTACAACCCTATAAAGATATATTTAAGCGTCTTATACAAGATACTCCCTTCAAAGATGAATCAATAGATAGAGCATTAGTATTTAACTTCAATGTACCAAAGAAAGCAAGTCAGATACCTCAAAGATTGAAGAATGTATTAGGATCTAAACCAATGTACGAAATGGATAGTGGATTTAGTATTCTGTTGAGGAAGAAAGGAGTATTAACTTCTACAGAGATGAAATATTTTAAGAAGTTCTTAGAACAGAAACATAGATTAAATAGGACTAAACTACAAGAAAGTATTAAAAAGATAAATAAGTTAAGTAAATCTTCTTATAGTCTATCTCCAGATCAGTATTTAGAAGCGATAATAGTTAGTAGACAGGTAGAACTAATGAAGGCGAGGATAAATAATAATAACACTAATATATTAACTCATTCTAAAAATACTAAAAGGATAATAAGTAATGTATTGTCACTTATAGAAGAAGATTTATTTAATACGGGAATAGATAGTTTTGTTAGGAAAGCTGAAGAATTGATATGGAATGATAAGTCTAATTCAAAGACGAAAGAGAGAGAAAAAATAAAGGCTTTAGAATTTATAAAAGAAGCTTATCAAGATGTAAACCAATTAGTAGGTGAATCTAGTAAAGTATCAATAATTAATGATAGTGATCTGAGGAATTATATGACTTCAGATCAACATGAAATAGTGGAAGGTCTAAAAGATAACTTATCGGAGATATATGGTTTTGATAGAGATGAATATATGGATCATGGATCTTTAGCTAGAGCTTCATTATTAAATATTTTAAAAATGAATGATTCTTTAGCTTCTGGTATTAAAGGATTTACTACAGGTAGAACTACTGTTAAAGGAAAGAAGAGTGTTATATTAGTCCAACTCTCAGGAGGTTTTTCTGATTATGGTTTTACTAATCCATTATATGGAAGTGATATAAACTTTCTTAAGGAAGCTAGGAAAAAGATGAAGAATGAAACCTATAAGAACCCTTTAACAAATAAGGAAATTGAACTTACTGATTGGTCTAATCTTTCTAGAGAAGATAAGATGAAGTTGGGTATGATGTCTGGATTTTTAGAGAAAGCTGAAAAAAGACAGAAATCTTCTATGTTAGTAGAAGATTGGTTTATTCAAGGTAATAGGGTAGCTAGAAAAGGAGATATAGTGACTTATGATAATGAATCTAATAGAGTATTGGTATGGGGAGATAAAAGAGATATTTATAACTCTATGATACCTTTAGATAAGATAGATATGGAAAAGATATCAAGAGCGGATAGAGAGAATCTTAAAAAGGCGGCGATAGGAGATGCTAAAGCAGCATATTACTTTAGAGAAGATGTGGATTCAAGGGACCAAGCATCTGCAATAGCAGGAACTATAGATAACTTTAGAGTTATAGATGATTTACCTACAGTGTCATTATTAGAAAGACAAGCTTGGCATAGGAATTCAGAAGAGAGTTATGAATATTTAATATCAGCTAAACAGTTATCAGGGGTGGCAGATACAAATCAGTTAATTTGGGAATTTACATATAATAGATCAATAATGATGGGAGGGGGAAGAAGAGGAGAAGGTACTTCCTCTTTAGTAAAAGCTGTAAATGTATTCTTACAACCTAATATATTTGAAAGATTAGCAGCTTCTTTAAATGAATTTGGAGGGGGGACTCTTAAAGCTGATCCATTATCTATAGAAAATATAATGGGTTTATATAGTCCTACTAACTTTAAAAGTTATGCATACTCACATGGTGCGGAGATTTTATCTAATAAAGAATTAAGAGAGAACTTCATGGCCCAATTAGGAGTAAGAAATAAAAGAGGAGTAAATGAAATAAGTAGTAAACAATTAGGGGCGTTAATGCTACTTACATTTGGAGATACCTATTTAGAGGATAGTAGTAAAAAGAATATATATTCAGACTTCTTTGGTAGTGCATTATCAGGGGAGTTAGGAGAGTGGATGAAAGGATTAGCTCTCAGTTCAGTATTATCTACAGGAAAAGATATAACTTTAAATCAGAATGAGATATCAAGATTAATGAGTGGTGCATTATTAAATGATGATTCTGACTTAAAGAAGTTAATGGTAAGTAATTTCCAATCTATGGTAAGTAAGAAGAGTAAAGATTTATTTGGTTCAATGCAACTACCATCTATAGATATGATAGATAGTAAAAAGTTTGAACTGTCATTTACTCAAGGTGGAGATTATATGAAGAAATTCTTATCTAGACAGTTAGGTGCAATGGCTGATCTTGATAGAGATTATATACTAGGGGATGTGATGGAAGAAAGGATGGCTTCTATTATGGTAGGTAATTTAGAATTAATGTCTCAACTTATAGCTCAAGATACTTCTACAGTAGTACCTACAGATATAAATGTAGAAGATAATAAAACTTTAATCAAATTATTATCTATAAGTGGATATCAAGATATTGGTAGAATTCAAGATATAACTATAAGAATGGATAATAATTTACAAGTTCAACGAGAGGAGAGAGAGTATGTAGATAGTATGAGAGAGATATTAAAAGGTCTTACTAATACATCAAATATTGTTAGATTATATGGATCTGTTTTACCATCTGCTAGTAAAGAAGCGGTAGGTAGTAAGTTAACTGGAGCTCTTGAATTCCAACATATGGTTAAACCTTTATATCAATTCTCTTCATCCTTTACTAATAAAGGAGAATTATCTGATTTAAGGAAAGTATTAGGTAATGTATTATCTACCATATCTCAGACAGAAAGTATGATTACTGGTGAAGCTATTCTTAGAAGGAATGATTTATTAACGGGTAGACCAGTAGATATAAGTGATATGAACTCTTTATCTTCATTAGATCGTCATAAATTTATAGGAATAAATACTGCTTATGATCCAGAAAGTATAAAACAGTTAAGAGAATTAAAGAGGGATTATAGAGATTATGAAGAAGGAATTAAATATATAATTGCTGATAAAGTAAAACAATTAAATAACTTACAAGGAGATTCATCTTTAAATAGATTAAAGAGATTGGAATTAACTTCAGAGATATCAGATCTAATGACATTACAACCTGATTTCCTATATGAAGGTAGAGCTGGATATATGGATGAAGAAATAGAATATCTTACAGTGAAATGGGATAAATCTCAGAAAGATGGTGAAGTGAGAATGAGAAGAGGAACTCAAACGAAAAGGATAAAAAGTATAGTTAGGAGTTATATGAAAAGTAATAAAGGTAAAAAGATATATAGTAGAAAAGGTACAGAACTAAATATCCTTGAATCTTTAGAAGCTGTTTCAGGTAGGATGGCTATTGATATAGGTAGGGTTCAACAGGCTTTAAATCCAGATACTCCATTTGGTATGGGGACAATTCAACCAGTATTAGAAGGTTTAGATTATAGATCATTTTCTTTCAGTCTTCCTAGTTTTATGGTAGAAGGTCAAGATGAATCAGGAGGGGTCTCTTTATCTTTTGATTATTCAGATAAAGCTAAAAGATATAGTTACTTAATGGGTGCTTCTGAATTGCAATTATTAGGAGATCAATATGGTTCATATGTAGAAGAACTTACTGCAAAAACTATTTATCTTGCTAGTGCTTTTGCTCCTGGTAGTAATTTGTCCATAATTATGGATAAAATAAAAAGAAGTAAGTTATCTGGTGATTCTAGAGTCTCACTTACTAAAGAAGAATATACTCTATGGCAAAGGTATTATGAAACTGCTGTAGGGAATAGGGGTATAGTTCCTTTATTAGCTGAAGCATCCGCTAATGTAAGATCTCAACAAGTAATGGCAGGTAAAATAAGATTAGCTGGTATAGTTACAACTCCTGCGGCATCATTCTTAGTAAACCCAGGAGATATATTATTAGCACAGGAAGGAGAAAGAAGACAAATACATATGTCAGAGAATCGATATACATTGTATAGAGAAGCTATAAGTAAAGAAGCTCAATTTCAAAGAATAATGTCAGATGAAAATGAATTGGCTAAATATGGTAGAGGTTCTATAAGTAGAGTTATAGATTATTATTCATCTTTACAAAGTGCAATGTTATATGGATTATCAGAACCTGCAACTTTAAACTTATCTAAGTTCTCAGATGAATTCACCAAATTGAATGAAAAGATAGATAAATATAGTAATAAAGATTTTGATAAAGTAGCAGAGCATCTTTCTAATCAAATAGCAAGATTAAATGATATGGATCTATCTTTAATATCTCCAGAAGAAGGAAAGGGAGATTCATATTTAAAGAACTTACAAGAAGTATCTTCTATTTATTTAAGAAGAAAGTTAGAGAGAAAGTTATTCTCTTCTACTACAAATATTACTTCTAAACAGAAAGTAGGTTTAATTAGAGGTATAAAAGCTTTAGAAAGTCAAGTATTAGAAACTACTTCTAAAGAAGTAGAGAATTATATAAGTTTAAAGAAATTAGGTTTGGCTGATGCTATAGAAGGTATACAAAATGTATTTCAAGGAACTAGTCAAGTTTCTCAATATGCAGTATCTAAATTAGAGATGTTAGATAGACTTAAAAGAGGTGTATTTAGTGATAAATCTGTAAGAAGAGTAATTAATCCAGATGGTTCTATAAGGGAATCAATGAATATAGATACACTTAACTTTAAAGTAGAAGAAGGATTAGCTAGATCAGTATCTTCCGAAAAGTTATTACAGGATATAAAGGGGATGTATGATGTATTATATACTACTGATTTATATGATAAACAAAATAGAATATCTTCACAATATAGTAGTAACTTAAATAGTAAAAATCTAAGTATTTTACAAAGTACATCTAAGTCAATAACGGAATTAAGAGATACAAATAAGAATAATCTTAGAATTAACTCATCTACACTTAATGATTATCAAAAAGGTTTAGCAAGTATATCTCTTGAAGTGGCAGAGATAATGAATGAAGATATTAATTATTTACTTACTGGTAAAAAGACTAATTCTAGTAATGATCTAATTAGTAGATTGGAAAATAGATTAAAACAATATGGTACTTATCAAAAAGGTACTACTGAGAGAACGATATATGATACCATGTTGAAGAAAGTAGTAGAAGATATAGAAGATAAAAGAAAGAATTCTGAAGTCTTTGGTATGGGAGAAGTTACTGATCTTATTAGTAAGAATATTAATAAAGAGATAGGAAGGATTAGTAGAGAGGTGTCTTCTAAAAGATATTTATTAAAAGAGGGAAGAGAATTAGAACAAAAAGTAAAAAATAATGAAGATGTTAATTGGAATCAATTTACTGAATTTCTACAAGCTCTTGAGAAGAATAAATATACAGATCCTGAAATAACAGAATTATATAATTCTCTAAAGAGTCAGGTTAGATCTGTATTAACAGCGGGTAGAAGATTTTTAGAAGACCCTTTATCTAAATTATTAAAAGATATACCTACATTAGCAACTGGAGTATTAGGAGGTAGAGATAAATTTGCTATAAGTGAATTTGAATTAGAAGGAAAGTTAAGAAAGAGAGTATCTCCATTCAAGATAGATAAAGAATTATTAAGGGATTCAGCTAGATATACAGATGAAGATATATCTTTCCTTACTTTCTACACTAAAGAAGTATTCAATCAATTTGAGACGGTAAATGAACATTTAAGACAAGTAAGTGAAGGAACTCATAAAGCAACAGATACATATACAAGTATGGTATCTGAAAAGAGTAGAGATTCTTTCTTAAAGTTAACTAAGTCCGTAGAAGCAATATCTAATACTTTGGAAGAATTACAAAGTAGTAGACAAATAAATGTAACTGACGATAGGTTAAAAGATATTTTATCTGTATATACTGCGGAGATTCCTGGTATGGAATCATCATCAGTAGAGATAAATAAACGTTTAGGTAAAGCTAGAGATTTGTTAACAGGTAATAGAAAGGGTAATACTGTTGATGCATATGGTTTAGTTAATGTATTCCAAGAGATATTAAATACTTATGATAATACGGATGCAATGAGAGTATTAGGTTTTAGATCTCCACCTCCTGGAGGTAATGAACCTCAAAGATATACTTTAGAAGTATTAAAAGATATAAGTCTTATAAATGAATATTCAAGAGCGGTAAATCCTCAAGGAGGTGTTGAATATGATCAAGGAAGAAATAAGACATTAACTTTATTAAATCCCATATCGTTATTGACTATGAGTTTAGGAGATTTTGATGGAGATCCATATACAACGATATATAGTAACTTTATGGATTTACATAGAGAAGTATATAATACAGAAGTTAAAGTAAAGTTCAAAGAAGAAATCCAATTAAAGAAGATAGAAAGTTTAATATCTAGGAAATCAGCAATATCTGGTTTATCTTTAAATGAGAATGATATAAAAGATTATATATCAAATAATCAATCTACTCTAGAAGAAGAAGATAATACTTTATTAAATGAATGGTTAAGTAAGAAAGCAGAAATAGCTAGCCATAGAAAAGATATATCAGTTACTAATTTGAAGATAACTGCTATGAACCGTGAGTTAGAGAATAGTAATTTTAATAAAGCATTAAGAAGAGAGATATCTAATTATATAGGTGTAAATCAAAAACATTTCTTATCTGTAGATAATGGCGGATATAGAGATGTAGATATAAGTACAGATGTAGCCTTAACATTTATAGAACAAGGTAGAGGGTTATTTGGAGGTTTAGAAGAAAAAGCTCCTGAAGCTGTAAGAGTAAATGATACATTAAAATCTATATTCAAATTATATCCAAATAATAATGTAAGTGTACCAAATAGACCCAATCCTTCAACAGGAACTTATGATATAGAAGCATTTAGAAAGATAATAGAATCCTCGGACAATAATGAAATACTAACTACTTTAAGAGATAAGATAACTAATTCTTTATATGCTAGTAATAATAATCAAAATAATGGAGCTTTATATTCATTATTACTATTAAGTCAGGAATCTTTACAATCTCAAATGAATCAAGCAGGGTCTACTGCTTCTAATAATTCTCTAGATCCCTTAATTAGAGAATTAAGAGAATCTAGGAATTTCTTACAGAATGAAGGGAAGGTATCAACTGGTACATTAAATGACAAGGATATAGAAGAGATTCTTGCTTATACCTCAGCTAGAGCTATGACTCAGGCATCTAGTTTAGGTGGACTTAAAGGAATGTTGGCCCAATCAACAGGTACAAGTATGGACTTTCAGACAAGTGATATGATGGTTTTAACAATGGGTAAAGCCGGTTCAGATGTATTAGGTAAGATATATAATACATTTATTGGAGCAATATATAGGGATAGTCCTCTAATAGCTACAAGTCATGTAATGACTCAAGGAGGTTTCTTAGAGAGTATAAGAAATAATCAACAAATGAGAGATACTATAGCTTTAGAAGGTTTAACAGTAGATGATTTTGTATCTGAATTAAAGAGTTCTCAAGAAACAACTGAATCGCTACATGGTTTCATAAAAGATATAAATCAATTATTAAGGGATGGAATTAAACCGAAAGGGGGTCAAGATCTATTAGAAAACTTAAAGAAACAGGCTGCGGTATATGAAACATTACAAGATCCTGCTGATAAGGAAGCATTAATAACCAAGATAGCATCATCTTTTGGTCCATCAGGATCTGAGATGGGATTATTTGCATTAATGGAATTATCTAGTTTAGAGGCAAAAAGAGAAGAATTATTAAGTTCTAATATGAATAGTACTTTAAGGATTAAGGAAATAGAGTCGGGAATAGGTCAAGGGGTAAGTACTAATATAGTAAGTTTTGATAATAAAGATTATCAAATAGAAAATAATTTCTATGCTATAAATTATGGAGATCCTTACTCTTCAGCATTTAGAGATAAGAATTCAGTATCAAGGAGTTTAAGAGAAGACTTTGGTTTATCTTCAGAACAATTTAATAGATTAGCAGTAGAGATTCATAAAAATACTAAAAGAGAAAGTGTAAATGCATTTGAGATAGCTTCTTTAAAAGCAACTAGAGATCTACAATCTTTAATAATAAGTTATCAATATCATAATTTAATGGAAGGGTCATTAACTGAAGAATCAGTTTCAGCTGGAGGATCTCAAGTATTAGAATCTACTTATGGAAGATATTTACAAGAAGGAAGAAATATAACTGATCCAAATGCTCTCAAGAGTGGAATCAATTCATTTAGGAATAGATCTTTATCTATAAACGAGATGGATGATTTTGATAATTGGATAAAAGGGAAGATATCTTCTGATTCTCGTATAAGTTATATAGGTAGTACTATATTAGGAGTTAGTGAGGAAGAGTTTAATACTAATTTTATCAATGGTACGGATAAACATTTAATGAAGAATAGAGCAGCTTTCCTAGCTGTAGCAGAACAAGGACTTACAGCTACAAGTGGAATGTTAGGGAATTATGGTGAAGGTATGGAAAGATTTACATCATTTGAGACTGCTAGGAAAAAAACAGGTATGTTATTAGCTGGTTCTTCAGAGCATATGCCAGACGAAGTTTTAGGATCTGATTTATGGATGACCGTAATGAACTTAATGTCTTCTGATAAGTTAAAACCCCATGCAGCTTCAGCCGCTTTTAGAATTATAGCCGAGGCAGATAGTTTATTTTCTACTGATTCAGATGCTTTAGTAACTCTTATATCAGGTATAGATGAAAATGATAATGTAATATATAACCAAGGTACTGATACTTTTACTCAAAAAGGTCCTAATAGTAAACAGAGGAAGTTTAGGAAAGCAATGAGAGCCTTATTAACAAATAATAACTTAAGTTCTATAGAAGTAGAAGGAACAGTATTTGAATCAGATGGAGAAAAGAATGCAGTATTTAATTATTTAAATACAATGATTGAAGAGTCGGCTACTAGTATGAGGAATAAAGCTTTAGAAGAATTTATACAAAGATCAACAGGTAGATCAGATCTTATATTTGGAGACCCTTCAGAAATAATAAATAAAGTTATAGATGATACTAAAGTAACTCCAGAACAAAAGAAGGAATTAGAAGATCAATTATCAATGTCTTTAGAGGAATTAAAATATGAAAGAATAAAGAATCATATCGGTGGAATAGATCCTTTAGGTAAACCTATGACACCCCGTAATATAAATATGGAGATAAGTAAAAGGTTGACTCTTGAAAGTATGAGTAAAGCTCAAGAGAACTCCAATAAGGTGGCATCAATGCATGATATGATATTACCGGGTTTATTAAGTGTTGTAGGTGGAGCTATATTAGGAGGTAGATTAGATGAAGAAGTAGTTGGAGATATAGTTGGAGGTACAATAATGTCTATGGCTTATATGAAACAAAGTCGTATATTTCAACCAGTAGAAGATAGACCTGATGGTTCATATCCAAGGAATTCTAGTTCTAGACAGGGTATCAATAATACAAGGGGGATTTTATCTACATTAAAGAATAAAGGGACAGGTATAACTAAGAATTTAGCCAATATAGGTGTAGGAGCATTAAGTGCGGGTACATTTAAGATAGATATGGCATTGATGCAACATGAAGGAGATCATGGAGATGCTATGGCCTATTTAATAGGGACAGAATTAGGATTTGCAGTAGGATCAAATTTAGTTAGTCCTTTAGTTGAAGGTGCGGCTACTAAATTAAGTACAGCACATCTAGATGCTCTTCACTCAAGAGCTAGAAATTATGAAGCGGCTAGATTAACCTCTGGTCAAAGAACAGAATATTTATTAAAAGGAACAGCTGGTGTATTAGATGAAGATCAATTTGCTGGAGTAAAATCTTCATTCTCAACAGTAGGTGGAGCTATATTATCTGGATTGTTAGGTATAGCTTCTGCAAAACTTGGTGGATCAGTAGCTGTTGATTTACTTAATTCAAATGGAGATTTCTCTGAAATAGCCTTAGTGGAGGGTCTAATGAATGCAGTAGATATGAATAAATATAAGGCAGAAAAAGAAGCTTTCTTAAGACAAGATTCACCTGATGTTACAGATGAATTTGGATATCCAGTTGATCAATACTTAAGTAAAGTTGATCTAATGGAAGATTACTCTGGAGATGCTATATCTCCTGATTCCCCAATACCAATAGAATATCTATTAGATCAAGAAGCTGCAATGAATGGACAGACTTTATTCTATGGATGATTAAGATCTTTTAAATAACTTAAGAGATAAAATAGGACATTATTTCTTAGTCTTTTATTATCTCTTTCTATAAGTAAATGATTACACATACAAATTAATTTTTTATGTGTTTTATTGAAGTAAGCTATTTCTAAATCAAAAGGGGTAGTATATTGAGATGTAATAATATTTATAGAATATTCTTCACAAAAGTTAACTATATCTTCTTTAGTATCTAGATAAGTGCAAGTAATTATATCTTTTATATTTATTAATCTGATATATATTAATAATGTATCTAATATTTCGAGGCTTTCATTATTTTCTGATATCATTATTTATTCTTTATTTAATACCAATCTTTTTTTATTTTATTTAATATGAAATTTAAGAATAGAAAAAATCTCCTACACTCTTTTATATAGATAGTACTAACACCTCTTAATAATTCATTTTTCATGATGTATCTAGCTCTTATTAGACTGTTTACATCTCTAAATTTATAAAACTCAATTATCTCTTTAGAAATTTCAGATTTACTCCTTTTAGTTTTTATTGATTCCTTCTCTATGAATTCAATAAGTTTATAGATATAATATTCTTTAATTGCAGGGTCTTTCTCTTTAATAAAGTAATTAGCTTTCATAAATTCTTTCAGTTAAAGTATCTAGATTTAATTGATCAAAACTTCTTTCTACATAATACTCACTATCTTTATATTCTTGTGTATTAATAAAATTATCTTTAAAATGTTGTTTGCCAGGAGGTTTTAATCTTTTATTAAATTCAGTGTCTTTTAGATGTATTAAAGTATCTCTATAATTAATATCTTCTCCTAATGGATGGATCCTATCTGAACCTTGTACTTTTGTAGTACCATATTTTTTTATAGTTAACTCCTGATGTTCTTTTGTCAAAAGGATAGTTAAGTAATTATAAGTTACTGGACTTATTTTACCAGTATCTTTAGTTTCACCTCTATATTCTCTTATAAGAACTTTAAAGAAATCATTTGAATTTATACTAATACCTAATGCTTTATTAGGAAATATTTTAATTTTAGGGGAATCATATTCTTCAGTGATAGTATCTTCTAATCTATTATAAAATAGTTCTTCTTTAAGATATTTCAATCTAAATCTATCCCATTTATAGAATTGATTACTAGATCTATAATTATCCTCATAAAATTCTTTAGTAACTCTATAGAAATTCTTTCCTCCAAATAATGGATGGTCCTCTTCTAATTCAATTTCTACTACTTTCATTATTAATGGAGAAGGTTGTATTATCTCTTTATATTCTCTAGTTGTTTGCTTTCCTACTATTACATTAGTACCTATATTCCAAACCATATCTAAAAATGGTATATATTCTTGTATTGTATCTGTAGAGAATCCTTCATCTATATTAGGTACTTCTACTTTTATTCCATTTATATTCTTAATTAAGTTCTTATTTGTTATACCCATATTTAATACTACGTTATATATGTTTCAAAATCACAAGTTAAAGTATAACCGGCAGTACATAGACCTACATGTATAGCTACACTCATATTGCATGCAAATACTGTAGCACTAGGAGTAGCTAAGAATCCTGCATAACATGAATCAGTTAGCCTACTAATAGGTTTACCATGAGAATATACAAACCAACATCCCATATATACTGGTCCAGTACCAGAATATGGATATGTTGCTACAGTTAAATCACCTACTCTCATTGGATGTGGCATATAATTTATCTTCAAATTCTTTTATTTCTTCGTAAACTTTTTTCTTATCTAAAAAATCTTTTATTATATCTTTTGGGTAAGTATCTTCCCATTCTTTTTTTCCCCATCCAAAAGGGCTTTCAAAAGAATCAATAATAAAAGGAGTACCATATGGATGAGAAAATATAATAGGTCCATTAGTAAAACATTTAAAACCTTTTTCCTCATTTATAAGTATAAATATATTATGTATCTTTATTAAAATACCTTCTTGAGAATCAGTAACTCTATCTAACCATACTTTAATAGATTTTAAATAATCATAATTCATTGAAGAATAGTTTTGTAAGTTGCTTAAATCTATTATTTCTATTTTTTTTATTATCTTCCAAGTAATCTTTAATATATCTATTATATTTCTTATCATAATATTTTAAAGTATTTACCAAATGGTTCATGTTATTCATAATACATCACTTATTATCTACATGTATATATATTATATTTAAAGCTTGGGTACCCCAAGCTTAATTAATTAATTAATATATATTATAAGATATAAGATATACTTGATTTTACTATGTAAGAGAGTTATATATAGGATTATTCTCCTGTATAGAAGGTACAAATTGATCTTCTGATTCTTTATCTATTTTTATTTGAGAAACATCTATAAGAATTCCATCAGATCTAATATCACTAACCTCAGTATAAAAATGTTTACATTGATAATAAATAGGACTATATATATCTAACATTAAAGAATTTATGGAAGGATTTGTTTCTATATCAAACATTTTACCCTTTTCCAAATCCATAAGTTCATAGACAGAGGAACTAATTTCACCTCTATTTGTAAAGAATAAAGGGCCTAGTGGTTCCATCATTCTAATACGACCTAATTTATTATAATCACTTTCTATACGGATTTTAGAGAATAGGTAGACTTTTTCTATTAAGACTCCATATACACTTATATTTATCTTCCCATCTTTAGTCTTAGTGACTTTATTAATATCAGACCAGATACCTACCTTTCTAAAGGAATTATCATGTTTAACTAAAATTAATTTATCAATTATTTTATTCATATTTACTCTTTTAGATTATATATATATATATATATGCATTATAACAATTTGGTCAATTTGGCACCTTTTAGTAGTATACTTGAGTATAGACCTCAAGAGGATACTTTTTTTTATATAAGTGTGAGTAAGGGTTTAGAGGATTTTTATAATATCTCTTCAAAAGATTTTATTAATAAACCATTATATTTTTCAGTATCTAAAACTAGAGATATTGATATAGAAAAATGTCATGAAAAGTTTACTAATCTAATAATGACTTCTCTTCGTTATGGTTCTAGTATAGAGATATTAAAATTATCTACTTTCTTAAAAACTAAAAATAAAGAGAAGTTAGTATGTATTATTTCTTTAAGAATAAAAAATAATGTCTTATTAAACTTAGGATTTCCAATATCTGAGTCTTTATTTTTAAAAAGTTCTACTAGGATTGATTTATTGAAAGATACTTTATCATCTATTCTAGATAATATAGATAGCAATATTATTATAATAGATCAATCATTAAATATATTGTATGTAAACAGATATCTTAAAAATGATTATATGGATCATTCTTTCAAAGAGATAGTAGATGGTAATATATTCTCTGATATAAATAGATATATAGAAGATACAGTATCTATATATGACAAACCAAATATCTTTTGTAAAGAATACAATATAGATAATCTATCTTATAAGGTAAAAGTTAATCCTATTTTGGAAGAAAGAGAATTAGTAAATATATTTATGATCATTATAGAAGACATTACAGAATATCAGAAATTAGTATTAAAAAGTAAAATATTACAAAAAGAGTTAGATATACAAAAAGATAAGATTGATATTATATTAAGAGGATATAAATCATCTAAAGAAGAGAGTATTAATGATAATCCCAATTTAGATTTAGTAAGAAGAATAACTACAGCTACAATAAAAGGTAAGGTGAAAAGTATAACTCCTATGGATCATCAACTTATTGGTATATTAAAAGATATAGAAGATATGAAGAAGGATCATGAAAGATTAATGAATAATATGTTAAATTCAGATGACAAGATATCTTCAAAAGTTTCAGAACTAGAATTATTTATAAATAAGACAGACCATAATATTAAATCTATTGAGAAAGTTTTAAATAAATTGGAAAAAGAGATAGTATCTAGTGAAGACTTAACATTATTAAATGTATTATTAATGTCTCCTAAGAATCAACTGATAATTTTATTTATAATAATAATAATATCGGCGGTTTTATTAGAAGATATAGTTATAGAAAGAGTAAAAAATTATATATTAAATCCATCTTCTGTTATAGAAGAAATTCTAGAGGAATAGAAATTTCTTCTGTCTTATTTATAAAATCTTTCATTTTTTTATCTAATTTTAATTCCTTAGATAAAGAGTATTTTACTCTTTTATTACTATTATGATTGGTTTTTAAAGATGGGTATTTAACTTTTAAGTAATTATCTAAAAGAATATATAATCCTTTTAATAATACTTCTTTCTCTGAGCATTGAAATTCTTCTGCTAATTTATCAATTACGAGTCTTTCTTTCTGTTGTAAACTAAGAATTATTTTTTCTTTATCTTTCTTTATTCTATATTTATATATATTATCAATATAACTCTTATCATTATAAAATTTACTAAATTTTCTTATTTGTCTTTTCATATAATATTACTCTTAGATAAATAATTTATCATATCCATATGATTATCATTTAATACTTTATAATTTATATTTCGTAATTCTAATTGGAATTTATAAACATTTCCATTTTTATCTTTTATCTCTTTCTTTCCTAATTCACTATTAGGTTTAATATAAACTCTTATAGAAGGTTCTTGACCTCTTTGTATTATTTGTTCTTTACCTTTTATGAGTTCCATCAAAGATATCCTTATAATACCTAAATCTTCTATTTTCTTTTTGTTTCTAGGTTTCTTCTTAGTATATTCTTCCTTTCTTTTATCATTATCTTTATAAGAAGCATCGGAATATGGGATAATTCTTATCACTAAATCTCCTGAGATGAAAAAGCCTTTATCTAGAGGGTTTAATTGAACTTCATCTCCTTTTCCTGGTAAAGTGATAAAGAAATCTTCCGATATATTAGTAGGCACTCTAACTCTTACATAAGTATTTATATTAATATATCCTTTACCAACACATTTACTACATATACTTGGAGAATCTATTACTCCTTGTCCTCCACAATATTTACAATTAACTATGACATGATTTGTAGGCGTTCTATCAATACCTGAACCTCCACATTTATCACACGTTTTACTTTCTTTACCAGTACCAGAACATGAGGGACAGATGGTTCTCTTGATATAATATATCTGTTTATTAATAAATTGAGTATTTCTACCTTTATTTATATCTTCTTTAGTAAGTCTATAGTCTATATATTTATTAGGACCTTTTGCCTGATATTGAAAATCAAATGTGGTATTAAAATTATTATTCCTTCTACTATTAGTATATATCTCTTCCCAAAGAGTTTGACCAGTAGAAACGTCATATCCATGATTAGAGTTATAAGAGGTTTTATAACTTTTCTTCTTATTAGTAGTTTTGTAATAAGGATTATTTTTAGTATATTGATTAGATGAAGATGTTTGAGATTGAGTATATATCCCCTTATCTCTACATTCAATAATAAAGTTATAAGCTTCATTAATCATCGTGAATTTTTCTTTACCTTGTGGATTAATATCAGGATGATAAGTTTTAGCTAGTTTTCTATAAACTTTTTTTATTTCTTCAGTAGAAGTATTTGGATCTACTTTTAATCTATTATAAGATTCTTCTAAATTCATATTTAAATAATTTAAATTAGTAAAGAATATAGTAATCAGTCTTGATATGTAAAAGTATTTCGACTTCTCTTCTTACTGATATACAAAGCTTTATCTGCATTTTCTATAGTCTTAGAGCAACCAGCACTTAGAGTTATAAAATTACTTATAGTAGATGTAGGGTGTACTATTTTCTTATCAGCTATTTTAGAACTTATTCTTTCGTATATAGAATTTAATATTTTAATATGATCTTTTTCTTTAACCTTTGGATCAATATTTATCACTATACAGAATTCTTCTCCACCAACTCTAGCTGCAGCATCTTTCTTTTTAATAGTATTCTTTAAAGTCTTAGCTACTTCTATTATAATCTCATCTCCTCTTGGATGTCCATAAGTATCATTTATAGCTTTAAACCAATCTATATCCAGCATCATATAATATATAATATCTTTACTAAAATAACTTAATTTCTTTATATACAATTCTAGACCTCTTTTATTCATAATACCAGTCAAGGGGTCTGACATATATAATTTCTTAATTTTAATATATTTAAAAGAAAAATCACTTAATCTCTTAATAATATAAAATAGTATTAAACCTGTAGAAGATAATAATATATTAAAATAGAAAGATATTATTACTGTAATACTAATCGATAAAAGTATAACTAAGAATGAATATTTAAATATATTCTTAATAAGTAATGTACCTAAAGAAAATAATACAATTGTCGATGTATTACCCACTAATAAGTAATAGTTATTTCTTCTAGATAGTATTTCTATTGCATGTAATATAGTAGCGGGATATATACTATCATTTAATATCATAGGATTCTTTATATGTGTTGCCAATCCTGTTGCATCATATCCTATAATAACAACTTTATTATTTGTATCTCTCTCTATTTTATTACCTGATAATAGATAATCTAAATCATAGGTATTTATATTGGAAGGACTTTCGGGCCAAAGTAATATTATTTTTTTATACCTTTCATCTGTAAAGGCACCTAAATATGGAGATGCTTCTTCCAATATATTATTAGATGATATACTTTCTAAAGTAAGTAAAGCACCTCCAAGAGATATAGTAGAAAATACTCTTCTATAAAGGGGATTTTCAGTACTAATATTACTAAAACCTACAGCGCTGTAAGGAATAGAGGGGTCAGGATAAATTACATAACCATTAGACCCAAGGACCATACTCATTATTATTCCTGATTGGTTCTCTATAGAAAATAGATCTAAAGGATCATCTTTTTTTTCACCAGAAAACAAGACATCAAAAATAAAATATTTAGCATCTATATTATTAATTGCTCGTGATAAAGTTTGTCTAGAAATAGGAAGTTCTTCTAGATTTTCAATATCTGAATCGGATATCAATACTAATGATAAAGAGTAAGTATCATAATCCTTAAACTTATTAAATATTAAATTTATAATATTTATTTCTATAGGATTGATCCAAAAACATAGAAAGAAAACAGTAATAAATGTTCCTATACTTTCTAGAATTTTACTCCTTACCATTTTGTTTATTTATAAAGGACAAGAAAGGCTTAAAGTATTTGATTCACCTTTATATATAATATTACTAGGAGAGGATAAATCTAAGATTATACTTTCAAAATTTAACATTCCATTCTTACTTATTTGTCTTCCTATTATAGTTAAGTTCTCATCGACATTATATTCTCCAAGAGGTTCAGTAATATTTGAATCTTCTAAGGTATTAATAGAAGCAGATCCGATGATAATATTATCATCTTTCAGTACACCTTTAAAACAAAAGATATATGATTCATCAGTATCACTATAATATATACCTGTTACTAACTTTCCATCTATAATAATCTCTATTTCAGTATTACCTTTTGTAATTATATATTTACCATTACCTCTAAAACTTAAATTTTTAAGAATCTCTTCTGAGTTATCATATAATATTAAAGAATGAGATGTATCAATATTTCCTATTATAGATATAAATAAAGTACAGAAGAATAAACTATATTTTAATATTCTCATAAGATTTATTTAATTGATTTGAATAATATTATCAAAAGTTTCTGTATATCTATTATCTATTGATTTTAAAAAAGTATCATTAAGAGTATTGTTAGTTAGAACTATATCAAAGGTACCGTCTACAGAATCTCCAAATGTAAAAGAACCATTAGATCTTTTTATATAAAAGCCTCTTTTTAAGTATCCTTTTATTCTGATGTAAATATTATCACCTATAAAGATATATTTTATACTATATAGTCTTAAAGCCGCATCATAATTATCTATAGTAAAAGTATTAGATAACCTATAATCATCTTTATTTATTAAAGAACCTTCTCCTTGTTGAAGACGGTTGATAAATCTACCATCAATAGATGAATTTATAACTTCACCTTCTGTAACAAGTATCATAGAATTACCTTCATCATCAACTAATAATTCAAATGCAGTACCCCTAACAGAAGTTATACTAGAGGGTGTTCTAAGATTAATTTCTTCATTAACCTTAACTCTTACTTGACCTAATTCTATATAGAGATTTCCAATATACTGCGGGTCAGTACTTCTTTCTATTTTAACTATAGAATTTTCTCTAACTAAAATATCATATTTACTATTATTTAAACTATCTATATATATATTAACAGAGCTATTTTCTAAACTTCTTATCTCATTACCATACGAATCTATTTTAGTATTTGTACTAATCAAAGAATTATTAAGATAGACCCTACCAGATATATTATTAAGAAATAAGTATTCTTTAAAATTTATAGCTTTTGCTGGTTCTATAAAAGAACCAAACAATAGAAAAATAGAGAATAATATTCTATATAGAAGTTTTATATTACAAATATTTTTTATCATAAATATTTTTCTATCATAATAATAATGGATTAAAGTAAATTAAAGTAATTGAATACATATGACTAATTCAGCGAATATCGACTCTATTAGAGTAACTTATCCCCCTTTCAATTTACCTTCAGGAAGGAAAGTACAATTCAAGGTACTATCTTACAAAGAACGTAGATCTTTAGTCCAAAGTTTTAAGAATGATTCTGGATGTCTTTTGGAGGAATGGTTTGCCGCTTATTGTTTAGTAAAAGTAGATGATACTCCTGTAGCCAAAGATTGGGAAATAAATTCTAATTGGCCAGAAAGGATGGCAGGCTGGACTAGTAAAGATGTTATGTTTTATTGTAGAGTATTTGCTGATACAGAAATGTTATCAGAACAAGGAGATCAAGAGGCAAGAGAAGTGGCAAAAAAACTACTTGGGGAGGAGAGCAAAATGGAGGAGAAATCAGCTCAAGAATTGGAGGAGGTCCCATCACAGATATCAGATCTAATTACCTCTTCCCCTCCCGGATCTACTCAGAACAAAAGGAGAAATCTCAAAGTAAATACAACTGGAGCATAGGAAAATTAGTTCATGCATATGTAGCATCTAATAACTTAAGACTTTTTATGGAGTCGAGGAGTAATCATTTTTTCCTCGACCATCCATATATAGGTCTTATATCAAGTATAGCTTCTCCTAATTTCTCAAAGGGATATGGTTTTCTCTTCTATGATGTGACTTATATGATAAGTGGAGCAGGAAATATTATTAGATGGGAAAGATGTATCCCAAGAAATCCAGAAGAAATAATACATCTATCCTATCTAAGAAATAGATTAGTTGATTCAGTATCAAAGAATATAAGACAGAAATTAGATCTAGATTCGTGGGTAAAGTTGAATGAAGTTATAAATCTACCATTAGTCCCAGGATTTAGTTATATGGACCTTGATGATTTCTTAAAGGTAGCTATTATAGAAACTGTAAATTCTTTAATAAGAGATTTAAATAAAAAGGAACAAGAGTTATATCAAAAGTTAATGCAATCTAGAAAGGATGAACAACCATATAGAAGTCCTATGGAAGGGGTACCGAAGCCAAACTTTAGGTAAGAATATTTAATGAAGGATATGTTCTTATAAAAAGGTTATATGATATGTATCATAATATATCAAGTAGAATAAAAATATGAGTGATAAGATACCTTTAGATTATAGAGAGAGTGATATAAAAACATTTCCTGCCACTAAAGATGTTAATCTACCTCCAGATCTTCGGGCCCCAAGATCTTTAGGTCAAAAAGGTAGGATATCATCTTATATATCAAGGGATGGAGATATATTTACAAGTTGTGTAAGACCAAATTATAAATTATTAGCAGCATGGGATTCAGCTAGAAGAAAAGAACCAGTAATAAATAGAGGATTAACTATAACTGTAAATAGTATAGTAGCTAAATTAGGAAGATATATACATCCTGATCCAGAAATAGAAGACTTCATATCGGAGAATTTAGAAGGGAAAATAAAAAGAATATTATCAGAACTTGCAGATAGTTTAACTTGGAGTGGTTTTACTGTAGGTGAGAATATATATAAAGTAAGAAAGAATAAATATGGAGATAGACAAATATGGTTAGATGATATTATGGTATTTCATCCTCTAGAGCCATTATTTAAGTTAAATGCGAATGGTAGATTAACTCATGGAGAAAGAGTTCAACATGATAGATATCTAACAGGAATATGGGTTCCATGTTCAAGTAAAATAAATAGATCAATAGGTCCATCTTTCTCTGGTAGTCATATTAGATTAGAAAGAAGTAAAGTAATTCATTGTAAGATGGGACCAGGTTCAGGTGTAAGTCCTTATGGATCATCATTAATAGAAAGTGTATTTAAATATCATATATATAAAGAATTATTCTTAGATATGCAGGCAACGGCTTTAGATAGATATGGAAGTCCTTTAATATATATGAAAGTACCATATCAACAGACATCTGATGATTATGAAGAGCCAGATGGAACTGTTAGAAAAAAATACTTTCATGAATATGCAGAAGAAAAGTTATCTGATTTAAGTAAACATCAAGTATTAATAATACCAACAATACCTGGTGGAGAATCAATTGAATTAGGTTCTTTAACAACTGGTAATAATTTTAGTTCTGCTTTCAATGATGCTATAGATTTATGTGATGATAATATCTTAATGGGTTTAGGTATACCTAATCTTATAACTAAAGATAAAAATAATGGATTAGGGAGTAGTGGGTCTGCAGAGAGACAAGTAGATATTTATCAGATGCATATAACTACTATATATGATAATTTGATAAATTCTTTATTACAGCATGTTATACATCCATTAATCTTATGGAACTTCAGTATATATAATAAACCATTAGCTAAAAAACCAGGTAGTTTTTTAGTAAGACCAAGTTTAATAACAGAGATGAAAACATATGTAGATGTAATAAGATTACTACATGAGACTAATAATCTAAAAGCTTCTGATATTGATGTAATAAGAGATTTATTTAGATTACCGTATAATAAGCCCAAATAATAAAAGTTCACTTAAACTATTTTATGAAATGAACCATAAAAATATACCCCCGGATGGGGTACATGCTCCATATTCATATATATATGAAAGTTCTATACAAAGGAACTCATCAACAGGTTTTATTGCAGAAGATATAGGTAAGTTAAGTTATCAATTAGATAATGGAGAGATATATGTATTAATAGATACAAGACCAACATGGATAAAGATTTTAAGTGAAGGAGATAGAACTTTACCAACTGGTCCGGCTGGAGGTCATCTTACTGGAACATTTCCAAATCCGTTAGTACATCATGATTCTCATAATCATACTCCTGGGATTTCAATACCAGCGTATCCAGAAAGTTTAACTCCATCTGGTTTTGCTGGAGGAGATTTAACAGGATCTTACCCAAATCCTTTATTAAAGTTAAGTGGTGTTATAGCAGGAACTTATACAGCACCATCTATTACAGTAAATGATAAAGGTTTAATAACAAGTGTTGTAGGAAGTGATAATGTAGCTTTAAAAAGTGGAGCTAATTTTACTGGTGATATTCAAGTACCAAGTATAACTATTAATGAAGGGATAAATCTAGATGGCGATTTCAAATCTAATATAATATGGAGGACTACAGGGGGAAGTTGGACTCCTAGAGCAGAAAGAGGAATGAATCAAATGCATACATTGACCTCCAACGGAACATTAATGCCAATAAATGGTGCATCAAGTGGTCATATATTTAATTTAATAATAAAACAGGATTCCGTTGGAGGAAGAGTATTAAATTATGGGTCAGGGTACACAATAAATGGAAGTATAAAATCAACTGCTTATTCTTATTCCTGGATACAAGTTTTAGTAGTTGATCCTAGTACATTTCTAGGAAATATCATCCAATTCTAAGATATAATCCTCTATCTGTAATTTTCCTTCTAAAATCAATTTCCCATATAACATTAGAATATGTTTACAATCTTCTTGTTTATAAGTATATCTAGGGCAGGTACATGAGAAAGATTTATTATCCTCTAATAATTCAAGAGTATATATATTCTTATTACTAGAACATATCCAAATATTTTCTAATTGTTTACTTTCCTTTATTTCGTATCCATTAATTTCCATCCATTTATATATCTTCTTAAGAGCTTCACTTAAATCTATTTTTTGCATATTGAATACTTTTTTACCTGATTTCCAACTTATAGTAGTATTATCTATATCCAAAGAAGGTTTATTAAGTTTTTCAAATAAGTACAAACAACATTGAATTTTGAGATAGAAAGAAAGAATGGATTCTTTTTTCATAACTAATCACCGTATAAATGAATTTATTACAGATTAATGATAAGACTGTGGAAGGTAAACGAGGTATATTAAAAGTACCTCTAGTCAGAGTGGGTAAATGGGCTCATAAGGCAGCAAAGGTAATACAGTTTACCATATCAGACCTAAATCAGATAATAAAGAATTTTAGGGATAATATCTTACAACATAAACCGTATTTAACATATGGACATGTAATAGAACCATACTCCTATGATTCACATAGGAAAAAGGGGGATTTAATTGATATGAATATAGATGGAGATATCTTATATGGATATTTCAAGGCCAACCCTTCTACTTATGAAAGTGTATTAAATGGAGATTATGAATTCGCTTCTGTTGAATATGTAAAAGATTATATGGACCCAAAAACGGGTAATAATGTAGGTATGGTATTATTAAGGACAGCATTAACGAATTCTCCTTTTTTACCAGGAGATATAAAAATCGAAGCATTATCCCAAAATCCTTCAATAGATAGATTATTTACGACTATTCCAATAGCAAGTAAAAATAATATAAATATTATGACAGATTCTACCACTCAGAATTTATCAAATACTGCTACTTTAGAAAGGGGAGAAACTGAAGTAGCTCCTAATAACAATAATAATAATTCTCCTAATATAGAAAATGGGGAGAATCAATATACTCCTAATTCTATCAGTGAGACATCAGTAGAGAGTAAAGGGGAGAATCAAATACAAGATTCAAATGTTGCCCCTAAAGAACCAAGTATAGATATAGCATCATTAAAAGAAGAGATAAGCCAACTTAAAAAGCAATGGATAGAAGCTCAAGAGTTGACGAAGAAGATATTAGAACAACAGAAGGAAATAAATGAAAGAGCTCTGGCTCAAACAGTAAAACAAGAGAATAATGAAAAGGAGATAGTAGAGTCAAATAAAGAGGTTGAAGAAGAGAATAAAGAGAAAGAAAATAAGGCTAAAGAAAATGATAAGGAAGGAACTAACGAAATAGAACCAGAAGGAGAAGTTAAAGCTTCTCAAGAGGTAAATCAGTCAACTAATAAAGAAAAGAAAGATGATACTACCCCTATGAATCTAAATACTGAATTAAATAAATATGTTAATAGTAACTCTGGTCCTTTAGATATAAAAGGATTAGTTCAAAGTATTCGTGATAGAGTCAGTTCTGCATATACCGCTCAGCTTCAAGATTCTCAAGCTATGGTACAGACTCTTCAACAGCAATTAAATGATATTAAAAATCAGGCTGAAGAAGAAAGGAAACAGAGAGATGCATATGCTCTTTCCCTTCAAGAGGCTCAAAATCAAGCTTTCTTAGCGAGTACTGATTTAACCAGAGATCATCTTATTGGTAATGGAGTTCCTCCAGAGTTGGCAAATCAGTTTATCCAAGTACAATCAGGTTTATTAACCCAACAGAGTAAGATAAATTTATCATTAGATGGACAGGAACCTAAAGAATTAGATATTACAGAAGCCCTTTGTGAATTATTCATTAGAGCGGTCTCTTGTAATCCCGTGAATCTATCTGTTTCAGGTCAATCTACTTTTAGTGGAGGGACTTATGATCCTACCGGTAGAACTCAAAGAATCCGACAGGTTATCGAAAGGAATAGAAAAAGAGCTCAAGAATTGTATAAATAATTTATTTAAAGTTTAATATAACTTCTTTTATTTTTAGTATAATACTATGCATAATAACACTAATTTTAGTCCTTATATTTCACCTTTTCAGCCTACGACAAGTGATTTATATCCTGCGGAACCTATTTATACCGAACTGGCACGATCCTTTTCTAATATAGTAGGAGTTACTCCTCTTACAGAGATGTTTCCGGTAGAAGAAATTCCTCAAAGGATTGTCATAATGGATATTAGCTTTGAGAATATTCCTACAATCATGCCCCTTGTGGATTGGGCAAAACCAGATGTAATTACAGGATATAATGCTGGAAGATCAGAAAGAAGAGTTATTACTCCTCTGGCAATTAGAGAAAGTAAATTTATTTCATATGGTCAATTGAATACTAGGATTCGTCCTGGTACTTTAAGTGAATTTGCTGATCCAGATCAAATCATTGAACAAACTATAAGAGATCTAGTCACTTCTCATAACCTGACTTGGGATGTTTATAGAGGTATGATGTTAATGGGTGGTATTAGTTATACTGATCCTCGTACTGGTGCTTCTATTGATGTTACTTCTGGAATTCCTATTCATAATCAATGGTCTTATGATACTACTGAAGGTTATAGAGGTAGAAATGAATCTTCACTATTCTTAAGAATGGATGATGCTAACTCTCTTAATAGTTTAACTCAAGGGACTCCTTGGACAGATCCGAATGCGGATATTATAGGTACTATGATGAAAATCTCTAGTTGGTTTAGAACTACTAATAAGTCTAGAGTTACCCGTATTGCTATGAGTTCTTCTTTGGCCCATATCTTAATGTTTAATAATCAAGTTAAACACTTTATGGGTATGCCGGTCTTTAATCTGTTTCCTAATCAAGTTGTAGATGGAGCTCCCCAAAATATTAATAATACAATGATGAACTTTACTGTGGGTTCAGAAGGTCTACAAAGTATAGCAGGCATTCCTATTACTACTATAGAAACTATCTATAAAGATCCTGTTACGAATACAGCTCGTTCTGTTTTCCCGAAGAATAGAATAGTTCTTCTATCTGAAGTTGATGCTCTAAATAATAGAGAAGCTCCTGGTCGTACTCAATATTGTATATCTGAGAATGAAGATAGTAGCCCGGGTATGTGGACTCGTACAGTAGATCATACTCTACCCCCTCAAGCTCCTGGATTATATATTCAGTTAGGTAATGCAGGTATGCCTTATCTTAAATTCCCCTTCCGTGTAGCTCATATGGTTGTGGGTAGTCCGAATGATATCAATAAGAGATTGGGTGTTGTAGGTGATTATCAGTTTGGTATGCCTTAAGGTCCAAGTTAAATAAATAAATAATTGTTGATATTTTATTAATGTTGATGAATTATTCTTATATTAGTTAAGTAGTAATTTTATCTTTAATCAAATTTATAATTAGTTTTCATAGGTAATAAATTATGCCATCATTAAGTCACAATACAGAATTTTTGATGCGACATGCTAGAACTCTAGGTACTATTAGAACTTATGTTCCTGGGGGAGTGGCAATCGCACCTGATGCAGTTATTCTTCATGATACTGCTTCTTTAGATATTGCTATAGGTGGTGTCTACGATACTGCCCGGTTAGATCCTGCTAATCGAGCTGCATGGGAAGCTCAATTAGCTGCTTATGTGCCTCCTGCTACAGCTCATATTATTTCATTTTTAGGAGGAGTAATGGAGTTTGGTGCTAGAGAATATACTCTGGATTCTGGTCCCATGATAAATGCAGGAGATACTTTTCATTCTCAAGCTATTGATTTAGAAGAAATCTGGGATCTCCTTTCTACTGGTAGTTATGTACTTGCTGCTGTTCCGGATTATGGAGAACCTAAGTTACCCGCAGAAGCAACTGCATTGGGATTAGATTATTATATTACTAGAGATGGTAATGGTGAATTTACACTTCAATATGCTGAAGATCCTTTTGTAGCTAATGAAGTTGCTAAAGCTGGTGGTTACTCTAGACTACAATCTTTAATGCTTAATGGTACTGCGACTCCTATCCAAAGACAAGCATTATATAGAATAGCTAACTCTAGAGTTATGATGGATATATGTATTAAAGGAGTTAGATATATATTACAGAAAGTAGCTGATGCTCCTCTTTGTTGTAATGGAGGTGTTAATTACTCCTTAGATACTATTAGGTTCATGAGTAATACCTCTATGGAAGTACCTGGTGCTCCCTTTACTACAACTTTACAAGATGGTACTAATGCTTTTGGTTTGACAGCTGACTTTGGAGGTCTCATAGATGGTGTTTATCCTATAGCTACTTTCTTTGCTGGTGCCCCTGTTTCTCCTAATGTTACCTTAATACCGGGTGAACCTGTTGCTACAGTTGCTAATGCTAATATCTCTTATATAAGAGGTGTGGGTCCTGATTTTGGTCCTCCTGATGTCGCTGAAGGTGATCCTAGTAATGGTCCTGGTAGTGAATTGGGATATCTTAAAGGAATTACTTTCTATGAAACCCAAAGGGATGCAGAGTTAAGAATTAATGGTAGAACATTGGTTGAACCTCAATCTTATGAAGAGATTGAAGCATTTATGGCTTACTTGATGCAATCTCCAGGAGATGATCCTTGTAATGTTTGTATGGGTCTTGGTTGGGAAACAGTAGCATTTGCTACGGCAAGTTTCTTTGATCTTTCTAATGCTTGTTCTGCACCCCAATCAGCTCAAGGTATTCATCCTCTAGATTTAGGTTTCTTTACTGCTAATAATGTTACTTCTTTTGGTCCGGATATTGAATGGTTAGGTAGAGTTAATCCTATCTATTCTCAAGGTAGTAATATTCCTATATATGCTCCTTCTGTTGGTGGATCTGCCTTACATATGCATGCTAATCCAGTTCCTTTAATAAGATTTGATATCTTAGTTGATCCAGCAGCAGTAGCTCCTGTTCCTCATGTAACAATATTACCTGAGAGTGTAACGAGAAGCTATAGAGTTCTTCCGTAATAAGAATTGTTGGATTTGGATTTATGAATTAATTGTATTGAGTTTTATTATCCGACTGAATAAGTCGGATAATAAAAAAGTAATAGTAAAATAAATAAATTGAGTAATTTATATGGCTTCTAGTAAAATAATTGTAAATATACAAACTCCTTTCAGACATGGGAATAGATTACTCCCTAGAGGACAACAAATGGTCTATTCTATATCTAATGATAAAGATATGAAGGATTTATTCAATCTTATGAATAATCCTATGTCTAAAAATGGAGTATATCTGGGTGAAGCTGATAGAAAGTTATATGATAAATATGTGAGGGAAAAATATGATAGGTTTGGAAATTCTGCTTTTAAAGAAAGTGTTGAAATGAATACATCTTATTTACAACCTCCTGAAGAACCAGTAGAGTCCCCCTATTTAAATGCTGTCTCTTTATCTAAAAAAGGAGATCAATACCCTAAGAATGATTCACAACAAAATGTAGAAAAGAGTATTACTACACTATTAGCTGAATCTGAAACTAGAGATAAATCAGAATACGTTAAAGAAGATTTAGTTGAACAAGAACATATTGAAACTGTCAGTGTGGAAGATGAAGATAATACAGATAATTCTATAAATGTAGAAGATCTTAAAAGAGAATTTGAGGAAAGATATGATCATTTAGTTAGTGCTCATTATACTAAGATCCAAGATAGAGCTAAAGAGTTGAATATTGAATATACAGTTAAAGATGATACTATTCTAGAAATACTTGAAGCTGAATTCTTGGAGAGTGCTGTTAATTTTGGTATAGAAGAGACTTTAGACGAACTTTTAAAATCAAAGAATAAATAAAATCTATAGTTATCCTTCGTGAATAATATGGACTTAATAACTAAGGATACAGAATTATTGGGAATCGTTACAGATGAATCTTTTATATCATCGGTCAGAAGGGCCTCTATCCTAGGAAGTGATGGAGGTCTATTTTCTGATGATGATATTATTAAAATAGCTTTATATGATGCATATCCTAGAATCTTAATGAGAATATCTCTTACTAGAGATAAAGATAATAATCCTTTATTTAAAGGAATAGGGGTAAAGAAAACAGATTATAGTTTACAGTTTATAAAATCATTAGAGATATTAAAATCTCCACCTTATAGTTTTGGTCTTAAAAGAGTTGCTATTTCTTTAACTGCTAGTTATTTAATAAAAAGTTTACCTCTTAATGCTGATCTTAAATTCTTTGACTTGGGAGAAAGTTTAGAGAAAAGTGCTATATCAGATTTGGAACAATTAATTGGTGTATTGATAGATGATCAATCTATTATTGATCTTATTAATAACGATTCTTCTTTAGATAATAAGATTTTCTTATCCTCTAAAGTTCCTTATAAAGCTTTATTCTTTTCTTATTCAATAGATCTTGGTTCTATACCACCTGATAGTTTTGATTTAGTGGAAGAAGATATAGCTCTGTATGAAGGAGTATCTCTTCATACCTCTTTAAATATTCCTCAGAATTACTCTGGAGTTTGTTATATCAATATGAGTTATACTGGTTCTGATAAGTTTATAAAAGAAGCTTTTATTATTGATCCTCAATGGTCTCTTATTGATATATGTAATCTACTTACAGAAGTTATTAATGAGTTTAATGTAGATGTAAATTCAAATGTAATTGCATCTCTTAATATTAGTAAAGAACAGGTAAATGAAGTTACTTATTCTAAAGCAGAATTGTATCCAGACTCCACTACTAATAGAGAGAAAAAGTTATTATTTACTATTTATCCAAGAGTTCATGTTATTGAACTTAGTACCCTTAATCTTTCTAGTATTCGTAATAGAGAGGTTATACATGTCGACCTTAGAACTATAAATAATAATTTACTCCCCGAAGTATTAGATTCTACTATATTGAATACATTAAGACCTCTTACTTCTAAAGGTATAGATGGTATTTATTTTGGAGTTATAAATAATTATTACGCTTTAACTAAAGAAGGACCTCACTCTCTAATAGTAGAAGTAGATAAAGGAGATATTATATCTACTCAAGATTCCAGTGAAGTACCTATTAATAATAAAGTTAATAATAAGGATCTTATTATAGATACTTTTTATTTCAGAATACCAAGTAATTTAACTTTAGTACAAGGTCTTATGGTAGTTAGAGTAAGTACTTCTCCTAATATAACTTCTATTAAAGAATGGATAATAAATATACCTTCTGGTACTAACGCAGATGAAATAGCTAAGATCTTTCATATGTCATTCTACGATAAAGAATATATTACAGAAGTATTAGGAAGTTTGGCACATTCTAATGCAGTTCAAATGGTATCTTTTATAAAAACTAGGGAGGTTGTAAGGATTATTGTAGATATATTAGAAGTACCTCTAGGAGTAGAAGTAGCTACAGGTAATAATATTAATAATATAACTCCTTATAAACCTGGCCATAGATCTATAAATATACCAAGTGTACCCAAAGATAAAGAAGATTTACAGAGTATAGAAGAATCAAATTATAATAAACCCAAGAAATTAAATATTGGTAAAAGTAGTCCTCCTTCTATATCTCCTCAACTTCAAGCTGTTAGGAAAAAATTAGAAGAATTAGATAAATGTAATTATCCAAATTATGGAAAATGCCTCCCATACCCCTCAATCATCAGGGCCGGAAGATTCGGATGGTGCTGTCCCGAGGATTATACAGAGTAGATATGAACATAGATTATTTGGTCCACCTATCCCATCTATATACTATTTATGTATATATGTGTATAGAAAAATAGTAACTCATCCTTTAATAAGATCTCCTATAGTTAGAGATCCATTAAGTGGAGAGCCTATATTTATAAAAAGATATAAACTTAAGAATGGTGTTGAATTAAAAGAAGGTTTAGCTTGTTCTATATTTCCTCATAGTTCTCCGACTGATTCATTTGCTTTACCTAGTCCAACTGAAACTTCAGTATCCGCTTTATTTAGCCATCAGAACTTAGATCCTAATTTTGATGATGTAGTTTATCATATTTCTATAAAGTTACATTATGCTACTACTACAGTATTTGTACCCCATCCTAATGAAGAATTGAGAAAAATATCAGAAGTTAGAGGTGTAGGTCCTTTGAGTAGATATTATGATACTAATAATGAGGTAGAAGTAGATTTAGATCTAAATCCATCATTAGTAATAATAGGAGATTATATGGAATTAGTAAGGTATGCAATATTAGATAATACTCATACAGTAGATCTTCCTATACCATTTAATAAACTTGAAGTACTCTATTTTAACTTTAAAGACGCTCCTTGGGAAAAAGGTAGAAATATCTATTTCTCAGAAGGAGAGATATTATTAAGAGTAGATACTAAGATATCTAGAATATGGGATATAAATAAACCAATATTAGAAAGGATCAAATGTTATATGTTAGAATTACAACACGTTTCTGATTCTGAATGAGTTATAACATTAATAAAATATAACTTTGCTGTTTAGTATATAAATATTTTAAAAGGTAATAATTATGTCAATGCCAATCCCTAGGGTTAAATTTATAGAGGTTAACTCTGGATTTACACCTATAAGAATGTCTGCTAAAAATAGAATTGGTATTATCGCTCCTTTCTCTAGAGGTCCCGCTTTTAGATGGAGATATGTTGGAGGTTATACTGATTTTGCTGATACTTGGGGAAGTGATACTTCTATTGGTTCTCTTGCATTTCAAGCCGCTTGGGATCAAGGTGCTAGAGATTTTGGATTGATAAGAGTTCTTGGTTCTGGTGCTCCTGCTCAAGGAATGATTAGATTTGGAGGTATAGCTTCAAAACACAATAATATTCTTTTACATCTAAGGATTATAGGTGATCCTATTAGAAGATCAGATAGAGAAATTAAAGCTAATATTTTTACTAGTGGGGAATATAGGAGTAGTATTAGTGGTAGGTACTGGTTTAGAGTTGATAATAAATTTCTTGAAGATGGTGTTGAAAAATATACGATTAAATGGATCTTTGTTCCTTTAGGTGTAGATGGTGTTATAGCATGGCAAGATACTTCTGCACCTGAAATAGATATTCCATTAGATGCCATCCCTGTAGAATTTACTGATAAAGCTTTACAAGCTACTACTGATGTTTCTGGTATATCTCCTACTCTTTTGAGTGTAATTGGTTCTCAAGAAGTTGTATTTCCTGATTCCTGTTTGGGTTTACCAAGACCTGGAGAATCTTGTACTCTAGTAGGGACTCCTGGTTATGTTGTAGTTGTTAATGTTGGGGATATGAGATGGTTCTGGCATATTGATGGGGCAGATTCAGATAATATTAGAATAGATGAAGAAAATTCTGGTTATTATGGAACTCCTCCTATACCTTTAGAAGGATTTCCAGAAGGACTTAATAGTCAATTAGTGACTGATACAAGAACTGGTTTTACTAATTATCTCAATTTATTATTTACTGAATCTGAATTATCAAATGTAGAAGTATATACACCTACTGAAAGTATAATAGTTCCAGAAGATCAAACTGGTGTTGTTTTTGGCATAGAAAGAGGATTAACATTACAATTTGAGACTTTAAATACTATAGATCCTATATATCTAGAAGTAGGTGATATGTGGTCTATAAGAGTTAATTCTGATACTTGGAGAATACCTATTTCAGAAGGAGCAAGTCCTAATCAAATAGCCACTAGTATGATAGAAGTCTTAGCTGGTGATGATCCATTAGGTGAAATAATTAGGACTAAAGAAGATGATGGTATTATTTTTAAGTTAATGGAAGAAGAAACAGGAGTACAAGGTAATAAATATACTTATTATGTAGATTTAGAAACTCCTGATGGAGAAGTTATAACAGAAGCTAGTTATACGGGAGCGCCTGTTGATCCTGTTACTGGTTCCTATCCTCCTATGGAAATATCTTCAGTTCAAGTTCCTATTAACTTTGCACATCATATTCAAGAGGGTGCTAGTGTTAGTAATTTACATGCTGGAGATCCTTTTAGTGTCTATGTTGTTTCGGGCTCTGGTTTTACTCTTCCAAATTATGATGAGAATATTACTATTCCTCCAAATACTACTGTAGCTTCTATTGATATCCCGGCTTTCTCGGCAGCTGGTAGTGGTGCTTTGGCTGTTATAAATCTTTCTAATCCTATTACTGTTATTGGTTCTGGACAATCAGTATTCCATTTTGATAATACTAATGCTGGTGTTGATCTTGGAGCAGGGGGTTTAGGTATGACAATGAGTAATTATACTTTTTATCAAACTCGTTATATGTCAGGAGGTATAAATGGACCCCGTTCTGCATATAGAGATTTTTATTCAATAGATGGATATAAACTATTGACTCTAGTAGCAACTTCAGAAGGACAATGGGGAAATTCTATAAGAGTAACTATATATCCTCTTACTACAGAAACATTTAACTTAAGAATCGTTGATCTAAATACTGATAGTTATGATCCTCCTATAGCTGAAGAGTTCTACGCTAACCTTAGTTTTAGAGATGTAGATGAAAATGGATTCCTTAATCAATTGAATCAATCTAAATTTGTCAGAGGTGTCTTTGTTCCTAAAGCTCTTAATCCTAATGTTAGTCAAGTCTTCTATCAGAAGAGTATTATGAGATTGGCTCCCCCCGATCCTTTGGAAGTTGATCCTTCTGAACCAGGTCATTTATTAAATTATGGTCCTAAATGTTTAAGACAAGTACATTTAGAAGATGGATTTGATGGTCCTCCCTTAACGGATATGGATTATATTAAAGCTATTCGTATATTGAAAAATGCACCTGCTCATATAATATTGGCTCCAGGTGTATATCAATCTGGTGTTATTAAACAATCACTTATAGCTCAAGCTCATTCTGCTACTGAACTGGAAGGTTTGAGAATAGCTGTCGTTAACGCTAAACCATTCTTAGTACCTGAAGCTGCTAATCTTGAAACTATAGGTTATGGCTCTACTAGGGGCGTTATGGTTGCTGGATGGGGAACATATATTGGTATTAATAATACTACTAGATTTAGTCTTAGTCCTGATGCTCCCTATTCAGGTAAGTTATCCCGTATTCCTTTCTTCTTAAGCCCTGCTGCTAGGACAGATGCTGGACCTATTTATGGTATCTCAGAGTTGGATACTCAAAATTATAATGCAATGTCTCAACTTCAGGCTTATACAGATGCTAGATTGGAAGTATTACATCTTGATCCTAACTTATCTGCATTTTATGTATTAACAGGTCGTACATTAACTTCTAATACTCAATGGGATAAGATATCTTATAGAAGAACTTTTGATATTGTAAGGGCTGATTTATATGTACTATTACAACAATTTAAGAGTGCTCCTATTAATGCCAGATTATTCTCTCAAATATCTGCTTCTATAGATGCTCATATGACTACTATGACTCGTAATGGTTCTTTAAGATCTTTCTCTGGTACTAGTGTTAGATCATTAAATCCTGCTACAGGATTAGTTGAAGTGCATGTAGGTATTGTTCCAGTATATGCTGCTGATTATATAGATGTATATCTATATAGAGATGATGGTGGTAATGTTGTTAGACCTACTTCTTAATGCATTATAAAACTTAGTAAACTAAATCTTTAATTATTAATAAATATTATGCCTCAAATACCTAGTTATTCTTCTACTCAAAGTGAATTATACTGTGCCCCGGTAGATAATACAGGTCTTGATCCTATGCAGGGTTTTGACTTCTTTGTTTGGGTTGCAGATGTTTGTACTGGTAAATTGGCTTGGTTTGGAGCCTTCCAAAGTTTAACTCTATCCATAAGAGATGCTACTGAAACTTATTTAGAATTAGGACAACGTATCCCTATTCATCTTAATGGTGAAATACAAATAGCCTGGGTTCTAGAACAAGGTTTAGTTGATTATCAATTTATTTATAGGACCTTTGGTGTTAAATCAATTAGAAGGGATATGTATATTACTAGAGGTCCAAGATTCCAAATCTCTTTTGATGGTAATGCTTATGAATTAGATAGGTCCGCAGATGGTTCTGGAAGAGGGATAGTCGCTAATGGTACTGTTGATAGAGCTAATGATAGTGGTATTGGGGGAGATGATTTATATCGATGGGGTTCTGATGAATATTTGCACTTGAGTGCAGATTTCTATTCCTCTGATACTAACTTTAGACCTATTAGATCAGGTCGATATGATGTCTTAAGATGTAAAGTTGATTCTGTTTCTCTTGGTATAATGCCCGGTAGAAGGGTCGCAGCTGTTAGATGGGAAGGAGTTGCAGAAGGTATAGCTTATGTTAATGAGACTGTTCAACAATTTAAGACTGAAAGAACTACTAATACTAGTGGTAATTTCCTTAATCAACTTGGAGTTGAGAATATTAATATTGGGGATCTGACTGGTGCAGCAGTTGGAGGTGGTGGTGGTAGGCTTAGTAGTAATGTTGAACAACTTAATCAGACTTTGGCTTCAGGTGGTTAATAAATATTCTTTAATACTCCTTCATTAATTTATATAAAACATGGAGAATATACCTCCATGTTTTATATTATATTTCTGTATATTAATACTTATAACTATTAGATTATTAGACATAAATATATATATATCTAAATATATTGTATTAGATGAAATTCTTTACTAAAGCAGAACCTATACCTGCAGCTGCTGTTACTTATGCTGGAGCTTTAAGCGATAAACAACCTATTATATTTACTAGTCAATCAAGACAGAAAGATCTTGATGGTAGAAGATTAGATTGGGTTATTACTTCTGTTAAAGTTACTATGGCTAGAGATTGGTCTATTAGTCGAGCGGACTTGATTCTTACTTCAGAAATACCTGATCAAGAATGTTTGACTCCTACTCTTCCTGATATTCATCAATTTAGAGGTGGTAATTTTCCATTTCTTACAGTAGAAGATGAAATACGGATCTTTCTTGGTTATATCCGATTTGGACAATTAATTACTGCTGATTTGTTAGATGATCATGCTTTTGATTTATGTCCTTCATGTACAGATATAGAACGTACTCAAGAAGAGAATCCTAATTCCTTTGTATGTGGTCCTATATCTCCTAATGGAGAAAACTTTAAACAGAATCCGGATAAACCTCTTTGTCCTGTATTCTGGGGTTTTATAGACGTTATTAATATTGATGTTGATCCTAATAGTGGAGTTAGATGTACTATATCTTGTAGGGATAGATCAAGGGTATTTGCTGATACTACACTTATAGCTATTCCTTCTTTACAAGGTAGACTAATTGATACGACTCAAGAAAATGGTTTCTTTAATAATAATAGTAAAGATGGATTAGCAGCTGGTAAAAGAGAAGATATTTTAATTCAAGTTGCAAAAGGTGCTACAGGAGATTTATTTGGAGATTTGACTATAGGATCTTCTGGAGTTAAGACTTGTTGGAAACCTGTTATAGGAGGATCTGATGATATGGCAGATAATATGTATAGCCCCCCTTGGATAAATACTTCTACTACTACTACTTCACAGAATAATTCTACTAATTCGTCTAAAGAAGAAGAAGAAGAAACTCAACAAGATAATGAAGAAGAAACTATTAATACTGAGAGCACAAATAATGATACTCCTTCTAACTCTCAGAGTGAAGATAATAAAGAAGAAACTAAAGCAAGACTTCTTACTCCCAGTAAATTAGGTGCTTTATTATTTAATAAGTATCATTTACCTCAAGGAGCAGGAGATTATCAATTAGTTCTACCTCCTGAAGATCCTGCTTTATGGATGAGAGAAGCCCAAGGGAAAAAACATTTACCTTATACAGAACCCCGTTTTCACATTTGGGTTCAGAGACCTCCTTTATCTAAAGGTAATTCTTCTGCAGTATTTAAAGTTATAAATAAGAGTCCTTTAGAGATTATAAAGTTTTTAGCAGATACTGAAGAAAGACCAACTGATTTCTTTGCCTCTCATATAAATGGAGATTTTGTATTTGGTCCTAGAGTCTTAGATGCAAGTGGTTTTCAAGATCCTTATAGACAATATAGAACTTATTTTAATAGATTATATCCTAAAGAGTTTCAAGATAAAAAGATTCCTGTATCAGATGCTCAGAGGATTATTAGTATGAGAGCTGTTACTTCTTCTTTAGCTACTATGAATAGATTTGTAGTAGTAGATTCGGAGACTGAAGGTAGTTTTAGTTCTTTCTTAGATAAATTGAGAGTTGCAGTAGATGTTCTCCCTTGGCTCTTAGATGGAGATTCTGAAAGTCAATTATTTAAAGAAACTGGAGGGAGAAATGTATATCCTCCTTGTAGAAATCAAATCTTATATGATGGTAATATTTCTTCTTATGGTGATAAGAAATATAATAGAGCTGGAGGTGCTCTTATAGTTGCATTGAATCAAGCTAGGAACTGGTCTAGAGAAATAATGAGTATCAGTCTTACTCTTATGGGAGATCCTACTTTATATCCAGGTGAAGCTATTAGAGTATATAATTCTATACTTCATGATTTTGGTACTAAAGTTAATCCGGGTACTGAAAAATCTTCTGCTATTCTTAAAGAAACTATGGAAGATATAGAAGCACTTAGTACAGAAAGTAAAAAAGATGTCATTCAGAAAATAGTTTCTGAGAGTAAAAGTAAAATAGCAGCTACTAGTCCTGAGAAGGGTTATAAATTGAAAGAAAGTGAAGGGGCTTCTAGTGTTCACTTTGGTAATGAAGGTATAAGAGAACTTACTCAGAATTTATATTCACATCATGTATTGACCTCTATGAATAATTTAGTACTACCTGTTTATAAAGTTAGATCTATACAACATACTTTTAGAGTTGGAGGTAAGAATCCCGGTTTTACTACTAAATTAGAATGTATATCAGATTATTAATGACTAAATATGGCAGACTTTTATAGTTCATTTGGTTCCCCTTATTTAGACTCTTCTAGAATGGTAAATGCTTCTAGAAGAGCTGTATCTAGTCATGTTTCTACTCAGATTGGTACTATTGTTAATGTTACTTTCTGTGAATTTCATGGCCATCTTACTCAAACATATATGGTCAAACTATTAGATTCTGGTTCGGATCAAATAGTTCCTTGTAGAAAAATATCTCCTCAATCCTCTTTAGATGGTGTAGGTGATTTTTATCCTCTTGAAGAAGGAGATCCAGTCTTAGTTCTATTTAAAGAGGGGAGGGCTGATGTGGGATATATACTTGGTAGTTTTACCTCTGAAGGAGAATATCTTAAATTCTTAGTTCAAGGGGAAGGAGAAGAACCAGGTCATTTATATGATTCTGGTTTGGGAACTGTAGTAGCTAATCCTCCTTCTATACATCCTGATAGAATAGCTACTCCTGATGCTTTTATGAATATAATGCCCTCGAGAGCATTATTGGGAGATTATCAGGATCCTTCTTTAGGTAGTCGGAATAAAATGGAAGAACAGTCAAGTAGAAGATCTCAACCAGCATCTATTGAGATAAAAGATAAGTTGGGTAATTTTGCTCAATATGCTAAAGGAGATATTATTTTATATACGGATAGTGACCTTATATTCTTGAGTACTAAAGAAGTTGGGGATGAATGTGTTAAGTTGGCTAGAATGGTTAAGTACTATAAAAAACTATTAGCTGATTTAAAGAGAAAGTTTAATTCTATTATTAGTTCCAGGTCTGGGAATCAACCAGTTAGTCGAGGAGAAGAAACTCAAACTGAACAGAGTGATACAAATGAACAGACTACAACTACCTTAGAAGATACTCCTTCTGGTACTTTGAGAGATGTAGAAGATGGTTCTGTAGTAGAGACTCCTCAGTCCGATATACCAGAAGGTACAGATGCACAACAGACAGGACAAACAGAATTACCAATAGGTAATTCAGAATGGGATATATTTACTACTAATAGTGGGGAAACAGAATTTTCTACTTCTACTGGACAAAGTAATACTTTAAATACATTTGATGTTTCTAATGTAGAAAATTATGATTTTAGTAATATAGAGGTAGAGTCTACTCCTTCTAATTATACTTTTGGTAACTCTCAAACTAATCAGAATACTGAACAAACATCTGAAACTAATGATCAACAGACTACAGAGACAGAAGGTCCTTCTAGTAATACTCCAGGAGAATCTACATCTGGTGTGGGAGCTACTATAGGTAAACAAATAGATAGATTGAAAGCTTTTATAGGTTACTATCCTAATCCAAATTTTCATCAATATGCAACTAATAACTATCATATGCAGCAGATAGAAAAGTTAATAGATGCGACTATAAAGGAAGTAGCGGAATGTAAAAAGAATCTAGCTGCATATAGAGAATCAATGAATAGATTACAAAGTGGTACAAATATGGGTGATAAAACTAATGGGGAAACTTCCCCAAATCAAGAATCTTTCAGCGGTAAAGAATCAGAATATAAACCGAGAGATAATGAATGTGGTAAGACTTTAGTAGAAACTATTAAGAATCTCCAATCAATAGTAGGTAAAAGTTATGGTTCAGGTACTTGTTATGAAGGTGTAGCTGATGCTATTGATTATGCTGGTTTGGGTAAATTGGGAGGAGATTGTCAAATAAATGGTCCTAACAGTGTAGCTAATAATTTAGTAGGTTATACTTCATGGGCTATCCATTTTGCTAATTTCTTTAATGAAAATCCTAGTAACTTGGCCAAATTAGAAATAAGGAATTTAAGAGAGGATGGAATAGTAGATCCTAATGATTCAGCAGTCCCACCAGGAGCGGTAATAGTAGTTAAAAGTAACAAATATGTTACTCATCCTGCAGGGGATATAAATGTTAAGACAGATGATGGTCAGTATTTAAATCCAAGATCTATGACTAATTGGATGACTGATAGTAGTTATTGGAATGCTAATCCTGATCTTGTAGCTGGTATATTTGTAGATGCTAGTGGTTTTAGTTTTATATCTTCTGCTAATTCTGATGGAGAGAATCAAGCTGCTAGTGAAGAAGAGATTCAAAATAGAATAGAAGAAGATCAAAATAGATCTTTTGCATCTAAATATGGTAACGGTATTTACGAAGTTGAATATAATTATGATAGTACTAATTGGACCGATGCTGATGTTAAAGCTAAACCTATTGATAGTGGAGGTAAACCTATAGTTGTATTACCTATCCAATACTCTGAAGGTGGTATTCAACCAGGTGCGTTAGGTAGAGGTAGAGAGTGGACTTTAGAAGCTACTGCTGCTATGAAAAGGAAATTAGAAGCTAAAGGTTTTTATGTATTAACACCTGATGTACATGACTATTATCAACAGACGGGAGATTGGAATGAAGCTCACCAAGCATTAGAATTCTATACAGCTGCCGTATCTAAAGGAAATAGTAATGTACAGACTATAGTAATGACTGCTGATGCCGCTCAAGGAGGTGCTCAGTTATTAGTACCTGCTACTAGAACTAGAGATAGTTCATGGGAAAGTTCTATTGAAAATAATCTTAAAGACCTTTATTCCCAGAATGGTCTTAAGATGCATGATCCGAATCAATATTTACAACAAAGAGGACAAGCTGGTTATGGTGAAGGGACAGCTAAAGGGTATCATCCTTTAATAGAAAGGGTAGCTCAATATAATCCAAGGGTCGGTATTTTAGAAGTTGGTACTTTAGAACAGTTACTTGATAAAGGTGAAAGTATTTCAGGGGCCAGTCAGTATGCTGACCCTATATTTGACCAACTAGCTAATACAATGGCTCAACAAGCAGGTTTATAAAAGTATGAATAAATCTATAAAACCATTAGTAGTACTTCATGAATCTATCATTCCTCTAGAAAAACTTTATTCTTTCTTGAGAGATAGATCTATTGAAAATTCATATCATACTTTGATAAAAAGAAATGGTTCTATAGTTTATGTCACTTCACCTGATAAAAGAGTTTTGGCTGCTGGACAACCCTCTTCTTTTAGAGGAGAATCTATATCTGATTCTGTAGACCCTTTCGCTTATCATATTTGTCTTATTAGTCCTACTCAAAGAAATATAGATGGGTCTCATAAAGGATATACCGAAGAACAATATAAAAGTCTGGGATGGTTACTTAAACAATTAATGATTCCTTGGGAAAGGATTACTACTCATAAAGAAGTAGATCTTACTCGGAGAGCTAGAGATCCAGAAGGTTTTAATTATTTTATTCTTAAGAAGAATTATATAAGGGCTAGATTAATAAAACCTATATTCTTTAAGGTGTGATATGAGTCAAATAGATAAAAGTAGTGAAGATTATAAAGCATTTCTTAGGGCTTTAGAGTTTACTGCAAAATGGGAAGGAGGCTTTTCTGATCATCCTGATGATGTGGGAGGACGTACTTATAAAGGTGTTACTCAAGGTTCTTGGGATAGTTTTGCTTCATCTAATAGTCAGTATTCCGCGAAAGATGTTGCTAGTCTTACTGATGAAGAAGTGGCTGATTTCTATTATTTAACTAGATGGAAAGCAGTTGGTTTAGATGAATCAATTCCTTATCCTCTTAGTGTAGCTATCTTTGATACCGCTGTTAATTTTAATGAAAATACTGCTTGGGCCTTTATTAATGAAGCTATCAATCCTGATTCACCTAAACATAGTCTAACTAGAGATGAACAAGAAAAAATTAAACAACAAGTTCTAGAAATGTTAAAGAATGGGGAAATTACTCCTGAAGAATTAACTAAAAAACAACTTGATAGAAGGTTAACTCAACATCACCAAACTGCTAGTAAACATGGTGACCAGCAGTCTTTTATACAGGGATGGGAAAATAGAGTAAATGATTTAGCTAATTTAGCTGGATATAATGGAGCTGATGTTGGAGAGCCTATGGAGTATGATACCGATACACCTACTTCAGGTTCGACCCCCCCTACTTCAGGTTCGACCCCCTCAGCCTCTTCTCCTGATAACACCTCTGAGACGGGACCTGCTATTTCAGCAACTGGTTCATCAGGAACCTCTGGTAGTATGGTTTCAGACGGTATATATATGATTAAAGCTACCTTTGAAAGGTTTCCTCTTATAGAAAGTATGAGACATAGAAAGATATTTGGAGGTTATAAACTTAAAGCTTCTCAAATGATAGGTGTAGGAGCTACAGATAAAGTAGGTGGACCTGGTGTCGGTAATACTAAATCTACTCAAGAAGATTCTAATAATTCCTCAGATGATAGTAATGTTGAATTTGATTATGGAGGTGTATGGGGAGATCCTTTACCTGCTAGTGATTCTATCCTTACATCAGGATATCAACAAGATAGAGGTGGTAGGCCCCATCCAGGTGTTGATATAGCTTCTTGGACTGATGCTGATGTAGTGGCTTCTGCTGATGGTGTAGTGTCAGACATTTCTTTAGGACATAGCGGGGGTTTTGGTAATCTAGTAGTACTCACTCATAGTGTTGGAGATCAAACTATATATACTCAATATAATCATATGGCGGATGGTTCTATCGTTGTTAGTAAAGGAGATAAAGTTACTAAAGGACAAAAGTTAGGTAAACAAGGTGCTACGGGTGTAAGTAGAGGAGCTCATCTTCACTTTGAATTAAGGAATACCTTTAGTGATTCTAGGGCTAATTTCTTATCTACTCATTATGATCCCTCTTGTGTTATAGAAAGATGGAAGAGTCATTGTTCTTATAATCAACCCAATGGTTCTACAATGATGCCTCCTAATCCTCCTGCTAAAGAACCTTCTAATAGTGGTGAAGCAGCTTCTAATGGAGGGTCAGGTGATTCGGGGAGTACAAATGGTGAAAGTGGAAGTGAGGCCGGAGTCTCTCCTGATACTTCTGAAGAGGAGGGTACTTCAAGACAAACTTTATATGGACATAAGAAATATGATGAAGCTCCTGCTTCTGATTTAGTAGATGTGGCAGGTATGCAATTAAGAACTCAAGCTGCAGATTCTTTTAGAGAGATGGTAGATGCAGCATCTGCTGAAGGTATTAATCTTGTAGGAGTTTCTGGTTTTAGATCTATAGCAGATCAAGATTATTTATTCCATGAAATAGCTAAACAAAGGGGTCAAACTCTTGAAGAGAGAGCTAAAGTAAGTGCACCTCCAGGATATAGTGAACATCATACTGGTCTTACAGTAGATTTTGGAGATGGTAATAATCCTGATACACATGTTGAACCCTCATTTGAGAATACTGCTGCTTATAGATGGTTAGCTGAGAATGGGCCTAGATATGGTTGGGAAATGAGTTTTCAGAAAGGAGATCCTAATGTAAGTTATGAACCATGGCATTGGAGATATATAGGGTCAGCCGAAGCTCAAAGTATTTTTAGATAGATAAATTTAAGTTGTATAGGTAAAGGTATATATATGAAACCATCGTATTTAGTATTAGATAATAGAATGGATAGATCTCCCTGGCTTAATTTAGGAGAAATATTATCAAGTTATACTAACTCTCCACATTTATTTCAATTGTTTAAGTTTTTATATACTTATTCTATGAGAGTTGAAGATAAAGAGAAAAAAGAGGGGAGAGTATTTGTAGACTATAGATCATTAGCTTCTTGTTTAGTGTTGTATCCAATTTCATATAGAGTTTTATTGGCCACTTTACTTTATAGGGCTGAATATAAACAATACCAGATTTATATGACTTATACTCATTTGAAAGATAGATTATCTTATGTACCATGGTATCCACTATATTTGGTAGATCTAACTTGTAAAATAAGAGGAGAAGCATTAAATCATAGGTTTATAAATATGTTAAGTATGGAAGATGATAATTCTTTAGATATATCCTTTTTACTTCATACATTAAGGATTAAAGATGATATTAAAAAATATTTAATACCAGAGGTTTTAGACGTTAATTCTTTCTCTTTTCATATGAAACAATTAAGTACTGTATTACCCTTATTTTCAGTTATAGATGAAGATGATTTCTTTAAATTATTAAATAAAAATGATAGATCTTTAGCTACTAAGATGTTGATTGAAAGTCTTAATCTTTCCCCTTCTTTGTATACTAAATTAATTACCTTTAATAGAAAGGTCTTGAAAAGAGTTTATGTTAATAATATCTATTAGGTTACAATAATGAGTTTCGATGAATATAAAGTAGTTAATACAGAATATGTTCCCAGACCTGATCTTAATAATATTACGCTTTCTCCTTCTTTAAAACAAGCACATATACAATCTCTATTATTTAACTCATATAATACTTTAGTTAGAACTGAGTCCTTAATAAAGAATATAAAAAAGGGTCTTAAATCTACTCCTATTTCTCTTAAATACTTTTCAGGTTTGATAGAATCTATATTAATAAAATTATTGACTTCTAGTACTATTACTAATAAAGATGCAACATTCTTATCTCCTCACTATTATAAGTATCAAGAAAGAGTTGCTAGAAAAGATGTCCCATATGACGTCTCTAAAGTTATTACTTATGGTTATTCTTATATATGGGGTGGTATGTATGGAACTCCATTATATTATAACTATTTATCTAAAAATTTAGACCATTATCAGAATCCAGCTAACCTTGCTCATATTGTATATTCTTATTTCTTTAAAAAGATAAGACAAAATTCTATAGATAATTTATATTTACCAGAACTATCTAACCTTATAGATGACCTCTTCCTAAATGGTATAAATAATATGGAATTGGTAGGAGATAACTTGATTTACTTCTTTCATAAGAATTTTCTTTACTCTTTTCCTAAATATACTGCTATGATAGATTGTATCTCTTCAGTTATGCAGATAAAAGATTTATTAGATTATTCTTGGGGTACATATCAAGATAGTAAGATTATTAAAGAATTATATCTCCATATGGTTAATCAAGGTCTTAACACTACTAAAAAGCCTTATAATGATATCCCTCATCTAAATCTATCTCAATCTGATGTAAAAGCTATTATGAACTCTTCTGGTATGTTAGAGGTAATAAGGATTAATAATGATTTACCTCAGATAAATGATATTCTATCTTCTAATAAGATAACTTCTTATAAACCTTTATCTTATCTATCTATATTTCATTCTCTTATGCTCAATATAATCCCTGGACCTGGAGGTTATAATGAAGTCTTAGTTATGTTAGCTTTAATATTATTAGTTCGAGCTTTTTGTTTATGTCATGTGGAGAATAATGGTGCATTAGGAGATATACCTTTTAGTAAACTAAATAAGTTTGATTCATTTAATATCTCTAATAATTCATCTCTCAGTCCTAGTATAGGAAGTTTATCTAGTCATATCGAGAATAGAAATAAAGTAGAAGAAATATTATATAGAAGTAATAGATTAATCTATTTATCTGGGGTTTTATTAAGAAAAACTAATTTGTATGACCTTAATATTCTAGGTAATAATATATCTTCTATTAGTGGTTATACAGATAAAAGTCCAATTAAATTAGATATAAATACTTAATAATATGCCAAACTTAACATCTCAATCAGTACCTTTCTCTTTATCTGCAGAAGAGGTATATGATCAATTAAGTATATTAGAAGAGGGATATAACTTAAATGATCTTGTAAATAGTAATATAAATGAACTTACATTAGATAATGTCGCTGAATTAGGAATTACTTCAGCAGATTATAATATACCACTTAATCCTCCTAGTCCTCCTACTAATGAAGAAGTATCTGAACAAACTAATACTACATCAAGTACTGAAGAAACTGGAAATATATCAGTAGGTCCCTATGAAAATATAGATGGTTTAGAAGTAGCTAATAATGTTACATTACAAGATTACGATACTTCTAAAGTTGATAAGTTTGAAGAGTTATTATCAGAAGATGCTAATTTAACTACAAGTAAAGCTAGTGATGCTTTTAGTGATCTTGTAGAAAATCCTAAAGGAGAAGATAATGAAGGGTCGGGAGAAAAATCTAATGAGACCGGTGATGGTGATAAGAACGATGGTAGTGCTTCTAACCTTACTAATTCTGATGAAGATAATGATCTTATAGCAGGAAAGGTTATGGCTGAAGCTAGAGCTGCTGTTAAAGGTTCAATAGTTCAAGAGGATGCAGTAAACCTTAGTATGAAAGCTAAGAAAACTACTAAAGAAACTAAAGAAAGTCTAGATGCTGCTCAACAAGGAAGTACTACAGAAAGAAATGGAAAAGTAACTGAAGGGTCTGAAGAAGTTTTAAAGACTGCTAATCAAACTATAAGTAAAGCTATAGATGAATTAGTAGAATCAAAAGCTACTAATTCAGGTATAAGATTCTCGGCTAATGATGCGATAAGTTTTAGTACTCATAAAGGTATAAATTTATCTACATCAGGAGCTATTACGAATATAGCTGCACAAAAGAATGACTATTCCAATGTTTTGTATACTTCTACTGAATATTCATATACTGAGAGTAATCTATCTAATACTGATACAAATATAAAGGTCGATAATAGTAAGAATAGTATTTCTCGTAATGTTAATTCCTTAGAATATTCTAGAAATAGAGAAATAAATACTGAAGTTACTTCTTTAAATGCTACAGAAGCTTTACAAACTGCATCTAAAGAAAGAGTTGAAGTATTTGAAAATGCACAAACACAAGGAGGTACATATAAACTTTCTGTAGAGAAGAATCAAATAAATAATATAGGTGAATCTCTTATTGTAAGTGTAGGTTCTGAAGTTCCTAATAAAACAGAATCTCCAGCTTTTAATCCTTTATCAGTAATATCAGATGTGGCTTCTGGAAAAGGAGGTTATCTATTATCAATAACACCTGATACATATGATTTACAACAGGAAGGAGCTATAAATATACATTCTAGTCAGAATCAAACATATGTTGCTGATTCTATAACTGATATATCAGATAAAAATAGAGTATCTCTTAGTAAACAAAATATAATCTCTTATACACCAGGTAATGAATTTAGAGTATCAAATAATATGACTACCGCAACATTACTTGGTGGTGGTACATCTATTTTAGGTAGATTTTCTTTTATGGGAGGTCTATTTGGAATGATAAGTAATGTTGCAGAAATAGCTTCTAATATATTACCTGGTCTGTCTCTACCCTCTGATTTACCTATGCCTCCTATAGGAGAAAGACCTAATGCAGGACTCAAAGTAGATATAGATGCTTGTATTCCAAGTAAATATAAAGATTATATATCTGGTACTAGCCCCGAAGGTAGTTCGGAGGATTTAAATTCTGATATATCTAATGATATATCTTCAGATTATTCTTTTTCTGATTCACCAATTTTAGATGATCTTACTAATACAGGTAATTTAGATCAAACTTTAGATAATACTTATTCTATACAACCCCCTTCTGATTTGGGTGAAACTTTTAATGCAGGACCTATAGGTGATATTACTCTAATAGAAAATGAAGGTACTGAAGTAGATGGAGTACAAGATGAAAATGCTGGAGATATTATCAGTGGTACAGAAGTAGATGATCTAGATGGATCTTCTCAGACTTTAGATGACCCCATACCTTCAGAGGATGAATTAGTAGAAAGTTTAGATGAGAAGAAACCTACTTCTAAAGAATGGACATCTGGTAGAGGGGTTGAGACATCTCAAGGTTTCTCTGCAGATAGTAAAACTAAGAACCAAGAACAACCGGATGCTTCTACTCAAAAGAAATCAAAAACAGGATCATCTTTAAGTAGTACAGATAATAAATCAAGTTCAAAAGGAGTATCAAGAGAGAAAAGGATGAAAGTATGGTTTGCTCCTCATACCTACTTTGATCTATTTGAAGAAGATGACTTTGAATATAATAATGCCCCACCGTATCAAGGTGATCCTATGGATGTAGGTAAGACAGATGTAAAGGTTGAAGAGGGTAATACTCCGGAGTTAAATAAAATAGCAAAGAAATCTATAGAAGATAGTATAGAGTCTTCTAATTTAGAAGAATCTTCTAAAGAGAAATTATTAAGTAATACTTCTAATGTATTAAATGCTTTGTCTTCTCTAAATATAACTAATTCTGAAGAAATATCTAGAGATATTGTTATAGGAACTTTAAGTACTTTAAATTTAAATTTAGATGAGAATGAAAAAGACATTTTATACCATTCTTATTTAGAATTAAATGGTAATATAGCTTTATCCATTGGTATATTTGGTACTATAATGCCATTAATACAAGATGCTGCTAATGTAGCTTCAAATGTATTTTCTCAAGTCTCTTCTATAAGTAGTATGGTAGGTATAGATATAGAAGGAGGATTCGCAGATTCTGTTATGAGCGTTATAGATCAAATTAAAGGAGGTCTTAATGTAAGTTCTGTGGCATCTTTATTAGATAGTTCTGGAGAGTTAAGTAAGTTTATTCCTGTAGGTCAAAGTATTATAGCTATGCTTAATAATCCTGAAGGTAAAGTAGATATAAAAGATACTATTATTAACACTTTATTACCACAAGTAGAATCTTTAGTACAACCAATATTAGGAGGTTATGATTCTATAAGTATTAGTAATATAACTACATCTATTAGTAATCTTCTTAGTGATGGTGCTTTAGATGGTATGGGACCTGAAGAGATATTATTAAGAGCTCAAGGATTATTAAGTCAATCAAATATTTTACCTGATGAAGTAAATACTTTAATGCAATCAATAGGTCCTCTACTTACCTCTTTTTCTGAAGGGGGGAGTATAAATAGTTTGATAGGAGGTGATTTAATATCTCAAATAACTTCTAGTTTAGGTATAGATATGTCTCCAGTAAGTAATGTAATAGGTAATCTTGAGGGAATAGTGGGTAGTGTCAATGCTTTATTAACTATTCCATCTATCCTAGATGCTATGAATGATTATGATATACCTTTACTAACTCAGATAAGTTCTGCTATTGAATGTGTTGATCTATTCTCTCGTATCAAAGATATTATTGGTATAGTTAAAGACCCTTTAAATTATCAATCTCAATTCTCTAATCCAGGAGCTTTACAATCTTTGGGTTTACCTATTGATTCTTCTATGACTAGTATTCAAGGTTTAATGACGGGTCTCCTGGGTGATGATATTTTAACTGGTCAAAGTTCAGGTATTATTTCTAGTACTTTAGGAGTTATATCAACATTAAGAAGTTCTTTAGGTAGCTTTTCTTTAGCAGGATTAGGAGATGACACTTATTCAAATAATTCCTCTTCTGAAGGATCAGAGTATGATAGTTCTTCAGAGGAATCAGTAGATATAAATGGAATAAGTAATAGTTCGGATGAATTATCCCAGACACTTAATAATGAAATGTTAGGAACACAGACTATAGCATCAGGTAGTTCAAATTCATATAATTTAATAAATGAATATGTAACAGATCAAAGTAATAATATAATTCCTGGATTTTACTCTGAACCTCGTATTAGATCGATAGATACAATTGAAGGAGAAACTTTAGAAGGTTATTTCTCTGTAGATGAATTAGGTAATGTAGCAGTAAGATCTCAAGGAAAACATGATTGTGAGGATCTTATAAGTAGAATATATAATACTAATCAGATAGTAGCAATAGAAGAGAATTTAGATTTAGATAATGTAGAGTTTGGAACGTATGTTCCTCTTGATGAGAATAATCCTTTAAACCCTGATTATAATTTAGATGGTCTAATTTCATATAATGATTTAATGAATGATCCAAATTACAGAATATTCTTTGAAGATCCAGAACTTGGGGAATTTGAGATAAAAGATTCAAGCATATATCTAAATGATATAGGAGTATCTGATATAAATGGTAATCCATTGGGCTTTTGGACTTCAGGAGTTAATAATGATAATGGAGGTTTAGATATAATAAGAAATTCTGTTTATGATAATGTGAATAGAATATATGATGAAGATAATAATCTTTTAGGTGTCTCTACTAATAATAATAATATTAATTTAGAGACATTTGATCCAAACGGTTTAGTTTCTACTATTAATTATACTTGTGAAGGTAGATTTAGTGATTTTATTAATAGTTTTAAAAGATTAGATAAATTTAATAGATTTATCATATTAAATGAAGATAATATATTTGAAGTACTTCCTTATGGTAGTATTAACTATAATAACACTGATAAGATATCTTATTCTTATTCTAGTAAAGTAGAAAGGTTTGATATTAATACTATTAAAGAAATCTCAGTAATGATTGATAATAGACTTTTATTACAGTGGTCCCAAGATGAAAGATTTTAATAAAGATTTAAATATATCTTCTGCAGAATTTCTAGATACATTACCTAGATTATTACAATTACATAATACATTAAAGAAGACCCCCGATTTCTTATTAAATAATATGGATAATTCTTCTTTATTAAAAGTATTTAAAAGAATAAGTTTACCACCTAATAAATATAAAGGTTGTGGGGGTTTACCTAAATTATCTATTGAGGATGCTCAAATAATTATAGATATAATCTATCCTCAAGATAATATGATTCAATTTACCTTACCTTCTTCTATTAATAAAAACCCTAAAAATACTAAATTATCTGAATTACCTGGTAGAGGTAATACTATAAGAACTGTAGTAGATTTTTATACAATGAGAAGAGATAATATGGTATTGAAATGTTATAAAGGTGCATCTCAATATTGTTCTTCTAATTTAGATTTTCTTATTATGGATTTAGATCATAATATAGGTACCGGGACGGCATTAGTAAGTCCTTATCAAAGAAATTTATTATTAGAAGATAGTAATGGAATAAAATATGAAATTCTTATAAAAGAATTATTAAGTAAATTAAAACCATTCTTTAAAGAATCATATCTATTAATGTAAATATGAGGTTATTTAAATGTTAAAGATCCCGAGTACCCCTATAAAGAAAAGGGGTATATTTTTATATGTAAAGGTAAATAATATGCCTAAGAATATAAGAGTACCAATAAATATATTAATAGAGTACTCTAAACAGAACTTTAGGGCAATGAAGAAAAGTTGTGATGATAAAGTAGTAAAGATATTAGATGAAACTATAGATCATAATGGTAAAGGTTTTACTTATAATCATGAGATGAATGTTGATCTTGATAAAGGTTATTACTTTATAGGATTATCTATAAATAAATTCTTCACGGGTGAAGATACAAACAGTATGATTATATCTTTACATAGATCTAGTCCCCGTTTAGTAATAGGTTATCCTTATTCCATATATGAAAATTTAGAGATAAGTTATAGTTTATGATAGATCTAAAGTTAGAGAATGGTGATATTCAGTTCTCAGATACTAATTACAGAGATTCTATATATATTCCCGGTTCTACTTCTGAGACGTATAATGATTTAATAACTGAGAGTGGAGTTGAAGTGGCCGATAAATTATTTAAAAGATTGATAATAACTCCTCTTGGTCATATCACCTTAAGAGTATTACATGATATAGGGACAGCCAATATAGATTTCAATATAGGTAATGGAATATATCAAGAGTTATCCCAACCATTAAATATAAATCTAGTCAATAAAGCTTATAAACATATAAGTCACGCTATTAAATTTAAACCTAGAGGAGTCAAAGTTTTATCTATAGATGTATTAGTACCTTCATTTGAGACAGTACATATATATATATACTATTCTATAAATAAAAAGAAGTATACATATAATAAAACTATGACTTTAACAGATTATGAAACTTAGAAGTGTAAATCAAGTCATATCTTCTTTTAGAAGGTATATCAGTTCTATTGATCCTAAACTATCTCTATTTCCTGCATATGGTAATTTATATATAATATTTAGAGCCATATCTTCTGTAATAACTTCACAAGAGTATGATTTCCTTACTGAAATAAATAAATATAATATAAATCTTGCTGAGAAAGATATTTTAGATGCTTTAGGAAATCAATATGGAATTGAAAGATTAATGGGGTCTAAAGCAAGTGGAGGTGTATTAATATCAGGTAATACTCAATTTATAAGAAAAGGAACTATATTAACAAATGTTAGTCAAGACTTAGAATATGAAATAACTAGTAATATAAGGTTAATAAATAATATAGAAACAATGGCACCTGTATTATCTCTTATTAAAAGTTCTAGAGCAAATATTAGAGAAGGTACTTATTTATATTCCAGGGCTTACCCTAATCATAATTTTTTAGTTGGTTCCTTTAGAGATTCTTTTAATACAGTATCCGGTCCAATATTAGGAGGTATGGATAAAGAAAGTGATTCAGATTATAGAAGTAGAATAAAAGGTCATATAAATGGAACTATAAATGCTAGTTCTTATGTAAATATTTACTCTAAACTTAAATCTTTAGATTTTGTAGGAGATCTTTTTATTAGAGAACATTGGCCTGTACCAGGTATCGTTACTATATATAGTAATATAAAAGATACTTATTTGATAGAAGAAATGAATAAAGTATTATTACCTCTTCGTCCATTAGGTGTTTCTCTTATTTATAAACCTGTAATGAAATATTCAGTTAATATAGAGTTAAGTGTAAAGGTTAGTAGTACTGATTCTATAGATACTGTAGATAATTTCTTAGATGGGGAAATACATAACTATTTCTCTTCTCTAATAATAGGTCAAACATTGAGTAGGGTGGATCTACAATCTTCTTTATCTTCTTCTTTAATTGGAGTAAAGTCTTTAACTATACTTAAACCGGAGTCTGATGTTATGGTAACTGAAGATGTACTTTTGGTTCCTGGTCAAATTAGAAAATCATTCCATGAAATTTAATTATGTCCTGTTATTATGATAACTATAATAGTTTGAGGTTTCTCAGTACCTTAGATGACATTTATAATTCTTCTAAAAGTTTACGTCTAGAATTTCAATTATTAGACTTTTATCCATCTTCTACTACTCCTTCAGTACTTAGAGGTTCTATTAAGGGTCTTGATCTTTATAGAAATTATACTGATTTATTTGAACCCGGTTGCTTTCAATCTGGTTGCTTTATGGAACCAGGCTCTTGGAGTGAATATGATGAAATGGATCTTGTTCCTGATTACTCTAATTCTCCTTTATTTTCTACTGATTGCTTCTCAATTGGTTGTTGGGATGACTTTAGTCATAGCTGTTCTATATCTATTTATTCCTCTGATACACCTAATATTTGTAATTCTAATTATGAATTGGTAGATTCTTATACAGATTGTATAGGATATTCTCCTATTCTAGAAGATTATTTTGATCCCCCTTCAAGTCCAAATGTAAGGAACTTTACAATGGGTCATTATGTTTATCTATCTAATAGATATAGACAATATATTACTAAATTAAATAGATATTATTCTGGTTCATTAGAAGGTAATAGTTATGTAGAAAGAGGTACTACTAGAGAAAAGTATTTTATCACTTATCAAAATATGTTTGGTAGTGAATGTTATACAAATGTACCAAGCCCGATGGGGTTATTAAATTTATATTTTGTAGGAGGTACTAGTCCTGTATTATTAGCTTCATTTTCTCCAGATAGATCCATTGTATGTAAATATAATCAAACTTATTCGTTTGAAGGTAAAAGTTATTCCTCTTTATTATTTATAGGTTCACGAGCTGTAATACATGAAATAGAGTTTCTTAAAAGTGAATTTATTCTTAATCCCCCTAATCTTACTTATAAAGATTGTAATAATTATAGTTCCCCTAGAATTATTACTAGGTCGAATAGGAACTTTTTATATAAAGATGATTCTGGTTTGAGATTATTATGGTACCCAGGATCTTTAGATGAAATAGGTAATTCATATGTAGTAGATATAGGTTATATCAATGATAGATATGGTGAAGAAGGTCTTATTACATATTATGATTATAATGTACCACTAAATTCTAATGGTATATTTAAATCTACTACTACAATGATAGATGGTATACTAGCTATAAGGTTAAAAAGAGTTACTAAGTATAACATCACTATCTTAAGAGTATTTATTTATCCACTAGATATTCATTTGATGAGAACTTATTATCTATTAGGTGAAAGATCTAGAGATAGTAATATTGTTAATCTCGAAGCTCTTAGTATTTCTCTAATACAAATAATGTTAAGTGGTCATTTAGAAGATCATTTATGTGTAGAAAGAAGAGGACATTGGTACTTAGAACCTTATCTTAGAAAAGTATTGAAGGAAGAATTTGATATTTTATATAAACTTATAGATAATATATCTGATTTGAAATATTTAAGTAGATATGGTTCTATCCCTTTAAGATTATCAGTATTTGGTATATCTGAACCTATCTACGATGATAATTATTTTCCTTCTTTTTCTAAAGGTTTATTTGTAGATTACCTATTTGAACCAGGTTGTTTTGATAATTGTATTTATCTTGAAGGTGCAGATAGAGAGATTTCTAATAGATCATTAGCATGGTTATTATATGCTTTATGTTCTTATTCGAGAGTATTTCCATCTGATAGAAATAGATATAAAAGCTTTATAAATAGGATAGCTAATTATCTTATATCAAATATAGATCATAGATATAGATTGATATATAAAGGATGGACTCATAATGATATTTATAGTTATTCCGAATTAATAGATGATTATCCTACAAGCACTAATATTGTTACTTGTCTAGCTTTACTTAAAGCTTATGATGTTACTAAAGAAACTGCTTTTCTAGAAGTAGGAACTGATTTATATCAAGGTATATTAAATTATTTATATTTACCTGATATGCAAGTATGTGCTCATTCTTTAGATATTGATGGTGTCTCTTTAGATTCTTTATTACATTCTTTATGGTTATTCTTAGAACTTAATAATGCACCCTTTGTAGAAAAGATATTAAACTTATTATTAATCAGATTAAAACCAAGAGATGATATAGATGTATATACCTCGATATATTATGAAGATCAAATGGAGGATATAGAAAATATTTATTATAACGGTCTCTTAATAACTACTATTAATAAAGATAATTCCATTCTTTCTTCAATACCTTTTAATATGACTGAAGAAGACTTTATTAATACTCTAAATGATGAAGAATATCAATTTATATATTTATCTCTTTTATCTCATAGATTAAATGAAGCTCTAAATACTTATAGTTTTGATCCTTTATATATTCCTATTATTGATCACTTTAAGAATAAGTTGAATCAATATGATTGTTTAACTCATTCTTATCATTCATTAATAAGAACTAATATTCTTAATAATAATTTATTATTTGGACATAAATTATTTAAAATAGAATGTCTAGAAAGTGTTAATACTCTTATAGCTTCTAGGAAGTATTTATATAATAAATTGAAAGGTAGTATACCAACTAGATTTAATTGGTTTAGTAGAGCTTCTTTATTACCTTCAGGAAATATGGGTAAGATGTTATTAACATTCTCTAAAGCTCTTGCTCCAATATCTATACTTATAAGTAGAATTTCAGAATTCTTTATACTTAAAGATGCTAGAGGTGTATTATTAGACCAAGAAGGTGAAGATATATTAATGCCTAGGTTTGATGGGGAAGTTTATTTAGATTATTTAGATAGAATGAAGAAATTTATGCATATAGAAAATGGTACTAGACAGGGTCTAATGAATCTATTTGAGCTATATCATATCAATTCTAACACATATAGAAAGAAGGTTATAGGTACATCAGATATATATAATACTAGTTATAATTCAGAATTTATTAGTGATGATTATACTTTAGGTTATTTATACTCTGAAGGGAGTCATGATGATGAGTATTTAATAACTGATATGAATATACCTCCAGTAGTTATGAGAAATGTAATGGATAAGAAAGGTTTAGGTGTTAGTCTTTCTTTCATTACGTTAAATAATATATACTCATGTAATCCTAAAAATGAAGGAGATATATATATAACTCCTCCATCAAGTATAATGCCAGAAATATCATCTTCATTAATATGTACTAGTGATTGTTATGACGTATATAGAATTTCTATACCTGAAACATATCCTTATCCACTATATATAAATAACGATGGAGATCCTCCAAATATTCTATATGTTTCTACAATTCCACTTGAAGGTAGTATAGATGTGTTAATTCCTCCAAATACTCAGAAAGTGATAATGATCAATCCTTAATATATTATGAATAAAGATCAAGTAAAGTTAATTATAGTAAAGGTAAATCCTTATACTCTTAGTACTGCTATTATTGCTTATAAATTAGGAATAAGAAATATAACTCTTATAGATAATAACCCTTTAAAGTACTGGGGACCTGTATATAAGCCCTTAAAGTTAGAAATGAATACTCCAGTTACTATGGACTTAGTATCTATGAGTAATATAGGTAGAGAATATTCTCTTGCTAAGTTCTTAGACTTTATAGATAAATATCCTTTGTCTCAAGCTAATATAGAAGGAAGTAAAACTTTTATACCATATATAAAATTCAGAAAGTATTTAGAAAATACAGTAATGAGTTTAAAAGGTTATGGAATAAAGTTTATAGAAAAGGGTATAGAAGGTATATATAGTAATTATATAAAGTTAGAAGATAATTCTTCTATAAATTTTACACATATTGTATTAGGTTATGAGGATTATGAAGAGATATATCCATCTTGGATTACCTCAACACAAATAGGTGATAAGAGATTAGATGATATTATGATACAAGATATGGAAAAGGATTTAGATATAAAATGTGCTATTGTTGGGACAAGTAATAAATGTTTATATTATTGTAATTTATTATCAGAAAAGAATATACAAAATACTTGGTTCCCAGATAAAAGGTTTATAAATAGAAAATATGTTTTACCTTCTTTTAGAGAATGGAGTTCTAAGACTGCTTATTCTTCTTATTATTCAAATATACCATCTAAGTATTTCAAACAGAAATATAAAAATTCTATAGAGAATTATCCAATTGGTCTTAAAGCTTCTTTATTAAATCATTTAAATAACTATAAAGAAAGTAAAAGAGTAGATACAGAATTGACTAGTTCTAAAAAAGTTAATGATCAAATAAATAGATATGAATTTATTTATTGTGATTTACAGAAATCATATAATATATCAGCGTTACCTATAAAAGATAAATTATCTAAATCAGAGGTATATACAACTTTACCTAAATTAAGGAATACATATAATGCAATAGATAATGAGAAAATGTTTTTCATAGGACCTTATAGTATGGATATTGGAGGTGTATTTCAATCTACACTTAATTCTACTGGATATACATCTGAGATAATAATAAAAGAAATAATAAAATAGGTACAAGATATGAATCCTTATAAGTACCAAACTTTCAATACATTAACTTTTGCTGGTAGAAGAAAAAGAGCTTTATATTTTATACAAGGGATATATGAACCATATATAGTATTAGCTAAGCCAACTATTTGGAATTCAGATGATATTCCTCCAACAGATTATCCCAATGATATTGAATTTATATCTGAACCTATAATATATAAGAAAGTAATATCTATAGAGATATTAGAAGGTAATGCTTGTAATATAAAAAATGCTAATAAGTTTTCATATATAAATAATGGGTTTATAAAGACTTATCAAGAAGATACTGTTCAAGTAATAATAACTACTCGTTTAAATTCTTTAGATATAGGTAGTACAAGTTTTAGGATTATTGGTTTATATTCAGATTTAGTATTAAGTAATGGTATTAGTCTTGATAAAGAAATATATCAACCATATGAAGTTAAAGACCCGGGTATACTCCATTGGTTTAGTATATCTACACCTCTTACATTTAACTATGAAGATAGTAGGGAGATAAATATAGTATTATTATTCTAAAAATAGTTCTGATATGAGTGAAATATATAGTTATAAAAGTTTAGATATATATAGAGATAGGGCTTCATCTGATAAGAATTGGTTGAGGATTATACCAATACCTGGTCGTCCTATACAAAATAATGAGTTGATAGAATTACAATCTATAGTACAAAATCAACTTAAATTGGCCTTATCTTCTATATATAAAAATCATTCTCCTATAGATGGATTACGTATATATATACAAGAAAATACTATTAAAGTTACTCCTGGTAAATTCTTTATAGATGGATTTGTTTTAGATATACCAAGTGCTATCTTCTCTCAAAATATAGCTGTAGATAGTCAAACAGCTTTACTTAATAGTATTGATTTTGAAGAGACAATAACCATTGGTATTAAAGTAGATGAACAGATAATTACAGAAATAGAAGATCCTAGTCTTAGAGATCTTATTAATAATACAAATTTATATGGTTATCCAGGAGCTCATAGATTAGTTTGGAATGCTAAGGTAGTGTTTAATGATCCCTCTTCATTTCAAATAGGTTATGTAAAAAGAGGAGTTGTTTATCAAAGTAGAATATCATCTATAGGTAAATTAGAAGATCTTATAGCTCTTACAAATTATGAAAGAAATGGCAATTATATATCTTCAGGATACGAAGTAGAAGCTAATAATCAATTTACATCTATAAATCAATTTGTAAATTATAGTGGATATTATTCTCCTGAAAGTACTAATTTAAAGTTTATTAGATCTTTACAAGAATCTTTAGACGAAGCTCAGTTAAATTATGATAATTTATCTACTTCTCTATCTTCTGCTTTGAGAGATTATAATAATAATCCTACTGATACAGCATCTTCTTTTATTAATAAAAGTTCTAAAAGATTAAATAATATTTTATATGATATAGATTTTTATAGATCTAAATTATCTGAATCTATAAATAATCTAAATGTAGATTATGGAAACTTGAGATCAGAAGGTATTATAGATGAAATTATAGTTGCTCCTGGTATTGCTTCTGTAAAGGGGTATCGTGTAGAGAAATCATCTTCTACTAAATTCTCTATACCTAGAGTTTTAAGTGAAGGTAGGGTTATAGGGGCTAAATTTAGATATCGTAATGATAATTCTGTAACCCGTAGATCAATTTTATTACATGAAGGTTATACCATACCTGGAATTAAAACTTTAGAAAAAGAATTATATATATCTTTATCAGGTATTTTATATCAAGAATTATCTCTTTCTCCTAAAATTACTGTTTTATTAAATAATAATCTACCTGAATATGTCATTAATATGGATTCTCTTATAGATTTCATTGTTAATGAATTAGTATTCTCTATATCTCTACATCCTAATATTCAGATATATGATCATACATCTCCAGATAGGGATAGAGTAGTATTAAGATCTATAATTAATAATAATTTAATAATATCTAAGGTATCAAATAATACGATAGAGTTTTCTTCTATAACAGCATCTATAAAGATGATAAATACAACTACATCAACAGACTTTATGGAGTGGGATAGGAGGAGTACATATATAGGGGATGCTTCTACTCTTAGAGATTTTCAATTGGGGTTTAGACCAGTAGTAGAAATAGATTCATTAGTAGCTGACTTAGAAAAGTTAAATGAAGCGGTTATAAGGAGTAATGGAGATAGAGATATGTTAGGAGATGATTCAGTATTTTCAGTTATTAGAGTATTCCAAGGTGGTATATCATTTACAGAAAATATAGATTTTATACTAGATGGTCTCAATAGTATAAGATGGATCTCTTCTAATAGACCAAATCTTAATAGTATTTATTATGTTAGTTATATATATACTGAACCATTAGAACAAGATATACATTATAGATTAAATAGATTAAATGACAGTATAGAGTTTATAAGTGATAAGAAACCAGTACAAGGAGGTACTTTTACTGTAGATTATACATATGCTATAGATAGATATGGTTATGTTTCTTTGAATAGATTTGGAAATATTAAAGTACAATTCAATGAGTTAGATGTAAAGGTAATACCATCTCCACCTAAAGATGAATTATTATTATCTAAATTAGTAATGAATCCAAAGGGAATAGAAGTATATAATAATGAGTATTCTAAATCCCTTACAGTCTCTCAATTAAATAGTTTCGAACAGAGATTAAAGGAAATAGAAATAAATATAGATACTACTCTTGATATTATAGAAGGTTATGGTTATGTAAGTAGTGAAACACCTCTTAGTATATCTAAAAGTTTCTTATTTGAAAAGCTTAATGAAGATATTAATTATGTAGAAAGTACTTTCTCCTATTTACCTCTTATAGGAGCAGCAGGACCTATATCTTATTATGCAGATTTAGAATTAAGAAGAGTATCAGGAGGACATTTAATAAGGAATAATTTAGATAATACACCAAGTGCTGTTTGTTTACCTTATTCTAATAATACTTTACCTATTGGAGTAGAAAGGGAAACTACTTCAAGTATTAATCTAACTTATATAGAAAGAGATAGAGCATATATACACGTATCTCCCAGATCATTCTTTTATAATTACACAGCTGATTCTACTGATACTAATGTGACGTATCCATCATCATATATATCTTTATTACTTTCTAATAATATCAACTCTCCAAGTATTAGTAAGTTTGCTAGATCATTATTTAGAAATTATACAAGATATATATTACCCCTTAATTATGATGTACAGAGTAGTATTGAATATGGTATCTCTTATGATACTTTATATACTTTAGATGAATTGAAAGATCTAGAGGGTCTTTCAGGTATAAAGATAAGACCTGATTATATCTTAGTATACTCCTGGAATTTACCTAAATCTAAAAAAGGATTTACTGTATATATAGATGGTGATCTAGTAGATAATTTAATCCCTTTAGAAGGAACTCAAATAGTAGGTAATACTCTTACTTCATCATTTGAAGGAGAGCTAAAGTTTAAGATATTTTTACCATCTGACTTGAATACCGGGTCATATATTATCTCTATAGTTAGAGGAGCTTTTAAAGCTGAAGGAATATTTAATATAATGAATAATCCAGTTAATAATATGGTAATGAGTTCTAATAATATTTGGGATAGTAGTGTAGATCTCCTTACTTATTCAGATCAATGGAACTATTCTGAAGGTATTATTAATACCAATTCTACTTATGATATCTCTGTTAGTGATACTTCATCTAGTAGTCTTTATACTAATTCTAGAAGTCCTATTAATCAATTATTTATATGTTCTTCTACTTTCTTTATAGATTCTATAGATATTAGTTATACTAATTTAGGTATTAGTGGTACATATATATTATTTAGAGAAACATTATTATCAGGAGAATATTCTAATGTAGAATATATTCCTAGTGAAAGTGTATTATCTAAAGGATTTCCTATATCTACAATAGTAGAAGATGGTATTAGTACAATAACTTATAAATTTCCTGAGCCTATAAAAGTTAATAGAGGAGATATATATTGTGTAAGTATAGAGAGTCTTGGAGACGAATATACTTTACTTACTAATAACTTTAATTATAAAGAGGATAATGATTATCTCATCTTTTATGATGATTATAATAATTACAAATTATTATTATCTAGTGATGGATATTCTCTAATAGAATCTTCTAATCAAAACTTAATATATAATCTAAATATATGTAATTTCTCAGAAGATATGATAGTTACTGTTGATTTAGGTAATTATAATCATCCTTCTTCAAGTATTATATCTCACTTCTCTTTAAATTGTGGTTTATTAGTACCTGAAAGTACTTCCATTTCATTTGAATATAATGGAGGTTCAGGATGGAAATCATTCTATCCTAATTCTTTAATCAGTATAGATAGTAATAGTAGTGTATTAAGTTTAAGAGCTAATTTATATAGTAGTGATGTAAATGTATCTCCAATTTTATCTTTAGAAGGAAGTTCTGTTGCTTTATATACAAATTCAGGAAGTATTATTATATATAGTAAACCAATTATATCTACAGATACTTATACAAATGTAGAAGTTCATATAGAACTAAAAGTAAATAGTACTACTACTATGTCAGTTATAGGGTCATCAACTTCTGGAGATACTTGGTTCAACTTAAATAAAGATCCTAGAGAATTCTTAATTGATTCAACAGGTACAGTTGTTAGGTATATATATAGAAAGGTAGATTTACCTTCAAATGTAATAAGGAATAATTTTATATTTAAGATAAATTGTAATTTCACCCAGGCTCATGACTTTTCTTTTATAAAAGTTATAAAAGTATATGCCTATTAAATTAATAAACAAATGTCTGAGTACTTAGATACAAATTCTATAAATTATTTAGACCGTTCTAATAATTTGAATTATAAATATAAAAAGATATTATATAGATCAGGAGTTAGAATCCAAGTATCTGAATTATTAGAAACTCAAGGACTCTTAATATCTCAAATTGTTGATTCTTTATCTAATATACATGGAAATATTAGAATTCTAAATGGTTTAAAAGTTAGAAAGACTAAAATTATAGAGGATAGACAAAACTTTTCTATAGATACGGGTACCGTTTTATTTAATGTAAATGAAGTAAAACTTATATTATATATACCATTTATTAGATTTTCTTTACCTGTTGTAACTGAAGATAATTTCTCATGGCATTTATCTCTTAGTTTGAAAAAAGAAGTAATTAGTTCTAAAAATTTATATCTATCAAGACAACTATCTATCTTACCTACTAGTTCAGATATATTAAAATATGAACCATATATAGGTATAAATGATCTTTTAGCCAACTTTATATTTACTTCTATATATAAAGTTGGTGATGATATAAAAATATATGATAGACATTCTAAAGAATCATCTATATCAATAAACCCATCTACTAGATCAATTCCTAAAAGTATAGAAGATATTATATTCAAATCTCATCCTACTGAATCTGATCGATATATTATATCTGGACTTATAGTAAAGAAAATATCATCTACTAAAGTAAAGATATCTCCAGGTATTTGTTATATAAAATCTAATAGGATTCAACTCGGAGTTGGTTATATAATAAATCTATCAACTTTAAATATATCTATTAATGAAACTAGATCTATATGTATTTCAACTTTAGGAATTTTAGTAAAGAATGAAAGTTATTTAGATAAAGTTAATTTATTAAGTTTTGTAAATACTGAAGGCCCCTCAATAGGTACTTCTATAGCTAAAGATTCTTCATTTCCCATTTTAGAACTAGCTAAAGTATCTAGAATAAATTCAAATACTTATGATGTAATAACGAGTCCCAATAGATTACCTCAATTTCGACTTAAAGATTTAGAGAATAGGTTAGATCAATTAAAATATCAAATAGCAGATTTACAAGTATACGCAGATAATATAAGTAGTAATCCAGGTTCATTATCAATAGGAGATACTATATCTGAATCTAACATATATACTCTTACAGATCATTCAGATATAGAAAATAACTTTTCATTTGATTCAAGAAATAAGACTATAAGTCTACCTGAAATTAATAATATTATCCCAGTATCTAGTTATACAAGTGGTGATATAAAAATAACACCATCTATATATTCATTGGGTTCTATAGATAATTTAATTAGTACATATATAGATATAAATAATGGAATCTTTGAATTAATACAAGCTTCATCTGTAGATATAATATATACTAACCCTTGGTATTTACCAGATGATATAGAAACTTTAAGTGAAGATTTTAATATAGTAATATTTTGTATAGGTTTTAACCCCCTCGAAACTATTCTTTCTGTTCAATTAGGATCTATAGGGTTAGGTATCTCTAGTGTAGACTTTGGTAGGAGGGATACTAATTCTAATATATTAACTAGTCCTACAGGATGTATTAAGTTAAGTTGCATTATACCTTCTGGTACTAATATAAAAGTAAATAGAATACTAACTGTACAAGGTGTAAATAATTCTATAACTAAATTAATATCTCCGGAATATAAAGATATTTTAAATAGAAATAATCCATTTGAGATAGATTTAAAATCAAATATTATATCTCAAAGTATTACATCAAATACTAATGGATTAATAACTTCTATAAAGATATATATTAAATACACTGGTATAGAATTAACATATGAAGGTTTTTCTAGATCTCCAGCTTTAGTAATATTATTTGGATTAAATTCGGGAATAGAACCAAATTTAAATATATCTAATTATATATCAATGGGATATATAAGTATATATGAATTAATGAATATAAGTAATATTAATGGTTCTATAGATATATCATTATTAGAGCCATATTATATAAAGGAACAAGAGGTATATAATATTACAATAATGTCATTAATAGATGGTTTACAGATAAAGTATCTAAACTATTATGCAAATAATAATGCATATATGGAAGGTAGTTTAAGTGAAATGATATTCAATAAGACTTGGGAGGAAAGACATATAAAGGATTTAATGTTAGATATAAAAGGTGTTAGAAACAATCTAGATAGTAATACAACTTTCACTAATATTATAAATACTAACGAACCTGTTAGTAGTTTAGAAATATATCCTGAGTCACAGGAGATATCACAAAATATTGGTATATCTGTACTTACATCTCAAAGTCAACCATATAAAAGTAATTTAATTCTTCCAATTAATACATCATATATAGAAGTAAATTGGAATATAAACCCTCCTATATACGGTATAGATACATCTAAATACTTATATATAATGAAGAGTAAAAAACATAATGGTAGATGGATCTCTGTACCAATATTATTAAAAAGCATTCCAAGAAATTATATCTCTACGGTATTAGGAATAAGTAATAATAGTAGTTCAAAGATAAAAGTATATGTATCTCTAGATAATAAAGAATCTTGGTTACCATTAGAGATTGGAAATATAGTACCTATAAGAACTAGTAATATAGAAAGTTCATTTTATCGACAAGAATGGACTCTTTCTATAAATAACTTATCACTTATAAACCAAGTAAGGAGTATAAACTCCATTATATTGAGATTAGATTTAGATTTGATAGTCAATACATCTTATAATAATGACAATATCCCATATATAAAAGATATTTCTATACTTATGGAATAAATGATAATTATTTAATAACACTAATTACATTTTAATTATGGTAAGAATATACATAACTAATAGTTTTCGTTATAAATTTGGAGACTTAAAAGATATATATCTAGAAAAGAATTCTGTTTATATTCTTGATCCTAATAATGTTCAAGATAAAGCTGAATTAGATTATATACTTAGTCCTACTTTCCCATATAGACATTATATTACTGTTGAAGGTTATACACATTATCCTGGTTGTGTAGGAACTCCTTCTCCGGGTCCTACTCCTACCCCTTCTCCTATTCCTGGTCCTAGTCCTACTCCTACTCCTACTCCTGGTCCTAGTCCTACTCCTTCTCCAGGGCCTTATCCAGGACCAGGACCTAGTCCTTATCCTGGACCCAGTCCCTCTGATCCCTGTAGAATATCAATACCGATAATAGGAACATTACCATCATATCCAAGTTTAGGTTGTACAGTAATAACGACAGAAGATAAATTAAAGTCATGGAATGGAACAAGATGGATAGAATTTGGGAATAATACAGGAAGTAGTCCAGGTGATAATTGTGTAATACCAGCATTATATGGAGACGTATATAGTAATGGAATAACAAATGAAGTAAATATATCACCAGAAGTAATAATAAATTCTGATATATCTCCAAATGCAAAGATAGAGTTAAGTAAATTAGAAAGGAATCCTTTAGATAGAATAAACCATGTTGGAGTACAACCTGCTAGTTCTATAATAGATTTTGACGCTAGAGTTAGAACAAATAGATTAGATCAATTTAGGCCTCCAAATTCAGATATATCATTAAATAATTATAGATTGATAAATCTTGCTGACCCAACAGCTCCTCAAGACGCAGTCAATCTAAGATATTTAAATAGTTCATTATCAAGTATAAACTTTTGTGATTTAATTGGTCCTACATGTGATATAGACCTGAATGGATATAAATTACTTAATGTTGGAGAACCAATTCATCCAACTGATGGTGTTAATAAAGAATATGTTGATGATCTAGTTGATAGAATAAATGTATTGATAGGGGCTGATGTAGTTTCTACTAGAAATATTCCTGGTCCTACAGGAACTGGTATGGTAATAGATGGTATCACTATTACTTCTAATATGACTGTCTTATTAGTTAATCAAGATGATGAAAGGATGAATGGAGTTTGGATAACTAATGGAGGTTTATGGATAAGACATACTGGGGCTAATGAGACTAGTGATTTAAAAGGAGGTCTAGCAGTATTAATAAATAGAGGTGCAGAATACCAATCAACAGCATGGATGTTAATGGGTAATGTGGATATGATAGTTGTAGGTGTTTCTTCGCTTAACTTTGTTCAATGGAATGGACTAGCTGTTATAAATTCAGGAAATGGTCTTTATGAGAATTTAAATACTATACATATTGGTGTAGTTCCTGGAGAATTATTTGCATATCCCGATAGAATAGGTATAGATCCTGGTTGGGTTGGTCAAGATTCTATTTCTCATGTTGGTAATATAGTTCATGGTACTTGGCAGGCTACCCCTATAGCTGTTGAATATGGAGGTACTGGATCTAATAATCCCGCAGGTGCTAGATTAAATCTTAGAGCTGCAGCTAGTGGAGTTAATGGTGATATTACTGCTATTACTGGTTTACTTACCCCTCTTAGTATATCTCAAGGAGGTACTGGAGCTTGTGATGCACCTGGGGCTAGAACTAATTTACAAGTAGCTGATTGTATTAATGGTGTATCTACTTGTATTACTCAATTACCTAACTTTATAGGCCCTTTATTAATAAATCAAGGAGGTACAGGAGCTACTGATGCAGATACTGCTAGATTTAATCTTAGTGCAGCTAAAAGTGGAGCTAATAGTGATATTACGAGTCTTAATGGATTAACTACTCCTCTTGCAATAAATCAAGGAGGTACTGGAGCTACAGATGTAGCTACAGCTAGAACTAATTTACAAGCCGCTCAGAGTGGTGTTAATAGTGATATTACTAGTTTGACAGGATTGACTACTCCTATAGCTATAAATCAAGGAGGTACTGGAGCTACAGATGCAGTTACAGCTAGAACTAATTTACAAGCTGCTCAAAGTGGAGCTAATAATGATATTACTAGTCTGACAGGATTGACTACTCCTATAGCTATAAATCAAGGAGGTACTGCAGCTACAGATGCAGTCACAGCATTAACAAATTTAAATGGAGTTTCTGACGGTACTAATTTAGGGACAGGTAGTGGTTTATTTGTACAAAAGAATGGAACTGTATTAGAATTTAGGACTATAAGAGCACAACCTGGAATAACAGTAACAGTAGTTGGGAATGAACTGGTTATAGCGCCGAATTTAACAGCAGGAGTAGGAGTGACATTAACTACAGTAGGGGACTCTATAGTAATTAGTTCACCTTAATAAATATATATAAATATCAATAAATATATAGATATACATAAATACCATGGTAGAAATCTTTATATTAACAGGATTCCAACACATATTTGGAAGTAAAAATGTATTTTTAGAATCAGGTACGACGTATTATTTAAGTTTAGATGGGGATAGAGAAGAATTAGCATGGATGTTAAGTTCTAATTTTCCTTATAGAAATAGAATAAATATTCGTCTAACTCCAGCTGTAGTATCTGCTTTAGGTACAAGCGGGAATTCCTCTTTAGTACAATTCTCTACTCCACCATCTAATCCATCTCCCGGAGATATGTATTTTAATACTGTCTCTAGAAGACCTTATGTATGGGATGGTTCTGAATGGGTTGATCTTACACAAAGTGGAACAACTAGTAGTAGTATAATACCTCCATTAGAGGGAGATATTATAAGTTCTGGGTTTGATAATAATGCTCAGATAGCTCCCGGAGTTATTACAAATAATGATATCGCTGCAACTGCGGCTATATCACTTAATAAATTAGAAACTAATCCTCTTAATAGAAATAATCATTTTGGTACTCAGCTTTCTTCTACTATCTCTGATTTTGTTGATAGAGTAAGACAAGAAAGAATAAATGAGATGGCCATCCCGGGTGGTAATCTCAATATGAATAATTATAGGTTAGTTAATTTAGCTCCTGCAATGATGGATCAGGATGCAGTTAACTATGCTCAAGCTCTAAATATGATAGAAGGGATTACAGATTTAAATAATTTTGTAGGTCCTTTAAGATTAGATCAAGGGGGTACTGGCATTACCGCTAATAATGCTATAGAAGCATTAAATGCTCTACAAGGTATTGGTGATGCTACTAATTTAGGAGGAGCAGCAGATGGAGCAAGAGTATATTCTCATAAGAATATAAATACTGGTGCTGTACCTTCAGTATTAAATTTTAGAAGGGTAAGAGGAGGTTTAGGAATAGAAGTATTTGAAGCCGGTAATTATATTGAAATTGGTTTAGGTTCGGCAGATGTATTAGATATAAATACATCATTGGGAGGTTATCCAGTAATGATTGAAAAAGGAGGTACTGGTGCTATGGAACCTTTAGGTGCTAGATTAAATCTTGGAGTCGTAGGTAATGCTGAAAATACTGTGGCTCCTACTTTAGCAATAGCTACAGTATTTCAAGAGAAAGTTGGTGATATATTAAGATTTAGATCTCTACAAGAAGGCTTGGGTATTGATCTAGATCAAAATTTAGCTATTGATAGAATAAAAATATCTGTTAGAGAAAATGATTTATGTTTACAAAATCTTAATGGTGCTTTAGAGTTAAATTCTACTCAAGTAGCTGGTCAACTTCCTATATCTAAAGGAGGTACTGATGCTGAAACTCCTTTAGAGGCTAGAAATAATCTAGCAGCAGTTGGAGATGCAATATCTCTAGGAGGTGTTTCTATATTAGGAGCCCCAACTAAAGATTTTACAGGTCCTGATCCTACAGTACTAAGATTTAAAGGTCTAGTTACAGATCCTGCTCTTCCATTAATAGTTTTAGATGATTCAGATCCTAATCAAATATCTATTGAATTTGATCCTTCTCAACTTGATATTAGTCTTACTACTGGAGATTTAGATGCTACTACTAGATTAGCTGGGGTTGTACCCATTGCTAGTGGTGGTACTAATGGTACTACTGTAGGTGAAGCTAGAGTTAATCTAGGTCTTATTTATAAAGTACAAAAAGTACTTGGATCAACGGGACAATCATTAGTTCCTGCTACTAACCCTTTAGTACTTGATGCTGGTTTAGGTTATGCCATGAATCTAAGGGGTCTTAGACCGGGTAATGGTATTACTATAGAACCATCTTTAAATGGTCATGATTTATTAATATCTACGAATATACCAGATAATTATGATATTGCTAATATAGGAACTGGTACAGGAACTTTTTATCATAATAGAATTGGAAATACTTTTAATTTTAAAACTCTTAAAGTGGGACCCGCAGGTGGTCTAATTATTCAGAATAATCTTCAAGAAGTAGTTGTAACTCCAAATATAGCTAATGCTGTAAATATAGGAACAGGTACTACTCTACTTGCACCTTTTACTTTACCTGGAGCAGAATTAAGATTTAGAAGTATAAATTCTTTGACTGGTTCATTAGAAGATGATGGTATTGATATATCTACAAATGGTAATGAAGTATTATTAGCTACACATATAGCTAATATTTCTTCTGTAGGTACAGGTTTTCATTTACATCAAGATCTATTAGTAGGTCCAGGTAATGATGTTAAGTTTAAAACTGTATTGACAGAAGGTTTACTACCTGGCATGTCTATAATAGATACAGGGGATGAATTAAGGTTCCAAGCATTTCTGGCTGATGCTTTATCTGTAGGTATAGGTACTTCTATATTAAAAACTATTACTCCAATAACTCAACCTGGTACTGTATTGGAATTTAAATCTATTACTGAAGGTCCTGGTATATCTATAGTTGAATTACTAGATGAAGTTCAGATAAATAATAGAGTAGTTAGTGTAGGAGGATTTACTTCTATATTATCTCCTACTGTTATTAATCCTGGTGATGCTATTGAGTTTAGATCTCTTAGAGCTGGTCCTGGTATTCAAATAACTACAGTAAACCCTAATGTTATAGATATAGCTTCGACTATACCTGAATATCTTATTGCTAATGTTGGTGGAGGTGTTGGACAAGTATTTAGAGATAGAGTGGGAAATACTTTTAATCTCAAAACTCTTAGACCTGCTGTTGGTGATAGAATTAGAATAATTAATGAAGCTTCTCTTATAACTTTAGATATAGATGAAGCTAATTTAGATATTAATAATTTAGGAGGAGTTCCTCTTACTATTGCTGGGGGAGGTACTGGTGCTACTACAATTCCAGGTATTAGAGATAATATAAATGTAGTCTTTGATGTTATGGATGCAGGAGCAGCTGGGGCAGCAGCTATTAGTATTATAGATAGTGTTTATAATTCAGTAGGGGAAGGTAAGATAGTTGAATTGAAGAAATTAATGGCGGGTAATGATATTCTTATCAGTGAAGTAGGATCTGATTTAGTAATCGAATCTACTGCCGTTATGACACCTATACCAGGTCTTAATATAGGGACTGAACCTGGAGAAGTATTTGTAGTAGGATCAGAGACTACTGGTCAATATGAATATAAGACTATTGGTTATGAAGCAGTCAATCCTGGTATAGAGATAGTTAATAATGCAGATTCAATTATTTTGCAACCATATATCGCTTCTGTAAATGAAGTGGCAGGTGTTGGTGAATCTTTAATTAATACTCCTGTAGCTCTCCCTATAGCTACTCCAAATACTACTGTTGAATTTAAGAAGATAACTGCAGAAGCTAATACACCTATTACAGTACAGACTGTAGGTTCAGTATTAGAAGTAGGTATCTCTCAATTAGGTGCTTTTGTTGATGGAGTGGCTGGTGTTGAGACCGCTGTTGGTAGTGGTATTTATGAATATAATGTCAATCATAATTTAAATGTTACCGGTACACAGATGATTGTTCAAGCTAGTACTGCTGCAGGACAAGTGGCTCAGATTATTTCTATTGCTTCTGGAGGGGCTAATACGGCTACTATTAGGACAAATAGTCCCGGACCCTTAAACTTTAGAATAATTAAAGTCGGTCCTTAATAAGAAGTCTTTTAGGTAAAAGAATTAAAGGCTTCCTAGAAATAGGGGCCTTTAACTTTATATAATACCTCTATTAATAAATTATTATTATTTATGAATGTTATACTATTTGAATTACTTAATAAAATAGATTATTTAAGTAGAAAACCTCTTAAGATAGAAATAGGAAGTGAATTGGCTAGGGATCAATATGTATCTCTTCATAAAAGATTCCCTGATATGCCAGATGATAAGAAGTTGGGTATAGCTAACTTATTACAGAATTATAATCTTAGAGACTTTACAGATTTAGAATTAAAGACATTATCTGAATTAAGATTAGATCTATTATTTCATAATCCTAATCAATCTATTGAAAGACAAATATTAAGGGGTAAAAGATTATATGATACTGGTTCTCCTAGAGTTTATAGATTATTATATGATAATAATGTTAATGCGGAGAATATAGAATATATGAGAGCTACAACTTCTTTTACTCCTATTACTATTATTAAGAATTTAGCAGATATTTATATTTATTAATAAGAGGTATTTAAATTATGAGTGATCCACTTTATGAATCTCAATTAGCTACATTAAACCTAGAAGATCCACCTATTGAACAGGGTCCAGATGTAACTTGTTATAAATATGTATTGGTTCCAGACTATCTTGTAGATTTCTATAAGAATAATATTAAAGATAGGTCTAAAGTTTTAATTAATGAAGAAATGGATGGAACGGGGGATAAGAAAATAATAATGGTTGATATTACTATAGATAATTTTGTCCTCTTTGAAGCTCTTAATTATTTAGCAGAAGAAATAAGTGGATTTTCTACATTTACTGATGTAAGTAATGAAGAACAATATATAATATTAGAAGAAATCTTAAATAATCCTTCTTATAAAAATGCTGTTTCAGAATATATAAATAAAAAAATCTCTGAAACAACTAAAAGTCTTGGATTGAGTAATGATATAAAAGTGACATATAGATTAATAGGATTTGAAGCTCTTTATACTTTTTATAACTTGGATAGTATTTTTAAGAAAAGTGATATAGGAGCGACTCTTACTATAGATCAAGATCTCTTAGATTTTTCTACTCGATTACTTAGAGAAAGTATCAAAGGTTTAAGACTATTTACATTTGACCCCCCATTAGTAGAGAAAAAAAATCCTGATGATAGTTTTAGATATGAAGTAATACCTCTTCATTTATTTAAGAATGCTCAAGTAGGTTTTGAGTATGATATTACGTTTAATATAGATTATGTACCTCAAGAGGGCTGTCAAGAACCTCAAGCTGAAACTGCCCCTACTCAACCAACTCCAACTATTACAGCAGAAGAAGCTACAGTACCAATAGATGCTACTTCTATTAGTCCGATAGAAGATGAAGAGGTAGTATCACAAACTACTCCTAATGGATCTCTTTACTGTCCTACTGATGAACAGGTTGAGTTAGAAATAGATACCTTAAGAAAAAAAGCAATTCTTTCATATGAAACTCTAATATCTGAAGCTGAAAGTTTTACATTCACAGATTCAGTATCGGAGTTATATAACAATATTAAGCCATCTTTAGTTAATATAGATAAAGAGAATTTATTAGATTCTATATTTTCTAAAACTATTGGAGAAGATACTACTCTATCTAAATTAATTCAAGCACAAGACAATCTAAATCAAATAATACTTCAAATAACAAATGACAGTATTCCATCATCAACTGATCTTGATAAAAACAAGTTAGAGACTTTATACAACCATATTCAAAATATTATAGATATACATCGACAGTATCTAACTTTGATAAATTATAAGGATAATTGTGAAAATCCAGAAGTAAATGATAAACTTATTGAACCTGAACCTGTTGAACCTACAGAGAAACCAGAAGTACCTCAAGAAGAAGTAGAAGTAGATGCAGGTCCTTGTGAAATATTCCCTAATAAAGGAAATGATGATTGGGGTATTAAATTTACTTATAAAGAAAGTCCTAATATAAGTGGATTACTTAGGGCTAGTTGTGAAGGTACTGCCGGTTCATTCTATGATGATACTGGAGAGAATGATGATATTGAAGAAGAAGTTCTTCTTAATAATCAAGAAGAAGGCGGAGAAGGATCAGAAGATAGACAAGCTTTAGCAGAAGCTACAATAAACACAATAGAAGAGAGAGAACAAAGAATAGCAGAAGAAGGTAGTGCGGTATCAGGGCCAAGTACTCCTGAGTTATCATCATCTTCTGGAGGTTATTCATCAGGAGGAGAATTACATGAATGGGAAATGACTTTATTACCCGCCATGAGATCAGTAGTTCCAAAAAGTCCTGGTATGGATGTTCCTAATGTAATGCCTGGTTTACAATTCCAGATACGTTCAAATATAGCTAAACATAGAGTACCTGGAGGACAAGCTATATATCAGAATTTAGGTGTAGATTCTGTCATGGTAACTATAGTAGGTTGTTTTACAGGTGATGGGGGGTATGCTACAGAAGCTTCCTTGGCTGGAAGGGGAGAGAGTGTAACTACTGCTTCTCCAATACTTTCAGAGGGTGATAATCCTTTCATAAATTTAAGTAGAGAACTAAGTGATGATGAAAAAACCCAACTTGAGAACTTTCCTTTAGAAACAGATCCCCAGAATGCATTAAATACATTTAATAGTTCTAATGTTACAGATATGAACTTTAATGGTTTATCTAGTATATCTACAAGTTCTATGAAACCTACAGGAAGGGGAGGAAGAATATGGGAATTAGATGGATGCCCCTGTGATCCTGATATGGGTAACTCTTATTTATCTAATAGTGACCAACCATATATAGTAGGTAGTGGAAGTAAAGTAATACCTCAATACTTTAATGGACCTGATTGGAATCAGAGACCAACGATGTTTACATTATATGAACAATTAAGGAGATTAGATTCATATCATGAATTTACTTCTTTTTATAAAATGGCTATAGAACAAGGAAGAGAATTAGAAATAGAGATAAATTTAGATAAATATAGTAATGGTTTAGAATCTCAAAAGAATTTATATAAGAAGTATGGATTAGATTCTACATCATCAGTAAAACATATGGATAGTGATTGGGGTCCTTTAAGGAATGGTGCTAATGGTAATCCTAGATTCAAAGGACTTATTAAAGCAATGGAAGTATATCATTCTAAAGGGGATAGAACATGGTATTTAATGCAAGTAGAATTAACGGATTTAGGTCTTACTACTGATATCCCTTTAAATCTTACTAAGATAGTACAAGAGGCAAGTGATCAAGCCATACAAGAAGCAGGTAGTGAAGATGATAGTGGATTTACAACAGAGTCGAATAGATTACTTGACTGTTTACTTATGGAACATCCTGAATATTCTGTGGATCAATTTAATGATGTACCTAATAGAGCTTATTATAGATCAAGTACTAGTGATTCTAATAAAAATAATAGAATGGTATGGTCTACTACAACTGGACAAGGTATGTTATATACTGTTGAGAAAGTAAAAGTAGCTAAGCAAGAAATTAAGTATGCTAAAGCAATTGGTTCAAAGACTCTATTAGAACCTAGAGAAATGATAGGAGCTCTTATAGAAGGAGGAAGAAGTAGTAGATGGAAGTTATCTGATATAAGATCTTTTAAGAAATATTTACATTTATTAAATACTGGAGCTATTTATGCCATTCCAAATTCTGCTGCGGGAAATTGTGGTAATCAAGCCCCTAGACCGAGAGAAGAAGGAAATGAACTTGAAGTTGCTCTTGGACCTTCTGAAGCTGTAGGAGATAATACATTAAGATATGGAAATATTCAATCTATTCCTTGGTTGAGTGAATTACTTGAGGGTGTTGACTCGAAGGATCCTAATCATTTAGGTTATTGGAAACCTAAACAATGGAAAACAGAAGAATTAGGAGGTGGAGAAAGTGAAAACGTTACTAAACTTTTCTCCTCTTTAAATGAGATTTATAATGATGAAGATCTAACCGATTCTAATATTGATACTGCTTGGTTTATGGGATATAGATTAAAACTTATTAAAACTGGCCCATTACAAGGCTATGGACTTATTAGAAGAAGTAATAACGCTTTTACAATATTAAACCCTGCCCAAGTTATTCTTAATATTACTGAAGGTGAAGGCACTGGTAATTGGAAAAACTTTAATGTTGAAGGAGACTTAGAAAAAGTCATAAGTAATGTTTGTTTAAGAAGAAATCCTAACGGAATACTTGATAGGATGTCTACTGGTTATGGAAGTGATGATCCACAACTTATAAAAGAACAAGCTGAGTCTTGTATGACCTTTTTTACTCAGGGTGATATAGCTAATTGGCAGTCTTCTTCTATAGATACTGGAGATCCATATAGGATTGGAGATGGAGAATTAATCAGAAGACTTGTTGCTAAAGTTTTACTAAGTTGTGGGAGTCTAGTTGTAGATGTAGTTGGTGGATTGTTTTTATCAGTAGCAGCTGGTTTATTAACTGGTGGTGTTTTAGCTTTTATAGGAGCAGTCTTTACTCTTTTTACTGCGGTTGTTGCTTTAATTGATTGTCTTAAAGCAAGTTGGGATATAATTCAATACTTAAGGTTAGAAGATAAAAGTAGAATTTCTGTACCCAGTAATCAGGAATTACAACTAGATATTCTCTTTGCATTAGTTCCTTTCGTTCCCCAATTAGGTGCTTTTAAAACATTTGTTAATGCGGCTCGAGGTGCTTTTCAAAAGATTAAAACTGTTGCTCAAGCCTTTGAAAAGATACCTATATTAGGTAGTGTAATAGGCGTCGTTAAAAAAATGTATAAAGCACTTGTTGATTATGTTAAACCTTCTCCAGGCACAGAGGCACTTCTAAATAGAATCTCTGATTTTCTTGAAGATGTAAGATTGAAAATGGGGAAAAAACCAGCTCCTACTACTCCTGGTACTCCTGGTTCTAGTACTCCTGGTACTCCTGGTTCTAGTACTCCTGGTACTCCTGGTTCTGGTAGTACTCCAGGTATACCTTCATTAAAATCAGTAGATGATTTTATAGATGAAATTCCTACTAATATAAGGCAGAGTATTGGAGAAAATAATCTACAAAGCTTTTTTAATGATCTTGCAAATAAATTTGGTATTCCTAGTAATGCAACTCCAGGTATTACCATTGATGGTGATCTCTTGTATTCATGGCATGATGCTGCAGGTGTTCGTCATGAATTAACTCTTTTTCCTAGTGCTGAGTCAGGAAAGGTTCGTATAAAATATGGAAGGGGTCCTGATATAGGTCAAGTAAAAACTGTAAGTGATGGAGTATATAATGTAGATGATATAGATAATATTATTACTAATCCCCCTCCTAATAATACTCCTCCAGGTACTACCTCTCCCCCTGTAAATAAAATCTCTGTACAAGATTTTAAAAATCAAGTTACTTTATCACCACAAGTTGTTGATTCTATAAATGCTAATCAACTAACATCAGATCAATTTATAGACAGTCTAATAAATAAATTTAATATATCTCAAGATGCTAATTTCACCACTCTAGCAGATGGTTCAATTATTGCTGATTGGGAAGTTAATGGAGTTAGAAAAAGGCTTAAATTATCTCCTACTAATAATGATAATTTTAAAATAGAATATCTTGCACCAGATGGAACTAATAAATCGATAGAGTTAAATCCACAAGAATTAGATTATGTTGATGTAGATACAGGTACGCTTATTTTTCCTTCCTCTCCCCTTCCTCCTTCGTCTCCCCTTCCTCCTTCCCCTCTACCAGATGTTCCCCGACATTCTGGTACTGGATTAGAGATTCTTAAACTTAACGGAGGAAATGCGTTAGCACCTGTTAAAGGAGATATTATAAATGGATTAAGGTTTCCTGAAACTGGTACTATTAAAGATATTCCAACTCCAGATGCATTAAAAGTTCCTGGTAATGGCGTAACACAATATGGTAGCTATGGTGCAAAATTAATGGAATGGACTGATGCAATGGGAGTAGATAGAACGGTAGCAGTAGTTGCTTACACAGATGGTTCAGTTACAGCGGCTGAAGTCACTTTAGATACTTCTGGACAGATTGTAAGTGTTGGTAAAAAAGTTAATACTTCTAATTCTGACTTTAATGATTTAACAGACTTTTTTAACATTCCTAATTATGGTGGAAATCTTAATATAGCAAATGTTCCCCCTCATCCTAATCGTACTGGTGTTCAAATCCAACGTCCTACAATACAGAAAGCTATAGATGGTCTAGGTATCAATGCTGGTGCTACAGTAAATCCTATTGTACATACAGATGGAGCGGGAATTCCATATCAAGGATATGAATTTACTTGGACAGATGCTAATAATATAACCAGAAAAGTAGAAATAGCGGAATCTTCTAGCACCAGGATGCTTGTAAAAGATCCTATAACAGGTGTTTGGAGTCAACAACCTCATGATAATCTCTTTGTTCCAATTCAAGCAAGTGATGGAACTAATCCAAATAATATAGTTTCAAGTGGAGATATTATTCATAACCAACCTGAGATGTCAAGAGAGATAGCAGCGGAGTTTAATTTACAACAAGGTGGGGGAGCTACAGATTTAGTTATTACACCTCAATCTTTTTCTTGGAAGGATAAAGATGGTATTCCAAGAACAGTTTCTATTTATAATGGTGATGACCCTACTGCTGGATTATTACAATATAGACTTAAGATTGATGAGGGTCCTAATGCTGGAACAACATATTTGATTGATCGTAGAGCTGGTGGTTCTGTCGTAGCGACTCGTCCAGATGGTTCAACAAATAATTTAACTTTAGATGATTATAGAGCAGAAATAAATCAAGTACCCTCCACCACTCAAACTACTACTTCTCCTCCTAACTCTAGTCCGGGTTCGACTCCCAATCCCAATCCCAATCCTCCCAATCCTAATCCTCCTCAAACTCCACTTACAACTCAAACACCTGCTAGTAATGCTTATTATGATGTAGATCAGAGTCAATTAGTTAACTTAATACCGGACCAAGCAGTTAGAAACAATGTAGTACAAGGTATGAATATTCCAAGTAATGCAACACCACAATATTCAGCTAATGGTAACAGTATAGACTATACTTGGATTGATGGTGATACTACTCATCTTGCAAGAGTAATTAAAAATCCAGATGGTACTTATAGTGTTTCTCGTAATATTGTTAATAGTACGGCTTCAGTGGGTTATACCGTTGATAATGTAACGGAACAAACAAACTTAACAAATCAATTGTTGAGTAGTAATAATACTGGATTATCTTCTAGCTTACCTGGGAGTCAAAACCCTCCTGGTACTTCTCCCTCAAATACTCCTGATAATACTCCTAGTACTGAAGGTACTACTATTCCTGATAATACTCCTAGTAATACTCAACAGACTGGCCCTGAAAATTCTATAACTGCTGGCCAAAATTCAAGGCCTAATGGAAATTCAGTAACAAAGGATTCTTTACCAGATAATGTTCAATCACAAATTCCTGATGGAGCTGAGATTATAGAAACTCCTCAAGGTGATATAGTTTGGAAACAGGATAACCCGGATGGTACAGTAACTTGGACAAGGGTTGATCCTAATAACCCTAATCCTACTCCAGGTTCTACTACTCCTGATAATGCTGGAACTTTAGATCCACAGAATCCTCCTCCTGATACTTCGGGGACAACTATTCCTGCTTCTTCTCAGACTAATCCTATTCTTCCTGATAATAGTGTACGTCAAGGTTCTTCCTTGACTGACCAAGAGGGTATAGATCTTAGCAATAGAATTTTCTTCCTTAAACATGAGAATGGTTCTCTGATTTATAACCGTACAGAGGTAGAGACAGTACAACAATTAGGTGATGGAAGTATAAAGATAGTTACAAAGCCAATACCTCTTGGGCCTGACGACGCCAAGTATCAACAAGATGTGTTTGTGTATGCATCTGATGGATCCTTCATTTCTTTTGATCCTTACTACATTCTTCAGGATGGTAGAAAGATTTTAAAGTTTGAATGGTTAAGAACTTCAGGGACAACTATTCCTTCTCAGACTCCTAATACTAATATACGTCAAGCTTCTTCATTGACTCCACAAGAGGAAGCAGATCTTATTAATAGGATTCCAGATCTTATTTCTGATAATGACTCATTGATATTTTATGATGACGCTGTAGATACTATACAACAATTAGATGATGGAAGAATGATAATAATTACACAAAAAATATCTATTGCTAGTGGACCTATTGATCCTCTTGCACCTGCAAATACTGCGTTTATTCATGGAGAATATTTCTTGGCACCAGATGGGACGGTGTCGACCCGTAATTTTATATATACTCTTACAGACGGGACACTAAGGACACGTGGATCTTAAAATAAGACTATCTTACTATTGTTACTTTAATTGGAGGGGAAGTTTTATATCTTATTAAGGAAAAATTTAGAGAATTATTTGGAGATTAATTATATAATAGTAAAAGGAGTATCTAAAAAATAAATAAAGTTATGAATAAAGGATTTGCAGTAATAGAAAAACCTAAAAAGTTAATATCTCATTCTTTAACCAAAAATGGGACTTTAGAAAATAACTTCGAAGAAGTATTTAAAAGGGCTTGTAATACTAAATATACTTATGTATATATGGCTAAGATCTCTCCTGTGAAATTAAATAATTTCATGGTAGATCCTTATGGTGTAAATTTTATAAAAAGTATATCTATAAGGAGATACTTATTAAGCCCTTCTTTATATAAAAGTTTAAAGCATAATGAAAGTATAATACAGAAATATGTATATATGGATTGGTTAGAAAATTTATGGATATCTGGACAGGAAGTTAAATGTGTAGATGAGATATTAGAGGGCAATTATAGAGGTCTATTAGTATTTTTAGATGTTAATAAAATGCATGATACTTTAGATCCAATAAAGAAGAATAATCTAAAGAAGGATGCAACTTTTTATATACAAATAGGAAATAAACCAGGTAAAGAATCGTATAGTAAATTAGATTAACTTTCATTTAAGGGTCTAGTAGGACCCTTTTATTCTATATGAATTTAAAAGATTATAAAGATATAACTAGAATGATAGCTCAATATATCTCTCCAGATTTAAGTCTTAATAAAAGGAGAGATTTATTCTTAAAAAGTATCATACAAAATGACTTAAAAGAATTACCATATACTAAACAAGAATTATCACAAGTAACAGATAAGTTATTTAATTCTATATTAATTTATTATGACACTAATTTTATATCTTTACAACAGACACTCTACCCTTCTAATCCATTTATAGACCCGAGAGGACTAAATAATCCCATGTTTGATATGAGTAATGAAGGTAATATGTACTTTGATATAAATAATCTTTTAGGAGACGAGTTAATTCAATATTCGGGTATTAAATTTGTAGACTACTATAACAAAGCAGATAATAATTCATCTTTAGTAGCTATAGGTTATCATTCAAATGAAATACCAAATTGGATACCTTCATTTAATAACGAACCTAAATTAGTCTGGGAGTTTGTACAGTCTAATAATGACTTCCAAGTATTTCTAAAACCTTATTATTACTGTTTAATTTCTAATAGTCGATTAGAAACTCTATTTAACTATTTACCTAGAAGGACCAGGTGGAAGTATAAAGATGATGGAAGTATATCTGTAGATTATATATTTCCTACTGAATATAATCTTATACCCATCTATTCTAATAATTATATCCATACTCTTACAGTATTAACTAAAGAAATGGGTCATAACTTACTTCCAAACTTTATATTCACTGGTAAAGTTTATTTTATGGGTGAAGTAGGAGAACCATATTATGAATATAGTAATATAAATAATAACTATTCTTTTCCAGGAGATTTATATATTAGTCCTCTTAAGCCTCCAAACTTAGATTTTCCTCTAGGAATTCCAAAGGCAGAAGAATTAGAAGAATGTTTAAATGATCATATAGGGTATTATCCTAGTGATGGAGATATTGATATAGATTTAGGAATATATACTGGATATATAACTAATAATACATATCATAGTAATATCACTTATTATTTATATAGAAGGTCAGATGATTCCATATTTTTATCTAAATATCCTCCTAAAAGGGATGTGAAGTGGATGGTAAAAGATGCCAGAAGAAAAATGTTATTAACAATAGACCCCTATTTAAGAGATAATTCAGATATAGATATAGATATTAATATAACATCATCTAATTCACCTTCTAGTTATAAGATCTTATTGAAAGAAATAATATGATAGAAAAATGCAAGGAACATTATCCAGACAAATATCTATAGATATAATTCAAGATTACTTATTATTAGGTCTGGGAACTTTCTTAATATATAGACCAGATCTTGGTCTTACTGAAATTCCTACTCCTACAGAATTAGATTTAAGATATAACATGACTATGAAAGAAGCAGTGGAATATGAAGTAGGTGGTGCCACTTTAAATGGTTATATGAGACATTTTATTAATACTCCTTTTGTATTATATTTAGAAGGTCCTATAAGTAAGATAATATTTGATACTTATTTTATATCTATAAAAAGAACTATGGGACCATTTACACATATTTGTATAGCTACAGGTATGAATATATTTGGGGGAGGTATTACTAATGGTAATAATAGAGGAGATACTAGAGGCTCTTTAATTGGTATCCAACCGGTCCCAACAGAAGTATTACCAGAAATAGGAGATAGACCGGATATCTTACCTGGTACAGTAGGTAAAGTATTATATCCTGAAGAGGTATATACAGATTCTATAAAATTAGAGTTGAGCTTCTATTAAAATGATTACATCTCAAGATTTGATAACCTTGAATACTAAGTTTTATTACTTAAGTAAAGGATTTGGTGGTGCTATGAGATTATATGATTTAATAAGACAATCTTCTTTCTCAGAAGCTGAAGCGGAAAGGAAAATACATCTTATATTAAGTCATCCTAATCCAATATATGTAATAAATCCTTGGACTAGACCTTTCTCTTTAATACCTCCTCCTCGAATAAGATGGGAATATGATTATGACCCGGGTATAAATATAGATGATAATTATCATGTGTTTGATATAAATCAAAGACATATTTACTCTGTAAGTCCAGAGAGACATAAAGGATATTGGGGTAGGTCCTCCTTAGACATTTTGTTTATAAAACAAAGTTTTACTGGAGAATTATTCTATCTACACCTTAGTACTTATAATTCTGGTCCACTTATTTTGGGTATTCTAATTAATAATATAAGTCTAAAAACATTTAGAACTGAAGCATTAGGGTCTCCTGTAAGAAGTCCTCATGAATTTAATAATCCTAGACAAATATCATTAATAGAAAAACCATTAGAAACTAGTTATATAGTTATTAATAGATTTATAAATTTAATAACTGATCCTAATTCAGGATATTTATATCCTATACAAGTACATCATCTAGAATCAGAACCTTTTGTCAATACTACTAAAGAAGACGTAATATCTAATTCATCTTCAACATTACTACATTTTGATGTAGCTGATTATACCTTTTCTATAGAAACTCAATCTAAACTTACTATTAATTTACCTTCTAGTGGTTGGTTAGTTATATCTCAACTTAAAGAAGATGGTACTAGAGTATTTCTTAATCTTTCTTTTATTAGTGGATTAGGAGCTGATAGAATTCTTCAAGATGCAGATGGTCTATGGTATGTATCTTTTACTTCTGGTATAGATTTTATAAGCCTTAGAAGAAGATTCTCTCAAGTTACTAGAAGACCTAAAGATTTCAGTACTAGAAATGCTATAAGAGTTACTGCTGACCTCATATTTTAAATTATTGCTATTATGACTTTTCTTAATACTCAAAATTTAGTAGGTCTAGATAATTACTTTGACTTACTTATAAGTGAAGCTAGTACTTCTTTAAATGCTGTTAGTGATCTTTCTATAATAGATTTTGCAGAAAATATAGTATTTAATGGGGAAGCTTATCTTTATACTCAACAAAAAGCTGTTCTTAAATCTTTTTATGGGGAACCTCTTACTCCTGAAGAAGAAGATATCTTAATAAATTGGAAGAATAGGGAGAAGAGTAATTGGGTTCCTAATAGAACTTATAGAGATATGATTTTGGAAGTAGGTAGAGGTGGTTGTCCTTATATAGAAGATAAAGTTATTACTAATAAAGGTACTCTTAAATATAAAGATTTAATTGATAATAAGAGTTCTATATTTACCTTCTTAGAAAAAGATAATACTATTGGTCTGACTTCTAATATACTTACATGGGATAAAGGTTTATGTGAATGTGTTCAAATTACTACTAAAACAGGTCGAAAGGAAATAGTTACTTTAGATCATCCTTACCTAATTTCTTTAGGAGACCCCAATTCATATAAATGGCTTAGAGCTCAATACCTTACGAGGGAAAATAAATTATATTTACCTATAGGATTAAAACTCTTTGGTTCAGATGATTCTTTAGATGAATCTTTTATCTTAGATATAGTTCGAGATATATCTAATATATCTTCTTCTATTATAGAAACTATAGAACTATCTACTGAATATCTTCACTCTTTATCTTTATCTTATATATTATCCTATTTACCTTTCCAATTAGATTATCTACTTACAGTAAAAAAGGAATCTTTATATCTTAAATCTGAGGTTCTACCTGGTGATATATTAGATTTCTTACAAAGAGAATTAAGTAAATGGGGTGTTATATGTATATGTGATTATAAATCAAATATCTTTATTATAAAAGATTTAAATTCATTTATTAATTTATTAGAATTACTTAGATCTCATAAAGATAAAGACCATAAAATAAATAATTTATTTAACTTATTGGAATTTAATATTTCTCAAGGTAAATGTTATGACAATATTCCAAGATATAAATATGGAGAAATAGAATATTTCTTAGATGAAGTTTATAGTGTTATTAAAGTTGGTAAATTACAGACACTTGGATTAGAAGTTGTTAAATCTAATACTATAGTTAATTCATTTATATCCCATAATTCTAAGAGTTTGATTGCTTCTATTATCTCTTTATATGAATTTAATAATCTTATATCTTTAGAAGACCCCGCTCGATATTATAATTTAATATCTAATGATCCTATAGCGATATTCTTAATAGCTACTACTGCTACTCAAGTTAAAGAAACTTTATTCTTGAAACTTAAAGGATATTTAAGAGGTAGTGATTTCTTTAGGAATTTAGAAAATAAAAAGAAAATAGAAGTATTAGCTGATCAAGTTAGATGTCCTGATAAGAATGTTGCTATATATGCTAAACATACTAATTCAGATGCTTTAGTTGGTTATAACTTGAAATGTATGATTCTTGATGAAGTAGCTAGATTCTCTAATAAAACTAGAGAAGACGGTAAAATTGTTTCTTTAGCTGATACTTTATGGAGAAATGTAGGTAAAGGTTGTTTTCATATGAATTCTTATATTTATACTAATAAAGGATTTATAAAAGCTATTGATTTACTAAATATTTATCAATCAGTAGATTATCTTAATGATATAAAGATTTTAAGTTATTCAAATGATTCATTTAAATATCTAATATGGGCAGATGATATAGATATATGGAATAATGGAATTCATCCTACTATAGAACTTATAACTGAAAATGGTTATAACGAAAGAGTTACATATAATCATCCTTTTTTTATTTATAGACAAGGAGATGTAGAACCAAGCTGGATTGAAGCAGAATTTATTAATGAAGGAGATTATATCTCTTTACCAAAATCTTTATTACCTTCTGATAGATCTATAAATTATTTAGAAGAAGAATATACAAACTTTTTTGAATTCCTAGCATATATATTTAGTTTTGGAACTTGGTTTGTAAATCATGGTCGAATACAAGATCATGCTATAGAAATAAGAAGAACTGTTCATAAAGAAATAATACAAGTTATTCAAGATTTATTGAAAGATATAGAAGGTTATAGATTTCATAATAATAAAGATTCAACCTCTGGTAGTAAGTATAGAATTTTCTTTGATAAAAAAAGTAAAGGTTATCAGCTATTAAAAGAACTTACAGATAGAGGATATTTAATTAATTCTTATAGATCTTTCTATAATGATATTCCTGAATTTATTGATACCCTACCTCTAGCAGAATTAAAGTCTTTTCTTAAAGGATATTATACTTCTAATTGTACCTTCTTTGATTTATTAAATCCTTCTGGTATTACTATTAAATTACCTCAAGAAACTGAAAGTGCTGCTAGAAGAATACAACGTTGTTTATTACTCTTTGGAGTAATCTCTTCTATTAAAATAGAACCTGTCAGGATAAATAAAGATAAGTTTATTTTTAATGCTAATGTTGTTTGTATAAAAGGAGTTTATAATATCTCTTTATTCTTACAATCTATTGGTCTTTCTACTTCTGATTTTGTTACTATGAAAAAAAGAATAGATAGATATATCTCTTTAGATAAAGATAAAGATAAAGATAAATATTCTCTTCCTTTAAATATAGAACAATGTATCGACAATAGTAATAAGATTGATTCTATAAATAATCTTAGATGGGAGAGAGTTTCTAATATTATAAACCATCCTAAAACTATTACTATTGGTTTAGAAGTTAGAGAAAGTGGTCTCATTTGTAATAGTATATTGAGTCATAATACTCAAAGATTCGCAGAAGAAGGAAGAAGGGTAGCGATATCATCAGGATGGTACGAAGGAGACCCTATACAAAAATTAAGAGAGAAGGCAGATAGGAACCCAAATCAAATATCATTTTTCTTAAAGACATGGGATTTAAATAAAAATAGAAGTGCTAGTAGAGAGTCTTGTGAATCAGATTATATAGATGATAGAGCTAGAGCTGAACTTGAATATGAAGGTATAAGACAGAAATCGGATACAGGTTTATTTATGGAATCTTCTTTAGAAATTGCTAGTGTAGGAGGTTCTATTATAGATACTGAGGAAACTGATGTCGAAATGAATGGAAGGAAGTATGTAGGTATAAATGTAAGAAGGTTAGAGAAGAATAAAAGTTGTCCTAGTTTCATTCATATAGACTTATCTTTAAAGACAGATTCAACAGGTCTTTGTATGACACATATAGATATAGATGATAATGAGAATTGGAATATAGTAGTTGATGCTCTTATTAAATGGACCCCTTATGTAGATGGTACTGGTTATAGAAAAGTAGTTTCATATCTAAATGTAGAAGAAGTTATTCTTAAATTATGTGAATATAGAAATGTAGTTAGAATTACTTTTGATTCATGGAATAGTGCTTCTACTATACAGAGATTACATTCTTTAGGTATTATGACTGAAGAAATATCTGCTTCTAGAAGTAAACAAAAAGAATACTATTTATTAATACGAGATCTAGTAAACCAAGGTAAAGTCTTAATACCTAAAGATTCTAAATACAGGATTCAACTTATAAGTGAATTAGTTCATCTTAATATGAAAGAAAATGGGAGTATCGTACATGGTCTTTATGGTAAAGATCTTAGTGATGCTTTTGTTAATAGTTGTTATCAAATATATAAAAGAATGGTAGAAAGTGGTCTTATTCAGGGTTATAAACCTAGTATTAATTCTCTACCTTCTAATCTTGTTAATGCTGTTACGCCCCGTTCTAAAGAAATGACTAAACCTGTAGTTCAAAGTGGTAGAGATAAATTTAAAAAGATGAAATCATATGGCATTATATAGATATAAAACTTCCATAAATACTTTTCATAAACCCTTTTATGGTATATATACAGATTCTTTTATACATATAGATAGTAGGGCTTCTCAACCTTATCATAAGTATTTGATGCCTTGTTATAATTATGATTGGTGTTGTAGATATACTGATGACGATAATCTATTAGTTCCTATTTGTATAGATCTTTCTTTATATTCTGATACTGATAAACAATGGTTTGAACCTAACAGTTTTACTGAACTTAAGGATCTAAATATTCCTAAAATGACTAGTCCTAGATTCTATATCACAGTAATAAAACCTTCTAGAGATAATACTAAAGGTTCTACTGGTTATATACAAGAATATATCTTAATACCTCATAAAGGTATATTTAAAGATAAATTGAGATTATGGCTTTCTACTTCAAAAGGATATGATATTGAAAGTTGTTATTTAATTCGCTATTGGTCAATTCATAAAGCTTTTTATCCACAAGATTATAAGAAATATTGTGAGAGAGTATGTATAGATACTTATAGAGAAATAGAAGATACTGGGTCTAAAAGGTTATTAAAAGAAGAAAGATGGAATGTTAAACCAAATTATTCATGTGATCCTTGTAAATCTCATAATGATTTCTTAATAGATATGAAGAGAAAAGATGAAGATAGTCAAGATAGAAATCATAATGTTGATTATATTACTCATGAATTAGTATATAAAGTAATGGATATTAAAGAGTTAAATATAAATGGGAAAGTAGTAGATCCTAATGATTATCAATTGGTTATTGAATATTCAAATAATGAGGTCTCTCCTTATAATAATGATAATATACCTATTGGTATTGGAGTTAAATGGTTAAATAACCTTCCTCCTTTAGGTACTCAATACTCTATTAGATGTTCAATGCCTATAGATATATGTAAGTTGATATATACTCCAACTAGAAAAGAAAATTATTTAATTAATATATAAATTTAATTATCATGCCTAAATTAATACCTCCTTGTCCTATAGATTATTCTTTTAGCCCTGGTAGGAAATATAATCTCATTGATCCTGAAGATGTAACTGAAACTCCTATATTAGAAGCTAGAGGTTTAGTTATATTCTCTGATTATAAATTTATTCTAAAAGATGCTATAGCTGATGAATCTTTATTCTATAAATATATAACTCTTAATGATGGTCAAGTTTTAGGTATGTGGCAAGATGTTATAACTCCTCTTCCATTAGAAATTAAGTTTGATGTTAAATATTATCATGATATTTATGTAGATATAAATACTTTCCCTAAATATGATTCGGGTTTTTATGTTTTAGATGGTGTTTTTATTACTAAAGTATATATAGAACCTCATTGTTGTGATGGTAAAGTATATATAAGACATGCAAGAGGAGTTTATAATTGTATTAGACATGAAGGAATAGAAATAATAGAACCTTCATTTCCAGAATGTACTAAACCATTAATTATGTATGATCCTATAGATCCTCCAGATATACAACCTCCTGAGACTGAACCTCATTTTCCTGAATGTATTCCCGATTCACCTGAATTAGTTCCTTAGATTCTCTTCTTATTTTCCTCTTGACCCCTTATATTTATCCAATTGATAGCTTGAATCTGATGTGATAATAAATCTCTTATATTCTTAGATACTTCATAATATTCTGATTCAACTCTTTTATAAATAACAGGGGTTAATTTATTAATTCTTAATCCTTTACATATCCAAGTATCTATAGTTACTAATGTACTCCTTTCAGGGTATAAAATGTTTAAATAAAAAGCTTTTACTTTATTTCCACTTATTATTCTTATATCTTTATTTCTTAATAACTTTAAAGCTTTATATTTATTTCTATTATAAGTACATATCTTATATCTATCTATATCCTTCTCCCTATATCCCTTTATTAGATTTAATGTATCTATCTTATTTCTTTCCCATCGATTCCTAGGACTTAATATTGCTAATACTCCTACTACTATATCTAACTTTATTTTTGTCCTTTTAGATATCTCTACACAATAATCTCTAGCTTCTCTATACCATCCTTTTCCTTCTTCTATCATTGAAGGAGAAGCTGATTCTAATAACTCTATAATACTTTCTCTATACACTTTATTCTTTTTCCTCTATTTATAAATATCTAAAAGTGTATTATTTAAAAAGTAGATATTTCTATATCTCTATATAACTTAATTAAGTATTTTTCTTATATAACTTCTTCTATGTTGTTGATGTGGACCGTAAGATTGAAGAGCCATTCGATGTTTATAAGTACCATAACCCTTATTACATTTAAGATCATATTTGTTTAAGTCTTCATCTTTATTAACCATATCAATTATTAAATTATCTCTATATGTTTTAGCTAAAATACTAGCTGCTCCTATTATTGGTTCTTTTAAATCTCCTTTTATAATACATTCATAATTGAATGTATTCAGAGATAAACTAAAAGAATTGATACCATCTAGATATATCTTCTCTATATTACTTAGTTCAGAAGTAAAGTCTTCTTTCAGTTTTATCATTCCTCTATAAATTCCATTGAATTGAGCTTGATAAATACCTTTAGAATCTATTTCATCTTTAGTAACGTGTACAAAAAAATAATCATCTAATAACTCAATTATCTCAGGGTATAACTTCTCTCTTTTCTTACTACTTATTTTTTTACTATCAGTTACTCCTATATCTATCATTTCTTTATCTATTAAACTTTTCTCTTTTGATGATAGTGCAAAACATAAAACCATATCATAAAATAAACTTCCTTTACCTACTTCATCTATACCTACAATATATCTCTTCATTACATTAATATCTTATTGACTTAATATGTACTTTTCTAATATATCAAATAAGAATCAATTATTCTCTCGTAGTACTTTATTTAACTCTTCTATGACTTCTGAGTTGAATAAAAAGTTCTCTTTTGATATTTATAATAATAAAAGTAATTATATTCCATCTGATTATATTAATAATTTAAGTACAGATATAGATCCTATAAATAGTCTTATAAATGAATCTTCTCTTCAATCTAGACTCTCTGGTAATACTAATCAATATTCTATACCTCCATCTAGAAAGTTATTAAATACTTCTTTTAGTCTTCCTCTTGAGAATAGAGCCCCTTATTTAGGTGGTATATCTTCTAGTCTATATAACTCTTTAACTCAATCAAATTTAGGTAATATTGATACTTCTAATATTACTCTTACACCTTCTAATTATTCTTATGTTAAGTCTAATGTTGATTCTATAGATACTTCTAATATCGGTTTTAATAACTCATCAAAATATTCTTTCATAAAGTCAGATACATCTTCCATAGATACTTCTGGTATTAGTTTTAATACCCCTTCTAAACCTCATTCCTCTTCTATTAATGAGGCTATTAGATCTAATATTTCAGGAAGTTCTATAGTTATTCCCTCAAGTACTTATTTAGATCCTGTCTCTAGAAATCAAGCTTATAGAGATACACTTAAACCTCAAAGTGGTTATATTGATAGTACAACTAAAGGTTTTAATCAACATTTTAGAGATTTAATGAAGCCGAAGTATGTAGCTTTAAGAGAAGAAAGTATTCGGGAATATGTTGATACTATCAAACCACAAAGTGGTTATATGGAAGATGTAAGTAAAGATATACATTTAAGATATAAAGATAATAGTAAAAGGGGTATCTCAAGTATCAATAATAAAGACTTTTTAGAATATTTACCTTCTGAGGATATTAATTTTAGGAGTGCTAATAATCTAGAAGGGGTTAAAGAATATAATCAATTAAATTTCAAATCTAAAACTAAAACTTCTGTCTCTTCATTAGCAAAGAAAGTTGAATTAACTCAAGCAGGTTTGGATAATTATCAAAGAGTCATTCAGTTAGTATTCGACTTTGAGAATAGAAGTACAGAAGGAGTCAGACTTCCTCAATTAGCTTCTATGAGGGAAAAAAGATATGAAATGTTGGGGGCTGGTGCTTTATACGACCCAAGAAAGAATGTAGTTGCAGTAGATGACTCTATTATAGGGCAATTAAATAGAGGTAAACTTACAAAAGAATCTTTCGGCACTTTAGCTCATGAATTAGCACATTCTTATCAGAACCACTTTGGTAATACATGGAAAAAACAAAGAGCCTTTGAGAATAGAGTTTATTCTGCTGATATAGATGAAGTTAAACCAGGTAATTTAATTCAAGATAAATATACCAAAAGGGTAGTAAAGAGATCATTAGAATCTATAGCTCTGACTAAACAAAATATGCCGGAAGGTCTTACAAAAGAAAGAAGAGAAAGTGCTATCAGAAGATCTACTGCTAATGAGTTAGATGCATATTCATTAGAGGATAGAATTACTCGGAGTGTTGATGTAGACCGAATATTTGATCCTGATTATAAACTTACTAAAGTTGGTTATCGTACTGAAGATACTATTAGAAAAGTAAGAGCTACAAGAGAATTTAATAAAAAATTACTTACAGGTACTATAGGTACAACAGCAGTAGTAGGTTTAGGTGCTATTGCTTATTCATTATTTAGAAATAGAGAGGAGTCAAAATCTGAAGAGAGTAATAATGATAAATTAGTGTTAGGAAGTATTGTAGGGTCTTCTTTCTTATTAGGAAGTATTAGACAGACTACATTTGGCCCTTATAAAACTTCAGAACATTTAGGAGAATCTTCAATTGCTCAAAGAAATTTAAAGAAAGCTACTAAAAAGGTATTTGATTATCTAGGGGTAGACTTTGATCTTTCTCAAACTCCTACAATTGCTGCTTTTGGACCTGATATTCCAAAAGGATTAGGAGGTGCTTATGTAGCAAAGTATAATGAATTGGTATTAAATCAAGAAATATATGGTGAACTAGTAAGTGGAAAAATCTCTAGAAATTCATTCTCCCTGTTGGCTCATGAATTAGTTCATGCTTATCAAGCTAATGTAGGTGGTAATATTCAGAAAAAACTTCTTTCTGATGAAGAAGTAAATCTATTACCTAAAAAAATTCTTGATATGGCAAAGAAGTCTGCAGCAGTTCAACCGTATGAATCTAAAGAATATTGGGAATCTTTTAGAAAAGAAGTAGAAGCTTATGACGTTCAATTTCAAATATTAGCCAAAAAAAAGAAATATATAAGTCCTAAATATAGGCAGACACGAATTAATCCCGTTTCTACATCTATTGATCAACCTACTTCTCCTAAACCACCCTTTCAGCCCTCTTTACCTCCTACTAAGCCTAAGCCCCAATTACTTCTACCTCCGGCCAAGTCTATTAGTCCTAGATCTGTTAATCAATCTATTCTACCACCCGGATTAACCGTCCCATCTCCTATTTCTCCTTACCCTAGTCCTCCTGGTAAGTCTAAGCCCCAATTGCTTCTCCCTCCTGCTAAGCCTATTAGTCCTAGATCTATTAGTCAATCCATTTTACCCCCCGGATTAACTATTCCATCTCCTATTTCTCCTTCACCCAGTCCCTCTCCTAAGTCTAAGCCCCAATTACTTCTACCTCCTGCTAAAGTTATAAGTCCTAGACCTGTTAGTCAATCTCTTCTACCCCCCGGATTAACGGTTCCATCTCCCATTTCTCCTCCCCCTAGTCCTTCCTCTAGTAGGTTGGGGAGTCAGTTACTTTTACCTCCTGCTAAAGCTATAAGTCCTAGACCTGTTAGTCAGTCCATTATACCTCCGGGACTAACTATCTCCTCTCCTATTTCTCCTGAAATTAGTTCTTCTCCAAGCCCCCCTTTTAGTCCAAGACTTAATAATCAACCACTCTTACCTCCTGGGAAATCACTAGAAGAGGTAAATATGATAAAAGGTATTGGTCTTAAGAACATTATTCAGGGACAAAATCTTAGATCTTTAAGAAATACTTCTTTAGGAGCTATTGGGATAGGAATAGGTTTGGCTATAGGTATAAATCAATTTATTTATTCATCAAATAGAGAAATAAGTTCTAGAGAATTTAAAGAGATAGACGATTCCCTTGATAGAAGGATGAGAAGTGTTCGGATTAATAGAGAGCAAGAAAGAATGGAAATAGAGGCTGAAGAAAGGGTAAATAAAATGATTGAAAATAGTATTACAGAAGAGGATAAAAGATTTATAGAAGAGCATTCTAACCAACTAAAAGAAAGACTACAATCATTAAATAGTGCTAGAGTCTCACAAGACAATACAGTCAACAGTACGTCTAGTAGTTCTAATGAACTTCCTTCAATTCTTCCAGAAAGAACAATATTTGGGAGTATTTCACCACCATTAGTTTTATCTAATGAAATTGATCTATTAAATGAACCTTTAGACTCAAGGACTCAAACTAAAGTTGCTTCTGGATCTCAACAGTATGTTCAAAGACAAGAAGCATTAGCTCGAGGAGAGTTGTATACAGATGAAGGTGCATCTATTTCTATCGGGAAATGGACTCGTGAACCTATGACTAATAGATCTAATGAAGAATGGAAATCTCTTTTAAAGAAAGAATCAGACTTTGTTAGGTCATTAAATAGAGATGATCAAATAAATGTATTATTGGGTGATAGTCTAACTCAATGGTTTAGACCGTATCAACTTCCTCAAAAAGAAGATACAACTTGGTTAAATCAAGGAATATCCGGTCAAAATATACAACAGATTGATCAAAGGATTGATATCCTTAAATCAATGAAAGGAGATAAAGTATTCATAATGGCCGGTATTAATGATTTAAGACAAGGAAGATCTGATAAAGAAATACTAGAAAGATACTCTTCTATGCTTGATAATGTCAAGAAGAGTGATGTTGCTGATGAAGTTGTAGTACAATCTATACTTCCCACAAGATTAGATAATTTACCTACTAATAGGATTAAGTCACTTAACTCTCAAATTAAAGCTATGGCGGAGAAGAGAGGAATGACTTATATTGATCTCCTCCCCCATTTCTTAAATGAAGAAGGTCGGTTAAAAAAAGAATATACTACTGATGGTATACATCTTTCTAGAAAAGGATATGACACTTGGTCTAAATTAATGTCTCAACATCTAAATGGAAAGGGAGAAGAACAAGATATTAATATTTTGGGGAATCAAGAGAAATTAGAAAGGAACACTAATCAGGCTGGAGAAAGTATTATACCTCCATCTAGTTCAGTAGCTAGACAGGCAGCTAAAAATAATAAAGATAAAGAACAGACTCTTTCTTCAAGTGCTGGAGGTGGTGGTAGTAAACCACCTGGTACTCCTAGAACTTCTACTCCTCCTCCTCCTGAAGAACCTGATCCTCGAAAGAAAGCAGGACTATATACTAATATGGATGATCAGGAAAAGAAAAGTTGGGTGGATAGATTAAAGTCTGCTGTAGGGTTTATGAGAGATGAAAAAGTTGAAGATGTTATTAAAGTAGTAGGTGTTACTGCTGGTATTACTGCTGGTATGTTAGGTACTATTAAAGGTGTAGAGGTTCTATTCTCTAATGTGAATAGAATCTTTAGTTCTTTGAGAAGTTCTATAGCTCTCTCTACTTCATCTAGTTCCTCCCCTGGTCAATCAGTTACTTCCCCTCAGCCTACCTCTTCTACTAGAACTCCAGGTCAACCAGCTGTCCCATCCCAATCCTCTTCTCCTACTACACCTGTATCTCAATCTACCCCTTCTACTAGAACTCCAGGTCAACCAACTGTCCCCTCCCAACCCACTTCTCCTACTACACCTAGGGCTCCAGGTCAACCAGCTGTCCCATCCCAATCCTCTTCTCCTACTACAACTGCATCTCAATCTACCCCTTCTACTAGAACTCCCGGTCAACTAGTTATCCCATCTCAACCTTCTTCTCCTACTAGGGCTCCAGGTCAACCAGTTAGTCCACCTCAACCAAGAGGGCCTGCCCCTTCTTCTTCAGTAGGGAGTAACTTACCAAATAGATCTATAAGTAGTGGACCGCCTTCATCTCCATTATCAAGTACTCCTTCAGTAAGAACTAGAGGTAAAGGAGGTATGGGATTTATGTTAGGTGCAGGTCTTGTATCTTTAGGAGTAATGGGAGTTATTGGAGGAATAGCTGGTTATATGGTCTTTTCTCCTAGTGAAGATAGAACATCAGGAGAAAGGAGAGATGATTTCTATTCCAGTCCAGAAGTAGAACAAAGTAGAAAAGAAAGAGAAATAAGAGAAAGACAGTTAATAGAACAAGAGAAAAGAATTACGGGGAGACCAGATAGAAGTATAGATAGAGATACTAGTTTATTATTAAGGAATAGTAGAGAAAATAGGGACGGAAGTTCTGTAAGAAGGCAATTATCTTATAGAGAATATATGGCATTACAGACGGGAAGAAGTGAAGAACATTCATTACAACCTGAAATTAGTAGACCTTCTTCTTTATCTTTAGATGAACATTTAGCTATACAAAACCAAGGCCAAATCCGTAGAAGAGTTAGTAGAGATATAGATCAATCTAGAGGTATTAGAGCATCTGATTTATCATTTGAAGAGTTTTTAGAGATACAATCTGAAAGACCAGAGATAGAAAGAAGAAGAGAACGTATAAATAGGGGGGATAGTAGATCTAGAACTCTATCATTAGGAGAATATCTATCTATGGGTGAAGAAAGAAGAGTATCTATAGGGAGTGATGATAATAGATCTAGAGCTAGATATCTAGCCATCATGGAAAGTAGTGAATCTTCTATAGATGATAGGTATAGAAGAGCTAATAGATTAATAATAAATAGACCTGATAGGGAGTTAACGACTCCACTATTACCTCAAGGAAGTCATGAACCCCGTCCAGAAAAACACATTGACATGAGTTATGACGAGGAATATTTAGGAATATGGGAATTTGGTTCTAAAACTAGAGGTCTATTAAGTCAAATACAGAAAGGTACATTATATGGAGGGTTTTATCAAAGGCCCTCAAGTCCTTATGGAAATATATATATTGATTTAGCTAGTAGAGAAGTTCCTACTATAATGCCTCCTACTAGTGGTACTGGATATCTATATGAAAATAGGAAAAGATATATGGAAAAGTTAAGAGAAAGTGGAGTTCCAGTAGTACAGGTTGGTGACTTCCACGCTAAAGCATTTATAGGTACTAATATTAAAGATGAAGAAATAGCTATAGTACTAACAGGTAATTTAACTAGATCTGCTTTAGAGTCTGGTGTTCCGGATGAGGCAATTATGACTAATGAATCTATAAAAGATAGATTTTTAAGAACTTTTTTCAATCAACGTCCAAAGTTTTATCAAAGTAATATTGGTTTAGTTGTAAAAGATTCAGAAAAGATTGGTCAACTTAAAGAAATCTTATTTAATATACAGACAAAGGGGGTATCTTACTCAACAGAAGATTTTATAGTAGGGGGAGCTATGGGAAATAGTAGAGAGAGAATAGTAGATTTTATACTACAAAAGTCTAAAACTGGAGATGATATTAGTATTACTTCACCATATATTGATGACCCAGAAATAGTAAGAGCTTTAGTTCAAGCTAAACAACAATCTGGTGTTACTATTAGACTAATAACTTCTAAAGAAGGTTCTGGAATAAGAGCTTATTCACAAGCCATTTCAACACTTCAAGCAAGTGGTATAGAAGTATATGCTCCAAAGGGAACTCAGTCTTATTTACCTCATGAGAAGATGATACTTATAGGTAATGATTATATAGTAGGTTCTCATAACTTTACTTCTAAGGCTTCTGATAGACAAATAGAAATAAGTCTAATGGGTAATGACCCTAGAATAGCTTCTTTAATGCAAGCTGATTTTATCAGACAAATAGAAGAAGGTTATGTATCTCTTAAAGAAGGTTCGGGAGCTAGAAGATCTATGATGTTAGGTACCAGTCCTTTACTTAGTGGTTTATACGCAGGTAGTGATAAAGCTGGTACTCTTTTATTAGACCCTAATATGGGGGCTTCTTATTTCTATGGGAGAGCTTTATATAATAATCAACAAAGACAGGCTAGAGCTCATCATAGAGTTATAGATCAAGAGACTTCAGGTGTAGCTACAGCTATGTATAAAGCTGCATATCTAGCTAAATTGAATGAAGGGGAATTAATTCCACAACATAGTGATTTAGATAGAATACCAGGAATAGTACAACAGTATGATAGAGAGTTATATACACCTGGTATAGGTGCAATATTAAATGAAAAAGTCTTTATGAGATTAGGTCTAGGAAGATTATATAAAGATGAGCTAGGATTCTTACCATCAGCGATGGGAGCTTTAGGTTCAGTCTTAGATAAAACTTATTTATATTTAAATCCCAATGCTAACTTTCCAGGAATTACGCATTATTTTAAGGAAATGGATATTAAAGATTCTTCATATAGAGATAGACCTGCACCTGTAGGATTATTTGAGGCGGGGTTAAGTGAATTAGCTTTCTTAGGACAAGCATCAGCTCAAGGTATATTATTCTATATGATTGTAGGAGAACCTATATCTATGTTCTTATCAGAGACTATAAAGAATGATGTAGAAAGAGTTATTTCTAATAGTCTTAGTACAGATTTAAATCAATTCTATTCAACTTCATCTAGACTTCATAGGAGGGCAAACTTATCAATGGCTAGTGCTTTTAAAAGTCCCCTATCAGCTAGGATGGAAGTATTATCTACGATGGATAATTTAAGGAAGATAGATGCTGAATACTTTGGTGCTGAGAATCCGGGCCTTAGTATTTATCATTTCTCTTCTATGTATTTGAGAGGGAGAAGTGGAATATTATTGAATGAAGTTATGAAACCATTCTTAATGGAAATAGTTAATCCATATGATCCTATGGATGTACAAAGTAATAGAGGTTTTTCTAATGTTATAGATAGATTTATAGAAGAAGTTAGTAGACCTGTAGGATTAGCAGCTATAAGTCCTTCTGATCCTCATTTAGATTCAATAAAAATAACTAGAACAGATGTACAAAGGGGATTATATAAACAAGGGTTTTCTAGGAATCAAGTACAAAGTATGAAGATAGATGAAATAATAGGATATAAATATGCTAGAGAACAATTTGTTAATAAAGCGAGAGATTTCTTAGATACATCTACATTTAGATCTTCTTTAATATCAAATAGAGTAAATAGCTTCAAGACTTTTATTGATAGATTTGGAAATTATCAAGATTTTAATACTAAACAATTAGCTAATCTATTTAGTCAATTAGAAATAATAGAGAATAGTGTAGATCCTACAGATGTAGATGTAATAGAAGATATACATATGATAAGAAGGAGATTGATGCAAATAGGTGCTCAGATAGAAGATCCAGCTAAAAGATTATCTAGAAATAGGAAAGCTGATATCAGTCTTACTAAAGAAGGAAGGTTAATAGGTGATATCGACTTTGAAATTACTAATGAAGGAATAGATAGATCTTCATCTATAGCTAGAAGATTACAAGATATATTAGATGAGATACCTTTAAATCCTCTTAACTGGAGAATGTTTAATAAGTATCGTGCTATTAGAGGTATAACGGGTCAAGACTTAGAAAGTGAAGGTTATTTAAGAATAACGACTACAGGACAACAAGATACTGGAAGAGTTATTCCAAGAGTAAGAACTGTAGGAGAATTATTTTCTTTCACTGATTTAACTCAAGTAATGAGGGAGATATTATTTGGAAGAGGAGGTTTTTCTCAACATTTAGCCAGAGCGGAAGTATTTAGTGATAGAGAAAGATTAATAAGATTAAATAGAGTTTCTCAAGTAAGTAACTTTGAAGATCTAACCTTTAAAGATGCTAGTAGTATTTGGTTTGATAGAAAGATAGGTTATGCAGGTAAGATGGCTGTAGATAAAATTCATACTGTATGGAATGCTACTATTGGTTTTGCTTATGAATCTTCTAAAAGAGTTATAGATAAATATAGATATTTACAAGGTTCATTATTGGCACCTTTTGGAATAGGTAGAGAAAAAGGATTATTAAGGGGTAGTAAGGCCTTAAAGGATATGGAATATTACTTAATGAATATGGAAGATGAAACTACAGGTCTTAAAGCTATAAGTTGGGGTGATGATTTAGATGAAATAAAAGAAGCAATAAAGTCTTTAGAACAAGAAGCAATAGAAGAGTTTAGAAGTTTAAGTAATACTGAAAGATTGACTAAATATGGTTCTTTAAATGAATCAGAGTATATAGATAGATATGTTAGTGAAAATATACAGAGAGCTACTAGTAGTATAGATCCAACTGCTAGAAGATTGAATTGGTTAGATGAAAATGTTGTAAAAAGTCTTGCAGAAGCTGAAGAAGTTAGAAGTAGATTTATGAATAATCCCGAGAGACCTTTTGACTTTGTAGAAATACAAGAAAGGTTAAGAGCAGAGACTTTAGGTTTATTTAGAATGGGGACTGTTAAAGATGAAGCTTTAAAGAATAGAATGGTTCGTATGAGTCCGGGTATAGGAAGAGATGTAACTGGAAAGATGACTAAAGGTACTTTAACTACTACTGCTTTATCTATATCAGTATTATCATCTTTAATATTATCTGATTTATTCCAAAGTACTTCTGGAGTTAGTCTATTTACTCAATTGGGTTTCTCTCTATTTAGTGGAGGTGGTCCTATAGGAAGATTAATGGGTAATGAACAAGGAGAATTGGGTATCAATACACATTTTGAAGGAGATAGATTATTTCCTGATATACCTGGTCTAGGTAGAGTTGGAACTACATTATTAACTACAGCAGGTACACTATATGCTGCTCATGTAATAGGTACATCTGCTTTAAGGGCTGAAGCTATAAATTATAGTTTCACGACTGATTTCATGTTTCAACAATTAAAGTCGGAGACTGGAACTGATATTGTTTTATCAGCAGCTAGAGGATCAAATGAAGCGGATATCTCATTAAGACAAAAAGTATTAAGTGGAGAAATAAAGAAAGGAAGGGAGTTATCAGATTTTATAGATAACAATCCTACTAGGACTATTAGTATGAGAATGAAGTATAAAGATACATTTGAAGCTTCACTGTCTCTAATGAAAAAGGGAGATATGTTAAATATCCGTTCTATGAGATTTAGAGGCAATACATGGTTAAATACTATGATTGCCTATGCAGGCTTATCAATTGGTGGTAAAGCTTTAGTCTCTTCTACTTCTTCTTTACTCAATCATATGAGGGAATCTCAAGGGAGTCTCGATCCTTTAGCTTTTGGTGTTGCTGGTGCATTGATTGGATCTAAAATGACTAGAAGTTTTGGTGGAGGTCTTGCCGGTCTTTTAATAGGTGGATTAGGTTCTTATGTTATGAATAAGATGGGTGTTAAAGTATTTAATCTTGGAGATCCTGGTTCGGTTGTAGATAATCAAGGGGCTACTCTATTAGGAGAGTTATCCGACTTTAGGAATTCTGTAATGGCCAACTTTGATAAAAGTTCTAGAATTGAATTGATGGCAGCTTTAGTATCTCAAGGAATAGAATCACCTTATGGTTTATTTAAACAAGAAGCTTCAGGTACTGATGTTAAAGTAGTAGCTAAACAGGTTACTTCTCCTATAATACAGTTCTTTATGGCAAAAAGAACTAAGGGACAATATACTGATTATTCAGGAAAGGTAGTTGATCCAGGTATAACTACATATTCTTTAGGTATACAAGGACCGCCTATAACAGGGATGTCAGTTGGTATCCAATTACCATTTAAGATATTAAAAGATAGACCGGAGAATAATAGTTCTGGATATATGAATAGAGGCAGTAGAAATTTTAATCTTGTATATAATGATGAAACAGATATTTTAGATTATTTATATGGAGTAGGAATGATAGCTACATCTGCTCAGATGTTAAGTTATTCATTAAGAACTATTGGTGCTATAGGTTCTCCTTTAACTCCATCAGCTGGTAGTACTTTAGGACAATATAGAGAAACTGCCGATAATTTATTTACAGAATCAGGTAAAAGGATAGGTAAATTTGGTACCGCAGTAGAAGATGTTGGAATGATATTACCTAATACTATTCATAGAGTAGCTCAATATATCTTCTCTTCTGATTATGATGTCTATAATCAAATAGAACTAAGAATGAAAAGGAGATATGAGATGTCTAAAGGTATAGAGGGTGGAGATCTTACATCTGTTAGATCTTTTAATAGATCTAGAATGTTAATTAGATATACATCTAAAGCTGCTTTTGGGGCTTTTGTATTAAATTTTGGGGCTGGTCTAGTACAAGATGATGATAAATTTCAAGAGAATTCTTTAGTACTAAATATGAGTGGTGTTGGTTTGGGTGTGGCTGCTGGAGTAGGTCAAGATTATCTAGCTGGTGTATCTAGAGCTATGAGAGTATCTAATGCTGGTAGAGCTCTACGTATGACTAGATTACGTAAAAATTTACTTCCTTATGCTTTATCTGGACTTGTGGGATTTCATCTTACTGATGATAGATTTGGGGTTTTTACTGGGATGAGTAATGAATATGTTAAACAACAAAAACATGATGAATATTATTCTTATCATAGGGAAGCAGTTATAGGTACTTATGCTGTAGCTATGGGTACATTAGGTGCTACATTTGGAAGAATGGGTATGGATTCAGGTCAAGTATTAGAAGAATATTCAAGAGCCCTTAATTCTTTAAATGAATTAGAAGATATACAACAGGCAAATACAGCAGGAGGGGGAGTATTAAGAAGAGTAAGAAGAGCATATCAAGCTCATCGAGTAGAAGAATTAGAAAAAGAAGCTCAACAGATAGTAGATTACTTCAGACATAGAAGTAAACAAATAGAAGAGACATTTGATTTAGTATCTTCAGCTTATCCTAATGTAGCCCCTGAGACATTAAGAGAATTCCATATTAATAAGGCAAGACAGATTATAGAAGATACGGGGTCTATGTCAGCTAGGGATATAATGAATAGACAGGATGAAGCTACAGCATTAATACAACATGTAAATAGATCTAGGGGTGCGTATATTGATGCAAGGTTATCTAGTAGAAGATTTTCAGGTAGATTAATGAAAGGTATGATAGGAGTTCCAATAGCTACACATATAATAGGATCTTTATTACATTCTATTAACCCTGAAGTTTTTAATGCTAATAAGTTCTATGATTGGTTGGAGAGTAGAGGTACTAATTTTGATGCTAATGCTCCATTTATGAAAACAAGAAATGTTATAGCAGATGCTATTAGAGCTATAACATTTACTGATAGATCAATAGACTCTGGTATTAGTTTAGATCAAACTTTTAGGAGTGCAGCAGCTTCAGGAGGTTTTTATCAACCTGTATCTCATGAAAAGTTATTAATACGACAGACTGGATATGCTAGGTCAATGACCAAGTTATTCAGAGACCTATCTGAGATAGCTATTCTTGATGATGTAAATCCATTTATAAGTGGTCCTTTAGGTGCAGGTGCTTCTATTAGGAGAGGAGATAGAGGTACAGTATTAACACCTTATATACAAATACAAACATCTGGAAGTGATATATCAACAGCTTCATACTCTATGAGTTCAAGATTCTTCTTTAGAAATGTATTACAAGGGAATAATGATTTAGTATTTGAGATACAAAATGCTATGAGGATGAAGAATGAATTTATGAAGAAAGGTTTAGATCCTTCAGTAGTAATGAGAAGAACAGCTTTAAATATATTAATGGCTACTTCATCATTACAACCTAGAAAGAAACCAAGAAGAGCTTCTAGATTATCAGACAGTCAATTATCAAGTCTAGCTTCGGATACTTTATTAATGGCATCATTAAAGGAAAGGATGGCAATACAGAAACATAGTAATTATCAACCAGTAGAGTCAATAGTGACTCAAATGTTAATAGAACAAATGATGCCAACTCATAAGTATTTAGATAATATGTTAATGAATGTATTATCTCCAGAGAATGCTAAGAAGTTAGGTATAGGTGTAGGTAAGAATTTGGCAGCATATATGATGGGAGATCCTTATTACTTATTATCTAGAAAGATAAATATGATGGGTATAAAATTCTTTGGAGATCAACCTGGTGGGGTAAGAGGTAGAGATATATCTAGTCAAGCTAGAGATTTTCCTGATTTATTTGGAGAGTATAGTTCTAAACATTTAGAGACATATACTATGGAAAATAGTAAGAGATCTCCTTTCTTAGAATCATTAAGTGATAATAGTAGTCGTATATTTGGAGCTCTACCAGCACCTGTTAGTTTAATGTTAGGTTTGACTCTAGGTCTTAGTATTACTTCTAGACTTATTGATTTTGCCAATGTTATTAAAGGAGGACATGAAATAAGTGAAGGTCAAAAGATGTTAAGAGAAATATCTAGTGAAAGATGGTTCACTAATGCTCCTGAATCAGATAAGTTAAGGAATGTATGGGTCAGTATGAATTATCCCCAAATAGGAAGTTCAGAGCCTCTTGTAGCTGGAGCAAAAACATTACCAATCTTAAGTAAAGGATCTTTTCACTTCTTATTAAATCCTGCCTCTCATGATTCTTATAAAGTATCTCAATCTTTAAGAACTGGTTTATCAGAAGTACAGAAACAATTAGATGAAGCTAGATTAAATTTTAGAGGTCAATCAGTAAATATATTTGAATATTTACAGATAAATAAAATAAAAGAATTAGAGGCCATATTAGGTGGAGTACCTAATCAAAGTCATATACAAGCTATGACAGTATATGATAATTCAGGTAATAGGGTATATGGTATTGATACAAATAAAGCTTGGATGGATAACTTAAATGATGCTAGAGATTTACTTATGACTTCATCCAAGGGTATGGAACCTGAAACTGCTAGAAGGATGAAAGCTGTAATATCTGCTATGGAGACTGAGATTAAATCTCGTCATATAACTAATTTAAGTGATACTATTTTGGATCAAGTAACAGAACACTTTACTAAAGAAATAGATCATTATATTGATCAATATGTAGATTCTTTAATGAATAATAAGGTTCAGATAAGTAGAAATGATTATAGAAGCATGTTGGAAAAAGCGAATATATCTGATATAGAAAATAGATTAGATAAATATTTTCCTTCTGCTCCTGGAGGTGGACCTATTAAATCAACTGTTGATGTTCCTGTAGCTGCATTTTTTATACCTAATGCCTCACCTGAAGAGATATTAGGAGTTAAAACAGAACAAGATTTATACAAATTAATTGAGGCGAGAGGAGAAGCTACTGGTCAGTTAGATGCTATATCTACAACTGATAGTTCAGGTGTTAGAGTAGCAGATATGAGAACTAAACTTAAGTCGGCTGCAGCTAATTCTATTAGAGAAGAAGTAGCTAGAGAGTTAAAATTATTTAGTAATGACCCTAAGAAATTATCTAGACTCAGTTCTGGTCTCACAGGATCTATAAAACATATTGCTTCTTCAGTAACTAATAAAATATTCTTAAATGCATTAGGAGGGAGGACAGGAGAAGTTGAGAAGTCATTCTTTTCAGTCTTACGTCATCATTGGGGAGGTTTAGGAGTTACTCCTTCAGCAGATACTAAAAGAAGTCTAATAAATAATCTTAGGTCATTCATGTCTAGGATGACTAAAGGTTCAGCCCCTTATATTGCAGAAGATGAAATAGAAGTGGCTAAATTCCATTCATCAGTTTCTGTAGAGAGAGCTAAAAGAAAAGCTTTATCTTCTGTTGAATTACCAGAAGAAATGGCAGAATTAGAAGCGAGGAAAGCAGCAGGAGATCCAACAGCTTTAGATATAGCTAGAAAAACAGAAGAAATAAATTTAAGGAAAGCTCCTTTATTAACTAAAGCAAGTAGAGGTCTTCAAAGTTTCTGGGATGTGGCTACATCTATTTTTGATATTATTGAAGCTATAGATATATTTTCATCTTTCTCACGATTAAGTAGTGCTAGTAGAAGTAATATGACTAGAGCTCAAAAGAAATTAATTGCATCTGAAGTAGGTACTACAATTAATAACTTTACTCAAGGTATGGCATTTATGGTTGCTATGAATACTATAAATATGGGTATTCAAGCTAGTGCTTCTGCTATAGGTTGGAAAGCTCTAGCTCCCATTTTATTAATAGCAGGTGTTATAGCAGTAGTAGGTGGAGTCACTTATATGAAAGATCAGGAGAATAGGGAGAGTTGGAGTGGATTCTGGAAAGGGGTAAGTGAATTCTGGGGAGATACTATCTTCAATTATACAGAGAAGGCTGAGAAATGGGGAGGAGGTGGTAGAAAGACAGATGCAATACTTATGGGAACAGGTGGTGCTTTAGGAGGTTTAGCTTTATCTGCATCTGCATTAAGTATGGCTCCAGGTACATTAATGGGTGTATTTGGAGGAGTATCATTATTAGCTGCTGGTCAATTTTTATTAGCAGGTTTAGCTATAGGTGCTGGTTTAGGAGTAGCAGCAGCATTAATAGCTCCAGAAGCTACATCAAATCTATTTGATAATTTAGTAAATAGTTTATCAGATATAACTATAGGAGGATTTCCTATATTTGGAATGTTTTTAACGAAACCAGGTAGTGGTTTATATATGAAAGGATACTCAGAACCTTCTTTAGGTGTAAGTAGAACCACTCCATTTATGGTAGGAGGTGTAGAACAAGTTATAGCGGCAGATTATAGAAGATATCTACTAGCTGCCAAAGATATAACGGGTGGAGATGCAGCAGGTCTATTCTTAAGTACTACTATATATGGATCATTACCAACAAGAGGTAATGATGTAGTATCAAGATACGGAAAAACAATGAGTATAAGACCTGGAGGTGTAGTAGATCCAGTAATAAGGAGAGAAATACAATTAAGAGGTCAACACTTTAATCAAAGTGTTATAGGAAGACAAATGTGGGTGGCAATGTTAAGTAATGCTACTAATTATAGAGCTATCAAACAGGCTGATTATAGAGATTCTATAAGGTCAGCTACTTTAAGTATGGAGGCAATGAAAGAAGATAATTCTCCAGAAGTAGAAAGTAAGAACTTAAAATATAAAAACAAATTAAGAAAGAGGAATCCAGAAATTAGAGGTGAAATTATAGGTCAATATGTAGATGATGTAGGTAAAGCTATAGATAGAGCGGAGAAACAAAAAGAAGAACCACTATTATTAAGTTTTGATAAAGAGTCATTAAATAATACGAATGTATTATCAAAGGACTATATAGTAAATGGATTGGATAGAAAGAGTACAAATAGTAATATTCCAGTAGTCAGTTCTACAACTCAAGGACATATAGTAAGTAAAGTACCTAATCCAGAAGGGAGTTTAAACGATACAATATTAGTAAGTCCTTATAGTGAATATGATAATGTCTGATATTAAATATTTTGGTGGAATAGATATAGGAAAAGAAGGTGCTATATCAATAGTATCTTATTCTGATAAAAAGATAATACCAGCATTCTTTATAGAAATGCCTGAAAGTAATAAAGAATTATTAAAGAAATTAAGATATATAAAAAGTAAATTCCCGTTAGATGAGATATGTATAGAAAAACAAGTATATATGTCAAGAGGAAATTATTCCAGACAAAGTGGAAAGGGTGCCTTTACATTAGGTCATAGTCAGGGATTAATAGAAGGAATATTAATGACTTTAGATATTAATTATTCAGTAATAGCCCCCAGAACATGGCAATCTATTATAAAAGATATAAAAGTAAGTAATAATGTAAATGAATTATGTAAATCTTCCAAGAAGATATCTTCTAAGATATCAAAACAAAAGAGTTTATCTTTATGTGAAGAGATATTCCCTAAAGTTCCTTTAGTAACTAAAAGGGGTAGGATATTAGATGGTATAGCGGATAGTCTTTGTATTAGTTATTGGAAATATAAAACAATGTTATAATATAGTATAAACAGTTTTTTATATAAATATCAATCAATGAAGAATTATAAAGAATATAAAGTAGAGGAATTTCAATCTGAAGAAGTAGAAAACTATCAATACTATAGTGTAAGTAGATTAAAGACTTATAAGACGTGTCCAAATTATTATAATAATAAATATATTAATAAATATCCTGACTATCCTTTCACTGCCAGTACTTTATATGGATCAATAGCTCATAGTATATTAGAGACTTATTATTTCAATAAATATAATAAGGTTGAAATATTAGAACCTATAGAAGATCTTTTATTAGATGCTTTAATGTCTACTTTAAAAGATATGGGAAAATTAGAAGATGAAATGGAAATAGTAATAAGAAGATCTTTATCTTCAATAGCTTCCAAGATGGAAGTTTTATATTATAAAGCGTCTGAAGATTATATAGGTAAAGATTCTATACGTAAAAAAGATGGTACTGTTTCTTCTAATCCTAAACTTACTACAGCTTGGAAGAATCAATTAAATAAGTTGGGTGTAAATGAAGATATAGAAGCTATAAATGTATATTTTAGATCTTTATCTGATCCTAGAGATACATTAAATTTATGGGATCAGATATCTATTGTAGAGATATATAATGATTTATATTCAATATTTAAATTATATAAAGACCCTTTTTTAAATTATGAGATAGAAGGTATAGAAGTACCACTAAGTAAATTAGAAGGGGATAAAATAATAAATCCGGTATTAATGCCTCCTAAATATGGAGGGAATAATAATATTTATTTAATGGGATATATAGATCTAATAGTAAATAAAGAGGATAAATTAATATTAATAGATCATAAAACTGGATCACAACCATTTTCTAGAGAAGATGTAGAATTTAATTCTCAATTGATAGTATATGCATGGTGCATAGAACGATTAACAGGTAAAGAAGTTTCTCATATAGGAATAAATAATATAGGTAATAATAATGTATTAGTACCTTTACCTTCAAAGGATATAAGGAAGAAGATATTATCTACACTATTTTCATCCCATTTGGGAATAGAAGCGAAATACTTCCCAAAATATATACCGGAACCATATAGTCCTTGTCTTAAGATGTACGGTAAAACTTGTCCTTATCTCTCAGTATGTTGGCCAGAGAGAAATATATAAAAAGTAGTTTAAAGAATTAAATAAGATATGTATTCATTGAGTAAAGAAGAGAAATCTCATGTATTCAAGTATTTCCAAGAAAGTTATTCTTCTAAAGAAGATCTAGTTATATATAATTCTAAAGATAAATTCAAACTTTTATATAATCCCTCATTAGTATTTAAGATATATCCTGCTATAAGAAAAATAGTAAATTTAATAGATAGAAAAGGTAGAGTAAGAAAAAGAGATTTTGATGATGTTATAGATATATTAAGAGAATTTATAAATTATTATGATGGAGTCAAAAATGTTAAAGAGATATATACTTATGAACAGGTTAAAGATGCTCTTAGTAAGATAAGAATAACTGATCCAGCATTATATAAAGTTTTATGGTACTCATGGTTCACTGATAGATCTATAGTTGATATAAGTTGTAGTTTATATATGGACTCTTCTACATTTAAAAGAAAATGTGATAAAGCTATTTGTTTAGTATTAGCTTATTTAAGAGATCCTGAAATAATGTCTAAAGAAGATATAAAACCAATCGATATAATAAATCCTAGTTATACTTGATAAATGAATACTGAAATTACATCATTTTCCTCATTACCATCCGCTTTTAAAAGTTTCAAGAAAAGATTTCAGTTGGCATTGAAGGAAAGTTTATTAGAAGATATAGCTCCTTGGGATACTTTATATTCTGAATTAGATACCTTAATCACTATATTAGATGATCCTGATATTTCTAAACCTTTAGATAGATTTACTTCTATATCTAACTCTAAATCAATTATAGATAGATTAGGTTTAGGTAAACATGTTTTAGGACTTATAGAAAGTGGTATCTCTTATGAAGAGACAGCTGAAATCTTAAGAGAGAATAGTGGTAAAAGTATCAAAGTAGAAGATGTGGAGAATTGGTTAAATGAATTTGATAAGTCTTCTATCTCTTCTAAATCTAAAGTAGTTACTAATAGTATTTGGAATACTAAAGATATCTATGATGATCTTTATATTCAAATGAGTGATCTTATTCAAATGATCAGACAGAAAGATGATGAATCTTTCTTAAGATCTAGAGTTACTAAAGAACAAGTTCTTATTGAATCTATCAGAGAACTTAGACAATTAGCTAAAGATGCTGAATCTATTATGAGTCGTATTGAAGAATCTAAGAAAGTAGAAACTTTTATCGGTTTTATTCTTAGAGATCTTAAAGGACGTATCTCTCCTGCTGAATTTATGGGTATTGTTAAGTCTTGGTCTGATTATAAATCTACTCTTAGTATGGGACCTTCTATCTAACTTTATTAGAACAATTATTTCATCTTTTCTCTACATAATATATGTAGAGCTTTTTTTATTTATATAACTACTCTATCTTCTTCTCCGTATCTTTTCTACTTTATCTTATTTCATACCCCTTAAACACTTCAATACGTCTCTCTCCTTTAATCTTCTATTTAAACCTCTATTCTCTTTCCAAATAAACTTTCTGAACAATAAATTCTTCTATACTAAAAAATCTGGACCGGCCCTCAACTTTAGTTCTTCCTGATTCTTCTATACTAAAAATCTGGACCGGGTTCCAACTTTAGTTCTTCCTGATTCTTCCATACCAAAAAATCTGGACCGGGGCCCCAACTTTAGTTCTTCCTGATTCCTTTCATCTAAAAGTTAATGTCGGAAAAGGGGCGCGTCCTCCTCCCCTTATACGGACACTGATTTTCAAATCGATTCTCTAGGGTACTTGAGTGGCTTAAAACGACTAAAAAAAAGTTTCCGTACCCCCCTTTTTCATGAAATTAGGGGGGTACGGAAACTGATGAGTATTAGATGAAAATATAGTATCAATACAATCTTTATATTGTTAGTAAAGAAAATTGTGTTATAATAAATATAAATACATAAATAACATTTAAAATCTTTTAAATGTGAACAAATATACTAAATTAATATATAGTACAATAAAAGTAAAAGTAAAAGTAAAATAAAGTAAAAATAATGGCGAATAAAAGAATCAATAGAGTGCAATGTTGTATCAGCTTAGCACCACATGTACTAGATAAATTAAATGATTATGCGGAGAAACTTTGTTACCCAAAATCAGTAATGGTAGATATGGCTTTAAGAGAATACTTTAAACAATTAGATGAAGAGGAGAAATGAAGAATATTACTAATAATATAACCACAATATCAATAGATGCAGAGTGGGTTAAAGATACCTTCTTAACAGTACAGATGGCATGTAGTGATGAAAAAGGTAGAATAGAAAAATATTATATATTCTGTGATAATGAAGAATATTTAGTTCAGTGTCCTAAAGAATTCAAAGGAGTTAATGTAGAGAAAGTATTTTATCCAATAGGATATATGGGTATATTAGATTACTTTGAATCATTGCCAAAACAATTAGATTGTCTATTCTTTTATTCTCCTAGAGATATAGAAAGTTTCTTAGGACCTGAAGTATGGTCTTCTTTATTACTCGGAGGTAAAGTTGTTAAAAGGAGAAATCTTAATATCTCTCCATATTATCTAGAAGATAAAGAATGTACTTTAAGGTTTGTAGACTTATATGGGAGATTTAGTTGCTCCCTAGAAAAAGCTTATAACCTAATGGGTATTGATACAAGTAGAGGTAAAGATTATATCTCTACACTTAATATAGATAAATCTAGAATGGATTTATTTATGAAAGAATATCCTTTGGAGTTCTTTGAATATTCTTTATCTGATTTAGGTCTACATGAATTAAGCATTAAATTATTAAATTTAATATCTGAATTATTAGATGAATGTTTCTCTATAGAAGATTTATATGAATCTATCAGAGATTATCCTGGTACTATAGGTAGATTGGTTTCTGATGTCTTCTTAAAGTTTATTAGTATACAATATCCTGATTTATTACGGTCTTCTTGTCTTCTATCTATTACTCCTAATGATAGGAAAAGTAATAGACTTAATTCACTTATAAACTCTTTAATATCTGGTCAAGACCCATATCTTATTTCTAAAAGAATAGAAAAATGTGGAGATGTTATTCATGGTTTGGGTATGTGCTCTATTCCTGCTTTCTTTAGCGGTCATTATGGTCTAAATGATACTAGTCCTTATGGAGCTATAGTTCAAGGAGGAAGGGCTATTAAGGAAGACTCTGAGAATACTATATATAAACATATATTAGATATAGACCTACAATCAGCATATGGTACTTCTTTAAAGAAGTTTGATTATCCTATAGGTATTCCATCTATCTATAGTAATAGTAATCATTCATCTAAAAGGATTACATTGAAACAATTCTTAAATCAATATAGTTCAGAATTAATAGATGGATTATATGTCATAGCGGTCTCAGGAAGACTTAAATATCATCAAGATCTTATCTTTTCTAAATACGGTCTTAGTTCACATAAGATAGGTTCTAAGATTTTGGGTAATTTATATGAAGAAGATGATGGTATTAATGGAAGATTAGGAGGTAAATTCTTACTTACATCTAAAGAGATTAGATTGGGATTTATTACTTCTCATATGTTGGAGATAGTTAGAAATATGTCTTCTAATCAAGAATATAGAGATTGGATGGATCTTAAAGTAGATGTGGCTATTTATTATCCAAAGAGTCATGAAATGTCTATAGATAAGTGGGCTGATTATCACTCAGATATTTCTAATATAGGTGAATTAACTCCTCATAATGATAATAGATCTAGATATTGGTGTAGATTTCCACTTAATAAATTTATAGATAATATTATAGAAAAAAGATTATATTATAAAGCTAAAAGAAATGAATCTCCTATATTTGATGCTAAACAATCTTTACTTAAATTATTTATTAATACCCTTTATGGAGATTTAGCTTCCCCTTACTTTCTCTTTGGAAATACAGTAGTTTCTAATAATATTACTAGTTCAGTTAGAGCTGGCTCTTGGATAATGAGTAAAGCTTTAGGAACTAAATTAACTGTTACTGATGGAGGTACTTATACCCCTTATTCTGTCCCTTTCTTTAGGAATCATCTTAAAACTTTTAGAAGACCGTCTTTATCTAAATTATATAAAAAGAATTCTAGATGGCAGCTCTCTGTAGAGTACAAATCATTAATAGATGAAAGTATAGAATCTATATTAAGAAAAGAAAATGCTCAAGAACTATTAGATAATTTAGCTCTTGAACATATAAATAGATTCTGTAGTTTATATAATATATCTTTTCCTTTTAAGGTAGAACATAAACTAGAGAATTCAGGATCCCTTATGGTTACTAATCCTTATGGGAAAGTAGATTATATTATATATACCTATTATAATACAGAAGTTATTAAAATTAGGGGTGTAGAATCATATAATTATGATAATCATCCTAAAGTAGAGTTCTTAAGGGCTTTAGCCCAAAATAGACCTACTAAATTCTCTGCCAATCAATTGATTCATATTGTAGGTATTAATGAATATATCAAAGGAGTATATAGAAAGATGCCAGGACATGAAGTTATGATTGAATATATTTATAAACCAAATAGTAATGGGGGGTCTATTTATGAAGATTATCTATCTTATCTAAAAGCAGAAGAAGCTCATAAGAAAAGAATTAAAAGATATGAATCTAAATGGAAAGGTTTAGAACTTAATATTATACCTCCTTTTAATTAACCTCTACTTAAGAACTCTTCTTTACTATATATATCTGGATATTCAATTATATTATCTAAATGTTTAAATAGATTTATATTCTTTATAGCTGATTTAGATAAATAATAACTAAACATCCTATAACTGATATGTCCACCTACTTTACCTCTTAGACTTATTAGATATAAAAGTCTATTTATATCTAAAGATATATAATAATTAGTTCTATAGGCTTTAGGTAATAAATATTTAATTTTATTTATATCAATATTTTCCCTTTTAGTATATTCTTCTAATAACTCAAAACCTTTTCTAAAAGCTTCAATATACTTTTCTCTTAAAGAACTTAATTCTTCTATTTCTAAATATTGAGGTAATGAATATAAATGTTCGTATGTAGGATATATTTTATCTATATTAATTTCACTTAATTCACTACTTAAGAAAGGTATAAATAAACATCCTCTATGTCTATTAATATCTGTAAGAGTACCTAAATCACTCTTACCTTTAAATATATAATTACCTATACATCTGAATTCATTATTTAATTCATTATGATGATTACCATTTTTTATTATCCAATTACCTATCTCTTCTATTAAATTATTATTACTACTTTCTAGTTCTAATCTCTTTATATCAGGATAATATATACTAATCACTCTCTCTATATCTACTAGATCTCTATTTAATAGTTCTATTTCCCAATCTTCTATTAAAGGATCTATAGTATATAAATCTTTATATCTTTCTATTATCTCTTTTAGTTCTATATAGATATCATTACTTGGTTCTGTATGTTTTATTAAATTCTTTCCTTCTGATTCCTTTTCTTTACTTAAAATTCTTTCTAACTCTTCTCCAATTAAATTAAATTCTTGTTCTTTATGACTCTTTAGATATTTTATTAATTTACTCCATTCTTTACCTGACTGTATTATTCCTCCTTGTGTTAAGGTTCCCATTGGAATAAAATATCTAATACAGTCTAAAGTCCTTAATTCACAAGATTTTAATTCTAATTTGTTATTACTTATATTAAATAATTCTTTGAATGAATTAAAAGTCTCTCCTTTTAGAAGATTATAAGAATCTATCCAATGACTATAAATCTCTTCTGCTTTATTATCTATATATATATGATTTAATTTCTCTTTATTATCTTTTAGGTTTATCTGTTTATCTAAATCTATATATCTTGTAGATCTTTCTTGTCCTCCTTGTAATGGACATCTATTAAATATATCTAATAATGCTAATAATGATACACCTTCCATACAACATGTCATATATCCCATATTCATTATGGAAGAATGACCATAATTATTTATAATTCTTTTTACTAATTCACCATTATTTTCTTTACTAAACTTTAATACTAAATCTTCTAATGAAGTATTACTCCTTGAATATCTAGCTAATATACCTGTTATATCTTCTGGAGAACTATCAATTAGATGTAATAATTTTAAGTCTTCTACATTACTCTTTATATATTTCATTTATTCTTTGACTTATATTTCGTACTTTTCAATTATTCTATTTAATATCTTAGAACGAGTTTTTAATACCTTTAAAATCTCTTTATCTTTATCTAGATTAGATTCAATAAATCTTTTAAATTTACCAGTAAAACATAAAGAATAAATTTTATTTACACCGTTAATTTTATTTGGATTTAATTCTATTAATTTAGATTGAATATCTATATCTTCTAATTTTGTATAAATACTATTAAAACTATATATTAATTCAAAACATTCTTTAATCTTTTTATTTTCTTTTTTTTCTCTTATTAGATTTTCTAAAAAAGAAGAAGTATCTTGATCACTAATTATTAAAGAATTCTTTAACACTACCTTTTCTAATTTACTTAAATCTTTAATATGAATCTCTACCATTCCATTATCCTTTTTCTTCTAATACTTTCTTAATGTCTAAAGGTATATAATTTAATTTATACATAAATAATGAACTGTAAGAATGACATAGTTTTATAAGTATATTCTCTTTGAATACAAATTTAAAATATGGGTATAATCTTGGATATACATTCGTATCTATAAAGTTCAAAGGATTAAATATATTATCAAAAGTATTTATTACAAATATTTCATTTCTATAAAAAGATTTAGGAGTATATAATTGTCTTATTTCCTCTTCATATTTACTTAATTCTTCTAATATATTAAAATTATATTGAAATGTAGAGAAAGTAAATCTTAATATTAAATTATCTTTAGAGTTATCTTTACTATTTAAGTTATCTTTAATCATTTCTGAAAGACATACTAACATATTTTCTTGTTTTAGATTAACTTTAGGATAACGTTCTAAAGAACTACCACTATAATATTTATCTATAAGTTTTAAATATATTTTAGAAGGTCTTAAATAAATAGTATATCTAACATATTCATAATCATTTCTCCAGAAAGAAGTATAAATATAATTAAAGTTAAAGTCTTTATCTATTCCTTTATAAATCATCTGTAATTGCTTTAAGAATAAAATCCACCGGGTCTATATTCTTTTTATTCATATAATCTTTTATAAATATCTTTCCCTTTTCTTTAACTTCTGTAATATTTATACAAGATACTAATCTGATAAATGATTCTACATTTATATTATTATCTAAACTTATTTCTTTCCAATAATCTAATAATTGTTTTTTATCTTTCTCTAAACTATTCTTTAAAGACTCTTTATCTAAAGTAAAATAATCATTTACATCTTTAACTCTTTTGTTATTTATATATTCTGGAGGATACCAAATACTTATATATATATTAGGTAAAGATATTTGTAAATCATATACTTGATTATTTAATCTTGACCAACTTTTAAATTGACCAGGATATAATATATGATCTTCTTCAAATTTATCATTATCACCTATTATTACAATACTTTTAAATTTATTTAATTTATGAACTTGGTTCTTTAGACTATTAATACCAAACATACTAACTGCTGGATATCCCATTTCTAATAAAGATAAAGCATCAAATACTCCTTCTGTAATATAGACTATAGAGTTATATCTTACAGAATACATATTTAGTTTATCTTCTCCAAATAAAGATTGAGATATAGATGGTAAATTTTTATAATTCTTAGTAGATTTATATCTTAAACGTAAAGGTTCACCATTACTATCTTCTGGAATATCTTTTATATATCTACCTTGAAGATGTAATAAATTACCATAATAGTCTCTTATAGGTATAATTATAGAATCTTGATAATACTCTTTACCTCTATTACCCATAAGCCCTTGTTCTGATAATTCTTTTATATCAATACCTTTATACCTTAATATAGAAAAGTTTGGAGCAAATCCTAATTCCATCCTCTGTATTGTTATTTTATTTAATCCTCTATTATATAAATAATTTAATGCCTCTTTTCCAGATGTATCATTCCATAAACAATCTTTATATATACTTAATACTTTCTCTAAAAACTTATTCCTTATATAGTATTGATCTTCTATATCTATAATGTATCCTTTCTTTTCGAATACTAAAGAATTTAATTCATTTATAGCTTGTATGAAAGTTTTACTTTCTCTCAATCTATAAATAGCTATTATATCTAAGAATTTATCTCCATTAACTTTAGAAGGACATTTACTAGAGAAACATCTTACATTTTTCCCCCCATTTATAATATGTAATTTATTCTTTTTATTACAGAAAGGACAGTCAGTATATGTTTTTCCTTTATGAACATTTGGATATATATCCCAAATTGATAAAATATTATTAATTAGGTTAATCTGAGCAGATAGTTTAGATCTTTGATCAATAGAGTTAATATTTAGTAAGTCTATCTTACTCATATCTATATCCATAATAGATACCTATTATCTAAGTAGTTTGCTTGTATGAATTCTTTAGGAGTACCTACTATCCTAACATTCTTATAATCTTTTACTCTTGAGATAATTACGTATAGACCTCCTGATAATCTTCTTAAAAAAGAATCCCCTTTAACTTTAAATTGGATACCTCCTTCTATACTAGTACCTTGTATCGAATGTACTGTACTTGCATAAGCTAATCTAATAGGTATAAATGAAATATATCCTTCTGATTTTTCTGTTAATATATCTTTATTATCTATTCTGTAATAATCAATATCTACTATCTTATTTGAACTTAATATTTCTACTTCTACTGATCTTGGTTTCATTCTCTTAACTATACCTAAAGACCCATTTGCATATCCTTCTTTAATATTATTTACTAATGTTATTATTAGTGCACCTTCCTTTAAAGTTAATACTTTCTGTATCCTACCACCTATAAGATCTAAAGGTGGTTTCATTCCTCCATATCTAATTTCATAATCTTTACTGAAACTATCTATTTCTAATAATTTCTTTTTATTAAAATCATTTACATCTTTATTTTTAGTAAATATAGTAGTACCTTTAAAGTTATTATCTATCTCATCTTTAAAACCTATATTATCTCCTATCCAATCAATTACTTCATCCGCCCTTCCTTTTCTTATACTCTGTAATGTTTTTATAAATTCTTTATCTGTTTGTCTTTTTACTTTCTTAAGTTTTGCTATTTTAAACTTATGCCAATACATAGATTCAAATGCAGGTTTTGTCTTTACTTTACCTTTAGTTACATGAGGTAATTGAGCAAAGTCTCCAGTTAATATTAATCCTAAATATGGATTTCTACCATCTAAATTAAAATTACTTAGAGCTAGATATAAATAATTTATTGTTAGGGCAGATGCCATTGATATCTCATCTATTATTATATTTTGGTATCTTTGAGATATTACTCTTAATCTTCTATATATTGTTTTATTATTTACTTTCTTTGCCAATTGTATATCATTACTATATCCTAATAAACTATTAATAGTTGTCCCTTCACTACCTATTAAAGCGGCCCTTCCGGTAGTAGCAGTCTTTATACCAAAATTACTATTCTCTTCTAATTTTCTATTGATTAATGTAGTTTTACCAGAACCAGAAGGACCAAGAATTATTTTATATAGTATTCTAGTCATATTGATATAAATTAATTTAGGAGTTAGGTAATATATTTAAGAATACTTATTTATCAATATTTCTTTATGATAATCAATAGGTATTAAAGTACTTTCTGAGACATTATATGTACTCTTATAGGTTTCTATTCTTTTAGAAGATTGATTCTCATAAAATATAGTATTATCTTTAAAATCTATAATAATGGTCTTCTTATCTTCTTTATATCTTAATACCCTACCTAATACTTGAAGTAAATGATTTGGTTTATAACTGACATGAGCTAATACTAAATAAGATAGATATGGTATATCAATACCAGTACCAAATAGTTTAGAAGTTACAAATACACAGTCTATATTACCTTCCTTTATATCTTTTAATATTCTCTCTTTTTCTGCTTTACTTTTACTACTACTTAATATTCGATATTCTTTAGTATTATCTAATTCTTTTAATATATCTAATAATTTAGAAGCATGAGATTCTTTACCATTTATAGTCTTTACTACTACTAATACAGGTGCTTGTGAATCTCTTTTATTTATAACATCTAAAGTTATATTACATAACATTCTATTCCTATTAAAATTATGAGTTATTACTTCTCTATCTAAAGTTTGATATATATAATGCTTTTTCCTACTATCAAGATTATCTCGGCATCTAGTTAATTCATTATAAAGTTTATTAGCATGATTACTTAGTTTTACTGGAGGTACCTCATATATCCTAAATGTTGGATCACATATATAATTCTTTTCTATAAATTCTTCTTCACTCCTATTAAATTTTATTCGACCAGTTTGAGCATATACCATAATATTCTTACTATTTGAATTAGGAGTGGCACTAAGACCTATAGAATAATCTTTATTAACACAAAGAGAAGATATTAAATATCCATCATTTCTTGGAAGGACATCTTGAGGTTCATCTACTATCAATATCTTTATACTTTTTAGAAAGTTTAATATTTTATCAATATGTCTTCCTTCCTTTAACTTGTAATAAAAAGAATTAGCTAAAGCTATAGTTCCTCTTCGATTTATATCGAAATGACCGTCTCCAACTAAACCTATTTCTTTCTTATCTATACTCTCTTTCATCCTATCATATGTTTGATTTAATAGAAGTCTAGTATTTACTAAATATAAAAACCTAGACTTCTTATCTAATCTTAATAATTCCATAGCTATATGAGTTTTACCTCCTCCAGTAGGTATCTTAACAGTAAGAAATCTTTCTTTTAATATTGTATCTATAGCTTCTAATTGATATGGTCTTAATCTAATATCCGAATTAGTCTCTCTAGAATTCTTTATTTTTAGTTTTGGTTCTAAAGTTTTTATAGATAATTCAATATTCAGATCATTATTTAACTCTTTATAATTTTTTATTACTTTTATAATTTCTTCTTTAAACCCTATAGGAAATATTAAAGTATTTTCATTACTACTTAATAAATAATAATTACCTTTTATATTAGTAACATTTGGACGTATAACTTTTTCTTTAAATTGAGTATCATATAGTTCTTTATCTATATCTAAATGTACTATTTGTAATAATTGAGTTAATAATTCTCTAGTAAATGGATTTATATAAACTTTTATACTACTTTGATTTAATTGTTCTAAAATGATCTTCATTCTTTTTTCCTCCATTTAAAATTATCCCGAGTTATAATAAACTCGGGATAATAAATATATTTATAGAATTAAATCATCATTTTCAGAGTCAAGAAAAGAAGATAATTTACTTTCATCTTCATCTTCTCCTACTTCAATGATTTCTTCTTTCATTCCACTTTCTTCTGTTTCTCCTTTAAATCCAGAAAGTAATTCTGGTGGAATGGGTTTTACTAAATCTTGTAATCTAGGTGATTCTTCTTCCCAAAAGTTCCTTAAAGCTATCTCTTCTTGAGGATCATTCTCTTCATTATATTTACCTTCTATATGGATTTGTGGGAAGGTCTTTTCTTTTATTTTGCTTATAACTACTGGTACAGAAGACATAGAACTTTCTTTTCGTTCTTCTAACTCTTTAGCAAAAGGGTATGAACCTATTATTTTAGGTACTCTTTTACCTGTTTTATCTATACCATATAGACCTCTGATACTAGAAGGACTTAAAATAATATGAAGAATTACTCCTCGAATCTTTTTCTTTTTACCAGTACTATCTGTATATTCTATCTCTTCACCTATAGGATTACCATCTGAGTCTACAAAAGAACTTAATGGTTTCATCTTTATAGTTCTAGAGTTTACTCCTATATCTGTTACTACCATATAGATACTACCTTTTAATTTACATGTTTTCTCTTCTCCTTTAACTTCAGCTTTAGCATGACCATTAGAAATACAAACTTTACAAGGTTCTCCTCTTGATCCTATATAATCATGCAAACGGTTATCTGGTGCATCAAATGTACGAGGTTCTACCGCTTTTTTATAATCAAATAATGTAGGACATGGAACACCTGGTATATAGCTATATGGTTTATCTTCCCCATCTCCTTTTGTAGGTAAAAATGAACCTATAGTACTACATATACGATTATAAGAATTTGTACTTGCATCCCATGTAGAGAACTCGGGATATGTAGGCATTGAAATTATACGACCTCTAACAGAAGCAATTGTATTTAAACTATATTCTTCGTCTCCTCCTTCATTTATAACTTTAGTAAATAGTTCTACTTCTTTCTTAACTCTCTTAGTTCGTTCACTTCCTTCAATTGTTTCTTTAGTTTGTATATATTCATATAAACTAAAAAATACATCTGTTGAACCACTCGTATTTAATAACCAATTCGGTTTCTTTTTACCTTCATGTAGAAATAAAGCTACTCTTGGTAAGTTATTTGGTTCTTCACTTTCTGTTCCTTGAAGATATTGTGGGGCACTGATAGCTTCTAAATCTATCTGAATCTCTTCATTTCCATTGGGCTTTACTAAGTCTGACATTTTGTCCCTCTTTGTTATTTCTTATCTTGAACTTTATGATTAAAAGTATTTATTTATTTAATATAAACATTGTATATGCGTAGAATCTTATTATACCTTTCTTATACTTTCTATTGAAACTTTTAGTTAACTGTTTATCTATATAATTTATTTCAATTATCTTCTTTGATATCTTATCTACTTTCTCTTTATTCGTTTCTTTATTATATCTCTTTATTAAATCTTTTTTTATTATAGATAATCTATCTTTAGTACTTCTTATAAGTATATATAAAGTACTATCATCCATATTACTTATAGCTCTTAAACCTTCTATATTATCTTTATTGTTAATATATATTTGTATTAAATTATAATTAATACCATATGAGTATAATTGTTTTAATCTATACTCATTTAATAACTTACCTGATTCATTTATATATAATTCTAATTTCTTTCTATCTAATTTTATCTTTTCATAATCATTATTGCAATATGAACATAATAGATCCCAACACTTATTTATATATCCTTTAATAAAATATTTGCTTATATCTTTCTTTAAATCTATATAAAAATCACATTCATTTATATGTACTATATTTATGTCAATATGTTCTAAAGAATCCCTCTTACCTTTTGTTATATTCTCTTCTGTTATTAAAAATATATGATTTTGTATATGTATATTATCTATAGGATTCTTAATATAATATTCTATGAATTTATATATATCTATTTTTATATCTGGATTTAAGAATTTAATTATATATATATCTCTTAATATTCCTTCATCCGTTATATTTAAAGGACTTTTTATATATCTATATAATTCTTTAGGATTATCTATATTAATTGCATTAATACTATATATATTTCTATCTTTATTAAATTCTATTCGGTCTTCTATAAATTTCCTTGAAAATCCATACCCCCCTATTAATAAATTAATCTTCATCTAAACTATTACCAAGTAATCTTTCTACTATATTATCTCTATATTTATATTCGATACCTCTATTAACTTCTTCTTTAACTTCCCCTTTAATCTTATCTTTTTCTATCTCTTCTTTATTACATACTTCTATATTCTTATCTTCCTTATTACATTTACCTAATACCTTAAATACATTTTTATTACTATTAGCTATAAGAGCAACTTCTATAGATATTCCTTCTTGTATACATGAATATATATCTCTTGTTAAAGAGAGTACTTCCTTCTGTTCCTTATCATCTTTTATATATAATGTATATATACTTAAATCTTCTAATATAAAATTAGTAAGAGTTTCTTCCTTAAGACCTTTAGATTTCCAAGTTTCTATAAGATGTCTACTTTCTGTACTTTTTTTATATAAACAAGCATATAACTTAATCCTTTCAGAAGGAGTACAACCTCCACCTAAAACTTCATAAATGATATCTTCAGTAATATCTTCTATACTGATCCTAGGATGAATAAGATTAAATTTACTCCAAGCTTCTCCCATAGTTTTATTCGTGAGAGAACTAAATGCATCTATAGCTTTTATATCCATTTGGGGAAATATAGATATCATTCTTTTCTTTATCTCTTTACTAGAATGAAATCCTAGTTCATAATCTTGTGCTCTTCTTCTTAAAGCTTCTGCAGTTACACTACCTATAGACTCGAGATCCATAGTAGTTAAAATCCATAATGAATTGAAGTTTCTATGTGGAGGGGGTTCAAATGCTTCTAATAACTGTTGTATTGCATTACCACTTAATTTCTGTACTTCATTAATAATGTTTATTACTCTTTGTTCTTTATTTATTATTTCTCCTTTTTCATTCTCTAATATCATTGGGGGACTTTGACTTTTAGATATTAAAGTTTCTAATATTAGTTTATCTGAAGCTTTCCCTATAGTAATACTTGTTATATTATCTTCTGATATACCTAAACATACATCACAATAACCACAAGGTTCAGAACTCCCTTTCTCTCTATTTAGACAATTTGTACTCGATGCTATTATTTGAGCTAATGTTGTTTTACCTGTGCCTGGAGGACCATATATTAATATAAATTTGACCGGTTCATTATTCTCTATATTAAATCTTATATTTTCTATATACTGTGGATTTATACCTATAAGATCAGACCAAGTATTAGGTCTATATTTTTCTGATAATGAAACATAAATAAAATCTTTTTTCTTATTCTCTTCTGTCATTTATAAACTCACCTCCCTATTTATTTCCTAACTATAATAATTTATTTTCTAAGAGATATACTTTCTAATACTTTTCTTTTTGCTAATTCATAATCTTTTACTAAGAAATAAATAGGATCTAAAGGTTCATATTCAAAAGGATAAATAACTTCTTTTGGTACTCTACTACCATCTTTCTTTATTGTATATGACTTTATCTTACCTTTTATACAATTACTACCTATTATGGGATTATAACTTACTATAATTGGATGTTTACCAGAAAATCTAGAATAGTGAACTTTATTTCTATTCTCTTTAATACCTCCCTTTTTATCAGGTAAAAATACTTTAAATGCTTCTGAACCAGCTACTAATATAGGAGTATTTATATTAATACTAGATAGATCTAACTTTGTCCAATCAGAACATATATTTCTATCAGATTGTTTTATATTTGCTTTATCACCCCTCTCTCCCATAGGGTTACATCTAATTACATTACCAAATAATATATGGTTATAAAAAGGTTTATATTTATCTTCTAATTCAGGATCTTTATCAAATATATTTTCTATTATCATTGTTAAGAACCATCCTGCATTCCTTTTACTCTCGTCAGGACTTAATGATATATTCGTTCTTTCTTCTATAATAGATGGATAATCACTATATATACAAAGTAATACGTCTTTAAAAGGTACTTTTGAAGTACTATGTATAGATTTACCTGTTGATAAGGAACATTTTACACAAGATGGATCGTTATCTGGAGTTCTATAAACCATTATTTTTCTCTCTCTATTTTTATTTATATATTAAAAACCTCCAGATACTTTATATATCTGGAGGATTGTAATTTAGAAGATACCTCCTGTACTTCCAAATCCTCCTCTATTTTCGGCTTCCCAATCTCTTTCTTTATCTATATTATTAATAGGATAAAGATTTACATAAGGCATAGCAATTAATTGTGCTAATCTTTCTCCAACATTAATAAAGTAACTCTCATCAGTATATGAAATAAGATTAAGATATACTTCATCTTCAGGTCCACAATAATCTGGATCTATAACTCCAACATTATTACCTAAAGTAATACCTCCTATCTTAATAAGACTACTTCTAGGATATATAGCAAACCAAGCTAAAGAACTTTCAGGTTTAATACAGAACCCAGTCTTAACTAATTGAGCATCATACTTCTTCCTATATATAATCTCTTTACCTTCATTATCTTCTTCAATATAAAAGGAGGTAAAACCCCCTTCTATTGAAGATAAAACTTCTTCTTTATTATTTTCTGGTAGACTATTTAATTCACATACAGGTACATATTTAAATTTACCTAATTCATCTAATACTTTATGAGGATGGATTATTTTAGGTTCTGCAGCCATTAAATCTCTGCCAACACTCAAGGGAGTGCCTTTATTCATCTGTCCTTCAGGGAAATGATCTAAACATAGAATAGAAGTTTCTAATTCAAATTTCATAAAAAATATAAATCTAAAGAATTTTCATTACAGAATTGTTTCAACCAGTTATAAAAAGTAATGTAAGTATGATTATATAATTTGAATGAGAAAGATCTATAAATTGCTATATACTTTAAAGGTTCTAAATAATAATGTTCCCATAGTTGTATATAAATATCAAAATCACTTTCTTTTAGATAAATAATATTAATATTAGATAAAGGTATATCTCTAAGTTTATCAGGTAATAATGTAATTACATCACAATCTTCTTTATAAGTAAGAGGATATAATATAAGTAAGGATATTGACATTATTCTGTTTTCACATTAGAAGGAAGATAAGTAGTGGGACTTCCATCTATAACTCCAGTTACTAATTTGAATATTAAATAACAAGGATCTTTAGGTTCTTTCATGTTTTCTATTTTATATACATCTATCTGCATATTCGAATTCTTTAAAGAAGAATAAACTCTTGCAACCTTATCAGTCTCAGGTGCGAATAATGTAATTGGATTCCAATTTTCTTTATCTATCTGTAAAGTATTAAGAGGAATCTTACCAGCTTCTCTAGTATTTTCTCCTTTCATCTCTAAACAATTTTCTTCTATATTTAAATCCATAGTTAATTCAGTTGTATTATCTTCTGGAGAACTATGAATTTTTACTACATTTATAAAGTCTTCTATTCTAAAACTAAAATATCCTAATCTAATGAATTTATTTCCTTTATTGAGTAAAAATCTATCTATTTGGTCATATTGTTGAGAAACAGTAGTATTATCTTTTACATATATTATTTCTCCACAACTAACTACTATTTTGAATAGATTATCTGTCTCTTCATCTTTATATAATTTAAATACTGAATCTACAAATTGAGGTTTTATAAAATCTCTAATATAAGGAGTAATCCAACATTTACTATTTTCTTTATGTACTTCAGTATTAAAATCTATAGAAACAACAATAGAAGACATATCTCCTTTAGCTATTAAACTTACTAGTCCAGAACTTTCTTTTGTTTTAATACAAATAGGATTCCTCTTATCTAAGAAATAAATATTCCTTAAACCTTCACATAGAGGAGTCATTATTTCTTTATCTTCTTCTTCTTGTAATTTAATAACAGAATCATTTAATATTAATTCCCATTTTCTACCTTGTTGAGTTAAACCGGACCTAACTATTCTTACATCTCCTCCATATATAGGTTTATTAATACTACCTAAAGACCCCATATTATATATAATACGACTATCTGTAGTCTTTATACTAAATACAGCTATATCATCTAATAAACTTTTATTTAATATCTTAAGATTCTCAGGTAAAACATAAACACTACCTTCTTCATCTATATCACACTCTATATATACTTTTATCTTATAAAAAAGATTATTAGAACTATTTTCTATAAATAACTTACCTTTCTTAGGATTAGCAACTAAGGTCTCTTTTGGTAATTGACAACTTATTTTTATGGGTTCTTCTTTAAGACTTGAAGAGTTTTGACCTGCTATTATTTGATTTAATAAGAATAAATACTTCTTTACATCTTTTATAGAAACTTTCATTTTATTTCCTTTTATATTTAATGTTTCCAATATGGTGCTAGTTCTCTAGATACACCTACAATAATTTCATCTCTATTAACTCCCATCATTTCTATAATATCTCTTTCTGCATCTTCCATACATTTAACTATTTCATCTGCTATCTCTTTACTCTCATTACTAACTTCAAATATTGGTTTCATATAACCATTATCTACTTTAATATCTATTAATTTACAAGTACCTGGTATTTCACAATTATATTCATCATGTACTACACTTAAACTCTTTATATCTTTTACTCTTTTTTTTATATATAAACATGCTAATTTAGTCATATCAGCAGCACTACCTTGTACTATTGCATTTACAGCTTTTCTTCCAGTAGATTCTGCATTATGAACACCTTTAGCATTTCTCTCCCAAATACTAATTCTTCTTCCAGAAGGAATTGTTACTATTTTTTCTACTTTACCTCTCTCATGATTTGTCTTAAGCCATTTATTTAGATTTGGGAATCCTTTTAAATAATTATCTATTCTATCTTTAGCTTCTTCTACAGTAATATTAAAATCTTGAGCAAATGATCTATCTGTCTTTCCATAAATAATACTAAAATTAACTATCTTTCCATGATGTCTTGGAACTACTCCATTACTATCTGGAGTCCTAGCAAACTTATTTAATTTATATAATGGAATTTCTTTAAGACTAGGAAATATAAATTTAGCTGCTTTTATATGTAAATCTGAATCAGGATTGACTACTTTCTCTTTAGTTTCAGGATTATATATATAAGGATTATCTCTCTTCTCTCTAAATGATTGAATCATTTCAGTCTCACTTGATAGATATGCTACTATTACTAACTCTTGAGAAGAATAATCAAAACTACCAAATACTCCTTCACTGGATGTAAATAAATTTCTTGGTGATACATTTATCTTATATCTTTTACTATTTTTATTTTCCCTTCCCATTATTTCTTCTGCTGATGCTTCTATCTCTATTATACTATTTGGTATATTTTGAGCATTTATCTTTGTCCTTTCGTCTTTAGAAGCACCTCTACCAGTACTAGTTCCTACTGGAAGAATAGTTAAATGTAATCTATTAGTCTTATTATCGACCATATTAATATATTTATTTATAAATTCATTTAACTTTGTAAATTTCTTATAATTGATAAGAGATTTTATTAACTTAATTTTCTCTTCTATATTCTTTGTATACTGTTTTTGTATATATAAACTATTTTCTTTCTCTTCTGATTTATCTTTTATATTTACTTCATTATTGTTATGTTCATATAAATCTTCTATTTCTTCTTTCTTTTCATATAAATCTTGTATTTCTTTTAATACTTCTAATAAAACTTTTGATTCTGAATTAGTTATATATAAATTAGGGTCTATCTTCTTAAGGTTTTTATTTATCATTTTCACCATACCTATTGGATTATTAAAGGTGGTGATTACTTGAGAAGGAATTACATATTCATCTTCAAATGGATCATATTTTACTGATACATTTAACCCTTTACACAGATCTAATAAACTTTCTCTTTTCTTCTTTTTTATAGTTTCCAATAATATCTCTTTTAGAGGATTATTTATTGGCCAACCATTAAACTTCATATCTGCCATTACAGATACACATTTCTGATCCAGTTCAAATGCCCACTTTTCTTTTATTAAATTACAACAAATATCTTCAATAACTATATATCCCTCTATTAATATTGATTTAAGGGGTTTATTAGTAAAGGGATTCAAGTATCCTCTAGGAGCACCTACATCTAATATAGAATATTCTAACTGTTCATCACTCAATACTTCTGGAGACCAATCAGATTTCTGTTGTGTTTTATCTAGATTGATATCAAATAGACTTCTTGCCATATCTGCTAAAGAAAGACCATTCTTTATACCTTCTTTCCAACCTTGAGAAACATATAAAGAACCTAGAGCAGTATATGTATCATTTATATTTGAGAATTCTATATCATAAACTTTTCTCAATATGATATATTCATACATTGAATTATGACCTATAAGTTTTATTCTCTCATGATGTAGATTCTCTAATAATTCTAATAATTCAATTATAATATCTTTAGAGATTTTATAAGTATCTATAATATAAGGACATTCCCAATCTAAACAGAATAATTGTATTAATCTAACTATTGCATTTGTATGAATTAAAGCACCCCCATCTAAAGTTTTATCTATAGGACTCGTTTCTATATCTATACCAAAATATGTAATCTTATTATCTTTTATAGTTTTCCTAACTATGTCTTTTAAACTTGTTATATCTTCTTTATTTTCAATAATATATGTATCTGTCAGTTTGAAGTTTAATCTCTTCATCTTTTTACTTCCATCTAATTACTTATTTATTTATTAAATGTAATCATCTATTAAAACTAAACTTATATTAATTTATTCTTCTAGATATACCTCTTTATTACTTTTATTTATTACTTCTTGAACTAATCTTTCTAACTCGGGGTCCTCTGTTTCTTTCTCTTTAATTCCTTCATTTCCTTTATAAACATTTACTTCATTACTTGAATCTCCTGACTTATCAAATGTATAATATGATTCATTTGGAATATTATGGGGTCTTGTACTAGGTATAGTTGGATATATACCTCTATTAGAAGTACTTCTTGATCTATCCATAATATCTAAAGGTTTGACGCTTTGATTATAATCTGTACTAAGATTAGGGACTGTTATATTTGAATCAACTTCATAAGGATCTCCTTCATAAGTTTTATTTGGAATATTATATTGACTTATATTCCTATTATCTAATCCTATATTTGATTCAGTATATTGATTACTAGATTTATTATATCCACTAGCTGTTGAAGTTAAAGTTTTATTACTTAATTCTAAGAATCTATTACATTCTTCTATTAACTTCTTCAGAAGTTCTAAAGGAATTCTCTCTATTTCACCTTCATTAGGTAATTTTAACTTTTTCCAAGTCTCTATTTTTTGTAGTCTAGCCATAAGTTTTATAATATATTTATCTTACTTTCAATGAAAGGTTCTCCTACTTTATTACATATATTTTGTATATATAAATGTTTAGGAATATCTTCTGATAAAAAGTAACTATCTTTTAATATAACTCTAATATCACAACTTAAAGATAAAGATTTACTTTCATTACTTTTAGTATTTAAACCTTGTAATTTATTAGTATAAGTTATGAAAAAAATAGATATATTATTATCAAATATCTTTTTCTTAAATTTCATTAATACTTTATCTAAATATCTCGCTTTCATAACTTCTGGGCTATTAGAAGAGAAATTACCTATAGGTCTTTCATCTTTAAGATTAGCTAAAGATAAAGAATCAATCCATATAAGATCTATTATACCTTTATTAATTATTTCAGATATGAGTTTGATAATAGTACGAAGATCATTTGTCTGAGAGACTAATAAAGAATTAATATCTACATTATAAAGTTCAGCTATATTTGCATTATAAGAAGAATCAGTATCAAATATTAAAGAACATAATCCCTTATTCTGAGTCAATGATATTAACTTGTATACCAAAGAACTTTTACCTGATTGTTCTAAACCTAATATTTCAATCATACATCCTAAAGGTAATCCTTTAGTCTCATGTCCAAATAATTGATTAAGAGTCTTATCATGCAAATCTATAAACATAGATGGAGGAAAGAACTCAAACTCTAAAGTCATATAATTATTTTTATCTACTATTCATACATTATAAAATATATGCAAACTATAAGATATAATGAGATCGTTCCCAATTCTAATATAAATTCTCCGATGATAAATAATGAGGAGGAGTGTGTACCTATAAGGTATGCTAAATGTACTTTTTTAAATATAGTCTACGGTTTATTTATGGACTTAGATGAAGTACCTGATTGTGATTTAAATACAAGTTGTAATAAATTTACAATCCCACCTCAATTAGTTTCTATACCAGATGGGAAATCATCTCAGATGAATTATGATATATCACCTCAACAGGAAATAAGTATAAACTTTTCTTCTTTTGGAATGGAGAGATTACTATATTTCATTTTACAGGCCAAATGCGGTGATTTCTTATATAAATTTGATACTTGTAATTCCTGGGTAAAAGCTAGAACAATCTTTCAAGATTTAACTGATTTTAGGATATGTTGTGATGATGGATTTAATTTCTTACATAAACCTGTTTATGATAATACCCCTTTTCCTTTTCATCAATCTATTACATTAAAGAACTATTTTCCTAAAGAAGGATTATTTATAAAACCGGATCTAAAGATAAAGAATATTAGAGTTTATATGATAGCTGTTGGATTATAAATATAAATAAATATACCTCGCTATCTGCGAGGTATATTTCCTTTAATCAATCAATTAATTAATATAAAAGTTATTAAATCACCTCCTCTTCAGTTTTCATATCAGATTCATTTAATAATCTTTTATCAATTAGAATTGCATCTTTAAGTTTTTCACAAAGTATTTGTTTCTTATTATTCTTTTCTTCTCCATCCATATTTTTATCCTTTTGAGATAAATTAATTATATCTTGTACACTAGCTCCTATTGGTACATAAAGAAACTTAAAACCTTCTTCTTGCCACTTATAATGTTTTCTCTTTACAAACCCCTTAACTTCAATAATTAATTTAGCTGGTCCAATAGATACTACAGTACCCATAAGGTATTTATCTTGTTTGGTCTTATAAAAGATTGGAAGACCAGTTATATCAGATTTTTTAAGTGCTTGAGGAAAATTTGCTATACAATAGTATTCTTCTTCAATAATCTTCATAATATTCTATATTTAATTTAACTTTAAAAGATTTCGTGTAATCACTTCCTATATTTATAAGATTATTATAACAAAAGTATTTATATTTATAACATAGGTAATTCTTTAGCTCTTTGAATACAAAGTTTTTTCTTATCTCTTTGTAATCTTTCTAACTCTTCAATACCTATTATATGCTTAAGTAAAAATATTATCAATTCATTAGTAGAAACTATAGAACCTAACTCTCCTCTCATATTTGAATTTATCTTTGGTAAGATCTTGAAATTATATCTTTCTCTTTTAGGTACTATCTCTACTCTTAGTCTATATCCTTCAAATATCCATTCTAATTCCACTCTACCAGGATTTGAGGGGATAACTCTATCAGGTAATAATATATTTAGTATTGTATTTATGGGTAATAATACATCTCTTATATCAGTATGATGTATATTCTTATTCTTTATATGTTCTATCCTTTCATTAGAGAAGTTTGTTGCATCTATTGCAGATGATATGAAATTTTCTAACTTAGGAAATATTTGACTACTGTCATAATTCATTTTGTATAAGTATTTAACTTAGATTAAAGTTACTTTGTATCTGTGCCATATTACCACTATCATTTAATTGAGAACCTGACCATGTATGTATAGTATCTGAATCAACTGCCATTCTAGAAGCTCTAACATATATAACTCCTGAACCTGAACCACCAGTTATTTGAATATCATGTCTTAACCATCCTATTATTATATTCGTACTTGTAAAACCTACACTTGTTTGACCACCCTGTCCATTTGCTGGTACATTGAATGAGAAATTATTTGTCCATAATACTGCACCACCATCTATATATGTTTTAAGTTTTCCTGATATCGTCCCTGAACCACTACTCCTTACAACCCAAACATGAGAATAAATTGTACAAGACCCACTACTTGGTTTAAGTATATTGAAGTGTCCTATATTCTGCCATGTATTTAAACGTTGAGGAGAACTCGCACTTGCTCCTGTAGATAATAATCCACTTACTGCACAGGGAGTAGGTGTAGGACTGGGGGTCGGAGTAGGTGTAGGACGAGGACTCGGAGAGGGAGTAGGTGTGGGACTAGAGGTAGCGGGAGCTATAGCAGTAATATTAGGTACTATTCTTGATCTTAATATTTGAGTAAAATATAGATGAGATCCTCCAGTCATCATAGAAACTGAAGGATTCTTACACATATGTATATAAATTCTTTGACCATTTTGCCAATAAGACCAGTTAGGTATATTACCAAAATGTATTCCTCTAGAAGAGAAACTTAAGTAAATTAAATCATTTACTTTAGGTCTAAAAACATGACCTGCTTCATTATTAGTAAAACCATCTCCTTCAGCTTTTTGTGTTCTACTATGTGCTATACCTGAGCTTCCTCCTGTTCTTTCTAAAGCATATTGATCTCTCCAATGATAAGCTTGTGACTCTTGAGAGGAAGCTACAAAGCAAACTTCTGATTCTTCAGGATCTATTGCAGTTATTTTAAGTCTTACGTTTACAGTCATGGCGTTAACTGTAGCTGTTTCAATGACAAATGTCCCCGTGATCTCGCACCCATTCGCACAGTTTTGAAAAAAAAACTCTTCTAAAAAGCCTACATTAACTATTTCATATGCATGATCTCCAGTAGGATTACCAGCAAAAGATCTAATATGTAATTCAGGGTTTGTAAAATTAGGACCTCTAAGGTCTACAACATTATCTCCTGAAATAGGAACAAGATTATTTCCTTGAACTCTCCATCTACTAGAATCAGGTATATCAATACTACTTAAAGCATTATTTAGATAATTAACATTAACTACTTGACTACCTATATTAGTTCCATCCACTGGTTGATCAACAAATACATCAGTACCTCTCATATCTACTGCATCAATTCTATCTTTAGGTTTAGTCACTTGATCATAACTACCACCTGTTATTATTTCCCATGCTACTCTTCGATCAAGATAATGAACATTAACTATTTCATATCTATGATCTCCTGTAGCTGTACCTGCAAATGCTCGGGCATGATCTTCAATATCTGAATAGTTATAACCTCTTAGATCTATAATACTTTCTCCATTAATAGGAACTAAATTATTACTCCTTTTAGTCCAATAAGTATTTGGAAGTGTTATTCCAGATATAGCCTCTTCTATAGCGGTATTAATAGCATTAGTGACATATTGTACATTAACAATATCTAATGGATTAGAAGAAGAAGG